GAATATTTTTGCTATCGAAGGCGATGAAGAGACAGGACAGATTGACTGGGAGAAGTCAGCACAGTCTCAAGACAACTTGCGGGTCGTCAAGATGATCCTAGAGTCTTGTCAGATCATGTCAACAGTTATCAACGAGCAGGGGCTCAAAGCTCCCTACCGTTCGTTCAATCCCAAGCACCCATCGTGCCTATGGGCTGCTGAGTCGGCAAGTAACTATATGAATCTTGCTTTGCACTGCCAGGCTATGATTGATGAGTACGAGCATCGCTTCAACAAGACTCACAAGTGCCAAGCGGTTCTCAAGACTCTTATTGAGTTGTTTGACCCTGGCTTGTTTCCATCCATGGAGTGTACCCCGCTCCGCCTGGCCATGCCTGACGAGTTTCGATCAGACAATCCTGTAGTATCTTACCGCAGGTTCTATGCTTCTAAACCACGTTTGCGCTACCCAGTTGACAAAATCCCACAATGGGTATATGATTATCGTACTGAACCATTTGAAGTAGTTGAAGGAGAAAAAAGATGACAACTGAATGGAACCCCAGCACCACTGTGATGAACACCAAGACCAATGAGACGGGTCGTTTGTTAGGCCAGTTTTTTAGAAAGGGTGAGCGATGGTGGACTGTCTATTGGGAAAGCGGCGAGACCACAGCCGAGTGTGAGAAAGAAATGCTTGGTGATGAGTAAGAAGCATTTAAAGAAACTTAAGCGAGCCAAAAAGAAAAAGAAAGATAAAAAGGTTTCCGAAGAGCAGCAGCGACATCTAGCTAAACAGATGAACATGTTTGATAGGTTGCCTGATTCTTGTTCGGCTTGCAAAAAAGAGTTCCCTAAGACCCGCCAGGCACACACAACCTGGAAGGTCGTGGTGAGGACAGAAAAACAGCAAGTGAGACTTTTTTGCCCAGAGTGTCAGAAATTAGCCAATAAGTTGGCGGAGGAACAAAATGAAGTTTAAAGAGGCTATCACCTACGATGATATGTTACTAGTGCCTCAGTACAGTGATATTACGAGCAGAAGTGAAGTTGAGATCGGCAATAGGATGGGACACAGGCATCTCAAGATGCCGATTATCGCTTCCCCGATGGACACTGTGTCGGAGCATGAAATGGCAATCGCCATGTATCGTGCCGGAGGCATGGCTGTTCTTCATAGATATAATACTATTCAAGAACAAGTAAGCATGGCAGAAAAAGTCACACAAGTGTCAAACTGGTCGGGACAGGTGGCCGCTGCCGTTGGTGTGACGGGCGATTTCATCGAGCGTTCCGAGGCTTTGATCGCAGCAGGTGTTGATGTTTTGTGCATTGATGTGGCTCATGGTCATCATATTTTAGTAAAAAAAGCTCTTGAGCAATTGCGAAACGAATATGATAATCATATTTACATCATCGCAGGAAACGTCTGCACGCTGGAGGGTATTAACGATGTTGCTGATTGGGGGGCTGACGCTGTACGGTGTAACATTGGTGGCGGCTCCATTTGTTCTACTAGGACTGTCACAGGCCACGGTTTACCCGGCCTCCAAACGATCTTCGACTGCGCAAGAACAGACCGCCAAGTCTCGATCATCGCAGACGGCGGCATCAAAACCTCGGGAGATATTGTTAAAGCTTTAGCAGCCGGCGCAGATTTTGTAATGTGCGGCTCTTTATTAGCAGGCACCACCGAAAGTCCAGGAAAAGTAATTCACCTGCCTGACAATAACCGAGTAAAAGAATATAGAGGGATGGCCTCCAAAGACGCCCAACTGGACTGGCGCAGCAAATCATCCACCCCAGAAGGCGTGGCGTCTTATATCCCATTCAAGGGTAGCGTCTTAGATATTTTGACAGACCTGAGCGGAGGTATCAAGTCTGGATTTTCTTACAGCGGCGCTCGGAATTTATCAGAACTACAACACAAGGCGGAGTGGGCGAGGCAAACTTCTGCCGGAACCCATGAAAGTAGCACTCATATTTTTTCTCAAGAAGGGAAACAAAAATAATGTTTTATCGTAAATCATCAGCAGATCAGCAAGCAGACATTGATCGTGAGCCAACTGAATTTGAGACTCAGTACAATGAGAACCCAACTTGTTTCGAAGTCCACGAGAAGTGGCAACTGGAGTGCGATCAAGACAAGTGTAGGAACTGGATGGATTACTCTAGTGATTTAAACTGTGCTGTCGTTTGCGCCAGGAAGCACGACAATGGCTTAAGCTTACGAGAAGTGGCAGAAAGAATGAATGTGAGCTTCCCCAGAATCAGCCAAATTGAGCACGCTGCTTTCAAGAAACTAAAAACAGCAGGAGTTTTTCAAGAAGAATAGGGTTTTTTACTTATTGATAAACTATTTAAAGATGATTGTAAACAATCACCCCCTTAAGGAGATCATTATAATGACTAAAAAGAAAACCCTTGTAAACGAAAGCGTTATCCGTCGTTGGGGCAAACTGGCAAATATGCCTGCCTTGACTGAAAACTTTCTTGATACTGCTGAAGAGCTAGAGGAAGAAGAAGGTGAAGAGGAAATGGAAATGAGCATGGACGCTGCACCTGCGGATGACGCTGCTGAAGCACCTGCCGCAGAACAAGACGCAGTGGAAAAAATTGTTAACGCTGTCGTAGACGCTATCTCGCAAGAAACTGGTGTTGACATTGAAGTCGAAGGCGAAGCTGGTGCTGACGCTGGTGGCGAAGAAATGGACATGGCTGCCGACGATGATGACGTGGCTATGCGTGGCGCAGACCCCTCGATGGCGATGAGGGACGAAGATCCTGCCAATAGAGCAGACGAAGTTGAAGAAGGAATGCGTGGTAAGACAGCTATGCGTGGCGACAAGGATGAAAAAGCCATGCGTGATGATGACGACGAAGATGATAAAAAGGTAAAGAAAGAAGAGCTTGACCTTGAAGTAATCGACGACGAGGCCCTCACCGAAGCAGTTCTTCGAAGAGTGGTTGAACGACTTTTAAGCCGCAAATAATCTTTCTGGAGACAGAATGAACTCTCTTAACGCAAACGACCTCCGTAAGTTAATTACTGAGGTCGTTTCTGTTTATTGGACAGAAAAACATCAGTGGCTACTGGAAAGCCCCAAAGTGTTAAAGGAAGGGGTTTTTGATCCCGGCATCCTCAAGGCAATCTTTACGGCTGGTGGACCAGGCAGCGGAAAATCTTTCGTGGCTGATATGTTGATGGGCGCTCGCTCCCTTGAAAAACCCTACCAGAAGTATTTTGAGGAGCACACCTCATACCTTCCAGCCGGCATTAAGTATGTCAACTCTGATAACCTCTTTGAAAAGGGGCTTCTGAAAATGGGCATCAATCCTAAAGACCTAGCCGACATAGAATCATTGCCCAGCGACGAGTTGTGGGATATCATTCAGGGGGAAGACCCAGAATCTATTCGCAACATAGCCAAAGGACAGCTTGCAGCCCAGCGTGCCTTTTACGAGAGTGGTCGTCTTGGAGTTCTTGTTGATGGAACTGGGCGAGAGTATGAGAAAATTGCGAGACAAAAAGAAAAGATGGAGAAGTTAGGATACGATACTGCTATGGTATTTGTAAATACTTCCGAAGAAGTCGCCCAACAGCGCAATGCCGGCAGAGACCGAGTTCTCCCAGAGAAAACTATTACAGACCTTTGGAATCAGGTGCAGAACAACCTGAAAGCCTACGCTCAACTTTTTGGTAACGACTTCACTATCGTCATGAACGATGCGCCAGGCGCTCCTCCTGAATCAGCAGTCAAGGCTATGAACGACTTCGTAGCCGCCCCGGTTGAAAACAAGTTTGGACAGTCATGGATTGAAGGAGAACTTGAGCGTCGAGGTGTCCAGACATTAGAGCCTGGCGGAGCCGGTGGCTTTCGTGGCGACCGAGAGTCTGCCGAACGCATCCAACAAATGAGGGACAGAAAGGCGGAACAGTGACGTTTGACGTCCTTAAGCTTTTAGAACAAGAAGGCTACATCAAAGACGGCGAGGACAACTTAGTTCATGCTGAGAAGGCCTTTTTCGCTGCACGAGTTATGCAGTGGATAAGAAATAAAGTAAACACAGAACCTGATTTCAATCTTCAAGCCTATTTAACAATGTTAATGTATTATAAGACAGACGTGGCTGACTTAAAGTTTACAGAGGATGGTAGTAAACTAGTTTACCGGATGAGAAATAATGATAAAGAGGTGCAGGATCTTGTTAACTCACTTATTAAATCTAGTAGCAAATCTCATGAAGAACCTACCTCAGAAGAAGGAAACACTCCCAGTGACACCAAAAGCTCTGATAGAGATTCTGAATCCTAAGAATATAAAATCATATTTTGCAGCAAAAGATTATAAATTCTTTGACACTCCTGACAAGTTACTAAACCTAAATCTGATAGGTGTGCGTCGAGACAATCAAGGCACAAACACTTTTGATGATTTCTTGCTGGTAATGTATCGTGAAGAAGAATTAATGATTAGCACCCGATATCAAGTAACAACTGACCCAGGGAAGCACTGGCTTGAAAAACCGATCAATCCCAAGGGAACAGCGGTGCTCGTGCCCGGACAATATCGAGGGACTTGGCAACTAGGAAAGCACCAGGGCAAGTATGAAGCACTAGTTCAGCGCAAGCCTGTTAAAGTTTATCGAGACAATAACAAAGACGAGATCATAGATTATAATAATATAAACACGATAGTTGATGAGGGGTACTTTGGTATCAACATCCATCGCAGTAATCCCTACGATCAGTCTTATGTAATTAATAAATGGAGCGCAGGCTGCCAGGTCTTCAAAAAGATTGAAGATTATAATAATTTTATGGAACTCTGCAAAGAATCAGCAAAGATTTATGGCAACGGATTTACCTACACGCTCATTACTGAGAAAGATTTAAGAAATCACCTAGATAGCTGACTATTTATAGATAGTTCTATTTTCTGAGGAGAAAAAATAATAATGTCCCAATATAAAATTTCCAAAGCAAGGTTATCGCAAATTATCAAAGAAGAATACGAAAAGATTCTGCTTGAAGATGAGCAAAGAACTGATGAGGGCTACATGGATGCTCTTGATCGGGAGAGAGACGACGACGCCCGTGAGCGCCGCCGGCAATTGCAACGCATTAAAGACGAAGAAGAAAGAAAGCGCAGAAGCGGTGGCTATCGACGACCCGGCGCAGGCTCTGGCATGGGTGGCATCGGCGGCGGAGGATCTGGCAAAAAGAGATTCCCTGGCTTTAATCGTAAAGACGAAAAGATGGACGCAGTTGGCAAAGAAGATGCCGACGTTGACAACGATGGCGACACTGATAGCAGCGACGAGTATCTGAAGAAGCGCCGCAAAGCCATTGGCAAGGCCATGAAAAAGGAATCTCTGGATTCTATCCGAGATTTAATTCAGCAAGAACTTAAGAATTTCTAGTAGCCATGGATCAGGATCTTCGACCCGATCAGATCGAGATTTTAGTTGGCAGTCCTGCTGTCAATGATGAATTCTCACGAAAAATAAAAGAGCTTGATCGAAGGCTCCAGGCTAATGGTATGTATTATAAAGACTGGGAGACACTGAACGATCGGCAGCATGACGTTTTCTCCAGCGATATGTTTTTAGAAGGTGACAACGCAAACAGCGTTAAGCACTATGTTATGGCTGCGGTTAATTCATGTTGGTGTCCGGATGTTATTGAAGACCTACACCATCACTCCCCAGTTTTGATAAGGGAAATAGAAAAACAACAAGAGATGCTCCCCGACATGACAGTAAAGATCGGGGAAGGTCTTCAGTATATTAACAACTTGATAGACAATACGCTCGTTGAGTTTTTAGGTGTTCCCGATAAAGAGACTGCCCAATTTTTTGGCTCTGAAGAATACAACGAATTACTAGACAAACTAGATAGCCTAGGTAATCCTAAGAGCCCGGAAGAGCTTTACGATAATGTCAGCAAAGTAGCCCTCAAAGAACTAGAAAAATACTTCGGAAAGGGCTGGATTGATAATACTGCCGAAGAATGGAAGATAGACGGAAAAAAAATTAAAAACCCCACCCTCGAAAAAGAGGGAAATCTTGGGAGGATGTGGCGATTGACCAACGCTGGTAATCGTGCCAATAGAAACGAGGCACTAGAGAAGATTCGAGAGGCGTTGGATGATGGTGCTTATGGTGCTGATATACAAGTAGTTAAGGACGAAGAGGGCGACATATACAAGAAAGGTTTTTTAGTCAGACTATCCATGGTGTTTAAATTCCCAACTGCTGATGGCAAAGTGGTTGATGTCCCATGGAAAATGGACCTGAGCGAGGGCATGGGTGCCGGCGGCACAGCCGAGGGACGACAACTATCTGAATTTCAACAAGCCCTTCAAGAAGCCATAGAAAAAAACAATGGACAACCTGTTACGATTGAATTCCCTAACGGTCTTGGGACAGTTAGCGGAGTTGCAAATATCATAAGCGGACCTAAGCGAAAAACAAAGGGACGAGTTGGAGACCCAAAAACAGATTTTGTTTTACAAGACAAATCCGGAAATAGTTTATATTTCTTATCCGCCAAAGACGGAAATAAACCCAGTAACTTTAACCAGTGGGGCGGGTTCTCTAACATCCCAGGCGAAGCCATGAAAGAGATTAATGACTTTGCTAAAGCGGCGGCTAATTTTATATTATACGACAGGAGAGATGCAAAGACGGATGGCGACCCTCTGCGTTATTACGAATGGCAAAAACAAGGGGGCGAGAACGTTCTAAAGAGAATGAATCCCGGTAGTGTGCCTTACGGAATGGTGATCACAAAAACAATAAAAAATCGAATGCTAAAACTTAAGGCAGTTTTTGGAGAGGACTTTGGTACGGTCAATCCACAAACCAAAAAAGCCAACCATGGACTGGACTATGTTAATGCCACTTTTCAGATTCCAGAAGGGGCTGCTTTAACTTTAAAAGAGAAGACAGAGGGGGACCCAAGTGTTCTAGTCCCGGATGGTTTTGTTCATGTGTTCGGTCCAGCACAATTTAGCGGCTATCCGTCAATGACTGATATGTCTGATGAGGAAATAGACGAAGAAATTGATAACGTGATGGGAAGAGGCTATCATCCTATTCTACTACTCAGAAGAGCAGAGGGAGGCCGAGGAGAAGGCGTCTCAGGAAAAATGTTTGGTCCTAGGTCCGGTACTAAGAAATTCAGCAAAAGAAAAGAAGCCGAGGCGGCAGCACAATCCGCCGTTGATGCGGCAGCCGGCATCCAGATTTCTATGCCGAAGGATATTTATGGTCCGAAAGTCCCATATTCAATGCAAAGCGTTAGGTTTGGGATATTCCCAGCAGAAAACAGAGCCATTACTCACGTTATGAATGATAACTTTCAGGTGGAAGCTGTCTGGGACAAAGAAGGTGCCCTCGCTTCAGCCCAATGCGGCTCTTGGTATTGCAACAAGGCAGCCCTTGACGCTGTTGGTGGGGCAGTAGAAATAAAAGAAGACGGATCAAGAACGCCTTTAGACTTAACAGGTCCAGTTGATGATGATACTATTGGGGGAGCAGATGGGAATCCAAAACCACCATCGGCTCAGAAGTTTAACAAGTTTAAATTGCCGGCAGCAAATATAAAAAGATGAAAGTGAGGATAGTTGAAATCTCTTTTAAGATACCCAGGTGGTAAAACTAGAGCACTCAAATGGATCACACCTTATTTCCCAAAAGACATGACAGAAATGGTCAGTCCGTTTTTTGGCGGTGGTTCCATTGAGATTCATTACGCAAGTCAAGGTGTACGAGTTCATGGCTATGAGATCTTCGAGCCACTAGTCAACTTCTGGCAGTATGCTCTGGAGGATCCAGAGTATATGGCCGAAACACTTGAATCACTATTCCATCCCTGTACTGAGTTAAAGTTTAAAGAATATCAAAAGAAGCATTGCTGGACTCATATGGACAGCACTCACCGGAACTACAAGCAATACCGAGCCTGTATGTACTATGCTTTGAATCGCTCATCATTTAGCGGGGCAACTACGAGCGGCGGTTACTCACAACAGGCTGCGGACAAGCGGTTCACCCAAAGTAGTATTGACCGACTTAAAGAGTTCCTATGTCCCTTCCTAACTGTCAAGCACGCAGACTTCAAGGATAGCATAGCAAAACATGATGACGATACATTCATATACGCAGACCCTCCTTATGCTATCGACAACCCAGTCCTCTATGGTGACAACGGTTCAACCCATAAAGGTTTTGACCACGTTGGTTTCGCAAAGGCAATAAAAGAAAAGAATAATTGGATCATTTCTTATAACGATAGCAAATATATTAGGGACCTATATCAGGGTTACGAGATCATTGAGACTGGTTGGTCCTATGGGATGCATGGTGGTCAGGCCAAAGAGGGAGAACTAGTCAATAAGTCGAGCGAAATTCTTATTCTAAATGGTATCGACCCGGATCACATTGCTGCTGCCAATGAGCAAGTCCAGCGGATGCGTGCTGAGGAGCTAGAGAAGAAGAAAAAAGCTGCCACCAAGAAATTTAAAAAGCTATTCAAGGAGCAACAGCAGCAACGCTGGGCTAAACAACTGAAGAGTTTTAGGGCTAAACAACTGAAGAGTTTTAGGGTAAGGCAATGAAAGTAGATATTAAAACAATTATAACTTTAGGTGCTTTGCTTGTACCTCTCGTTGGTTTTTACTATACAACCAACATGCGTTTGGATTCTTTAGAAGAAAAGATCCAACAAGTTCAAAAGCAAGTTAAACAAATAAAATCAAAAGGGAGAAAAAAGAAATGACTAAGGATCATATTTTATTTGGAGAAGACATCAGGCAAAGGCTGCTTTCTGGGGCCAACAAATTAGCTGATGCTGTAGCCTCGACACTTGGTCCAAGAGGTCAAAATGTCATATTGTATAAGCGAGGCGCTGATCCAGTCATCACAAAAGACGGGGTAAGTGTTGCTCGTGTTGTGGAATTGGAAGATGATTATGAACAAGCTGCTGTTGAAGTTCTCCGCCAGGCTGCTTTGGAGACAGAGAAAACAAGCGGGGACGGAACCACTACCAGCACTGTATTGGCTAGGGCTATTTTAACGTCCGCCCAAAAGCACATTACCGCTGGTGCGTCGTCTATTGATATCAAAAGAGGGATTGACATAGCTGTCGATTCTATCGTGGATAAGATTCACGAGATGTCGCAGCCGGTTTCAAGCGAGGAGGAGATTAGGCATGTTGCAACCGTGTCTGCAAACGGCGATGAGGCGATTGGAACCTTGATCGCTGAGGCTGTTGCTGCGGCTGGAAAGGATGGAGCCATCACGATTGAAGAAAGTAAATCTTTAAAAACATCCATGGAAGTGGTTGAGGGTTTCTCCTTCGGTGGTGGCTATGTATCACCTCAGTTCATTACGGATGAGCGCCGAGGAACCGTAGACTATAGTGATGCACTAATACTTGTGACTGATTCAACTCTTGACAATGTTGATGAGATGCTACCAGTTTTAGAGTTTGTAGCTCGTGATGGGCGACCTTTTGTTATCGTCGCAGAGGAAATCGAAGGTCAGCTTCTAGCCGCTCTTATCATCAACAGGATGAGGAACAATATGAAGATCGCTGCGGTCAAGGCTCCTAGATACGGAGAAGAGCGCCGAAGCATCCTAGAAGATCTATCAACCATTTCTGGCGCTACGTTTATCAGCAAAGATAAAGGGATCCGCCTAAAAGATGTCAAGCTAAAACATTTGGGTTGCGCCAAGAAAGTCGAGATAAGTAAATATAATACGACGATTGCTGACGGCGAAACAAACTACGATGAACTTGAAGAAAGACTCGAAATGTTAAAGGGTCAGGTCTCCGAGACTGACAGCACCAATGAAGCAGAAAGCTTACAGGAAAGGATAACCAGATTATCCTCAGCTATTGCCGTCATAAGAGTTGGCGGTGCCACCGAGATTGAAGTAACTGAGAAAAAGCACCGAGTCGAGGATGCTTTGGAGGCTGTTAAGTCAGCACAGGAGGATGGTGTGGTTCCTGGCGGTGGAACAGCCCTACTGAAGGCCGCTAACAATATAGAAATTAATCCTAATAACCAAGATCAACTCTTAGGTGCGAGGGCTTTACTTGAAGCTTGTTACGCACCGATTACGCAAATTTTAAAAAATGCAGAAATTTCTTCTGACATTGTTATTAACTCTTTATCATATGATGAACACGACAAGAACGTAGGATTTAATGTGCGGACAGAAAAGTTCGAAGATCTTGTGGAGTCTGGAGTCATTGACCCAGCGAAAACTGTGAAGTGTGCGTTACAAAACGCCGCTAGCGCAGCGGGAACGCTGCTCACAACTAATTGTGCTGTTTTAAAGAAGGGTGGTGAATAAAAATGCAAGTCTAGCGACTATTTATTAAGACAGCCGGTTTCATACATAAAGACCAGTATATTTTGTGCTGGTCTTTTTTTATATGAGGGTTCCCTATGAGCGACGAACTTTTAAAAATTGTTTTGCAAAAAGTAGAGAGCATGGAGCACAAGATTACTAGTGCCAAGTCGCTCAATGGTGGTTTTGACAAGTTGGCAGGGGATGTTGAGCACATCAAAGCAGCACAATCAGAAGTTCTGGATGCTGTGAGGGGTGTTAAGCAAACCCTTTATGAACCTGATTCGGGATTGTTTAGTCGAGTTAAGGAACTTGAGTCAGAGTCTAGAATTCGTAACGCCTATGTGAAAGAAACGAAACCTGCTTTAGACTTTGCCAAAGAGTTAGTTGTCTGGAAAAAACACGCAGACAAAGAGCTAGAACAATTTGAAGCACTTCAGATTGAGTTTGCTAAACTTCAGGACTGGAAACAGGGTGCTCAAAAGGTTATTTGGCTTATAGCCACTGCCGCTGGTGGTATGTGGGTCAAGCACTTCATGGATTTGATGATGAGATGACTGGTTTCGTGTTAGGAGCGATTGTATTTTCTGTCCCTACGATATATTACCGCATCAAATTAAAAGAAACCGAGAAGAGATTACAGAAACATATTGAAACCCGCTGGATGTGGGAAGAATGGGGAGAATAAAATGAAGAACTGGAAACCTTTTTTCTTTGAGGACAGTAGGATTCCTGTATGGTTATCTCACATAGCTCCCATTAATATCGGGGCTATCACTCTATTCTTTTTAGTTTTTAGTCGAAGCAAGATAAACGAGTTTACGAAACGACATGAGACAATACACTTCCAACAAATGCTAGAAACAGGTGTCATTGGGTTTGTCGTTTTGTATTTGCTTGATTATCTGGTTGGGCTTTGGAAATATAAAAATGATTGGAAAGGGCAGAAAACAACCCGTGGCTATGAATACCGGTCTGCTGCTCATAAGGCCTACCATCGAATTCGTGCAGAACAAGAAGCCTATCAGAATGAAATGGTTCATAACTATCCGGTGGCACGTTCCCGTTATGCGTGGATAAAAATGTATAAAGTATAAAATAAAACTTGACCTACCTTAGAAGTATGATACTATACATATGTAAGGGAGAGAGATATGTTTTACAAGGTAGTGATCTACGAGTGCTATGACGGTCAGAAGAAACTAGGACACGTCATCCCCAATAAAAACCTTCTTGCGTTGCTCCGCAAGGGTGGCTCATCTCACCTTGGAGATTCCAAATAATGTCTTACTGGAGCCAGATGTACGCCCGCCCTCAAAAAGCAGAGCGCCTTGAAGTTCAGAACGGCGAGGCTCGCTTCGAGTCCTTGATGGCTAAGAAGCTGTCAGAGGGTGACCGCAAGTTTGCTGAGTCTCTCAAGAGCCAGTTTGAAGATGGCGGCAAGTTGAGTCACAAACAGATTGAGTGCGTTGAGCGTATGGAGCAACGCTACTCTCCTGAGTCACAACTCAAGCGGGAACGCTGGGCTCAGTCCTACAAGGCGGAGCACCGTGAGACTGCTCTTATTTGTGCGAACTACTACGCCACAACCATGTACTTCCGTGACCTGTCTCTCAAGATTGCCACGGATGAGGACTTTGTTCCCACCGAAAAGCAGTTCAATGCTCTCGCCAAAAACAAATATGCCCTGAAGGCCATCAAGGCTGCGACTGAGCCGCCTGCCTTCCCTATCGGATCTTTGTGCAAGGTTCGTGCAAACTTCAACTTGGTCAGTAATCCTAAGCTTCACGACCAGATGGGTCTAGTTGTGGCTAACCACGCCAAGGGTCTCTACGCCTCTTCAACCATCCTTGTGAATGGCGAGAACGTCAAGCTTGAAGACCGCTGCTTGAAAGCTGCGGCAAAGAAAAAGAAATAACTTAAACAACATCAGACAATGATGTATAATCCTGTTAAGGAGGATTTAGTGTATGCGAGCAACAATTAGTTTTGAGACCGATGTAGGTGAGGTGGAGGGCACGATGGCAGTTTTAGCCTGTTCGGAAGAGCACAACCTTCGTGCTGCTGCTGACCTCTTGTCTGACTTCACTGTTTTAGATGGAAGTGTGTTAGATGCAATTACGGAAGTTTTGCGCTTGGTGGATATGTCTGCCGGACAACTTAGGCAGTACCAGCAAATGATGTTGAGTTTTGAAAAGGCAAAGTTTGAGACAATGCTGCCCCAGCCAGTTGAGCAAGCTATCCCAGTCGTTGACAACATGGAAAAGCTCAACGAGGTCAAGAAAAATATGCAGGGACTAGAGTCCTTCCTCGACAAGATAGCGGCGGTGAGTGAAGCCGATGATCAGGAGGCTAACCATGAAACCCAGAAAGGGTGATCTGGTTTATCTGCCATCAGATATCATGCTGATCGATAATCATACTGTAAAGAAGTGGATTAAACTTGAGGAGCCAACTTACGCAGTTATGGTTGAGCCTCAAATAAATAAAGAAGATATATATCACAAAGTCCATGTCAAAGGAAATGACTGGCTTGTTCGGACAATAGATACAATGGAGGTAATGTCCCGTGCTTAAGGTTTCAGAAGTTTATGAAAGACAAACAAAAGTAATCAAAGAGCGGCCTGATGGTTCAGAGTACGCAAGCTTTGAAAACATCTTTGATACAAGGGATGCTCTTATCAACGAGAGTTTTGTTGTATCAGTCCACCCTCACGAGTTTACTACCTCGGCTGGTCTCTCAAAAATGGAGGCAGCATTCCCTGATGGGACAAAGTTCAGTACATTTATTGTTGATGGTAACTCTTTTCGCAAATCTGAGATGATTGTAATCGGTTCGTTTGAGCGGTTTTGTGACATGTTACAGGATAGAGAGACATGAGCTTCCCAACCTGGGGTGACTTGTTTGATAATTATTGTTCTCATACAACGATTAAAACATCTTTGGGACTTAAGCAAAATCTCTTTTATGAGGAGTTTGCAAGAAGAAGATATAATCCATCGCCCATTAGTGACACCTCTTGTTGTCGGCTGGTGTTCTTAAAAGACGTATTGCACAACCCCACTAACAAAACGCTTTGTCGCCAGGGTCGATTTATCTGGTGCAAAAATTTGCACTATGAAGGTCGTGATGATAACGGTTACAGGCAAATATCTTTTACAATTGACAAGGGTAAGAAGAGATTTAAAGTATCAGAAAAGAACATGTTATGTCTTCCGTCAAAAGTTTTTATTCACAACAACAGGTATTTTAGATCAAACTTGAAGACCTTTGCAGCTTTTTCTACTGTATTTAGTCACAGGCAGACCATGACCATGATGCGTAAGTCTTGGTCAGGCGCAGACGGAGAGTTAGATACTATCATTGACGAAGACAGTCCTTTTAAGCCGGGCACGCTGGTATCACCTCGTGTTGGGTATTTTCATCCAGATGTTGATTGGAATTCTGTCGGCGACACGAAACAAAACATGTCCGGAAGAGACCACCCATGTGGGATCATTCTCGGAAAGTCTCTCGTAGATAACGATTATGTAGGAAGAGAGTTCTACCGTGTGCGTTTTGGAAATACTACATATGAAAAGGTTCACCCTGTGCAAATGGAGATATTAAATGAAGTTTAGACTGTACACAAAGACCGATTGTCCTTATTGTCAAATGGCCATCCGATTGTTGGCAGAGAGACAGAAGGAGTTTGAGTGCTATGCACTTGATAACCAACCCAAGCTACTTAATGAGATAAAGAGCACATATCGCTGGGAGACTGTTCCTGTTGTTGTTGAAATAACAGAGGGTCAAGAAAAGTTTATTGGTGGTTATGACGATCTCAGAGAGTATTTAAATAAAGGTAAACAATTATTAAAAGGATAGAATATGATTTGGACTTCTAAAGTTTCCCCGCTGATCAAAGAGATTGACTTACGAAAACCTCCGGTAATCGTAAACGTTAACAAGTTTACAGAAGATTCAGCTAAAAAGTTTCACCAAGAGATGGCTGCGGCTCATAACAGTGGTCAGCCTGTGATTCCAATTGTTATCGATTCATATGGTGGACAAGTATACTCATTGATGTCGATGATTTCAGCCATCGAGTCAGCCGAGATACCTGTTGCTACTATTGTTGAGGGCAAAGCAATGTCATGCGGCGCAGTGCTTTTAACTTTTGGAGAGCAGGGTATGAGATTCGCCGATCCTAACGCTACGATTATGATCCATGATGTCAGTAGTGGGTGCTTCGGCAAAATAGAAGAGATGAAAGCCGATGTCAAAGAAGCTGAACGACTTGACGAAAAGATCTTTACCATGATGGCTCGTAACTGCGGTAAAAAAGACGACTACTTTAAGAAAAAGGTTTTTAATAAAAAACATGCTGATTGGTTTATGGATGCCCAAGAAGCAAAGAAACATGGACTTGTCAATCACCTTAGAGTACCTAAGCTCAATATTAAGGTAGATGTGGACATTAGTTTTGACTGATGGTAGAGTTTGTTTTAGTTTCCTTACTTGCGTACAACTTTCCGTCGTACTTTGATACGGAACAAGAACTTAATGCTGCTGTAATCATTGACCAATCAATCACTCTTAAAGAGGATCCATATTTTATGGTAGCTCTTGCCTGGGTTGAGTCCCGGCTTAAGACCGGACGCATATCTCATACTGGTGATTATGGTTTGTTCCAAATAAATTATAATTTCTGGGGACGCAAATGGGGTTATAAAAATCGCCAGAAATTCTTGGTTGATATGTCCAGTGCTAACCATGCTACGGTAGCAGCAGTTGTGGTCCTTGAAGAGATGAGGAAATATAAATCATGTGCTGGTCTTAATTTGCCAGCCTGCTATAATGGTGGCCCGAATTGGCAAAACTCCAAGAACAAAGAAAAGATTTTAGAGTACGCTACAAAAGTTCACAAGATGCGAGTCATATTCAAAAGAAAGTTTATAGGCTGGGCAAAAAGGTGACTAAGCAAAAGTACGGAATAAAGATTAGCACCATTTTAAATGCAGCGGAAAAACTGACTGCCGATCTTGAGTATCTTTGCTCTATAGCAGAAAGTCCAGACCCTGAGTTTCCTATCATGGATGCTTTGGCTTACGCTAGGGCTGTCTCTGCGGTAGCTAACCATTTAGATTTTGTCATTGAAGATTTGACTGAAAATGACTTAAGCGAAGACGAAGAGTATGTTAAACTAAGTGAGGATGATTTAGTTTTAATGAGCAGCCTAACTGAGAGTTCAGAAGAGGCCATCAAAATATTGGAGAAAACATGTGGTATCTACCTTCAAAACAATTGATGTACATGAGTTTTTATTATTTTTCAATTATATTCTTAATAGCTTGTATCCTGTATGATTTGTTTGCAGACACCATAACAGGGTTTACGTTTGGATACTTTTTCGCACTGTTTTATATGATTGCCCGCACCCGAACGGTACTGAGGCTGTTGGAGGATATGGATGATGAACCGTAGGCAAATTGATGAGATGGTATATAGGATTTATACGCTGGCGGTTACAGTTGCCTATTACCCAGTCTACCTTTCCATCCTCGGTATGGATAAAATTAAACAAAGACTTGACTTAGACTAAAAATAGGATATATTAGTTGATATATGCTAAAAGATTTTACGACATATGTGATAGCTAGTGCAATTAGTTTGGCCTGCTTGGGTCTACTAGCCGCAATCATGGCACGAGACACAATTAAGGACATTGATGCTGGACCATCTAACGACTGACAATTGGGTATCATTGGGCGGTAAGCCCATCGCTGATATCAGACAACGTATTCAAAAACGATTTGAAGCAGACCGTTTCACGTTTCATGTAGGCACCGATAGTAAATCGTATGCGGACCACACCATCATTAGCACAACAATATGTTTTCGAGAGAATGGTCATGGTGCCTTGGTGGCATATCAGCGAAACAAAATAGACAACTTTAATAATATAACTGAGCGATTACTGCACGAAACAATAGTATCGCTAGAGGCTGCGAAAATGGTACAGGACATTACCGGCGACCCGCCTACGATTCATGCAGATGTTAATACAAAAGAAACAGCCTTAAGTTATAGGATGCTTAATGTTATAATAGGACTGGTTCAAGGTATGGGATTCCCTATAAAAGTAAAGCCTGATGCTTGGGCTGCTGATATTGCAGATATGTACACCAGATAAATCATCGAAAGGAAAAAAGATGAGTGAAGAGCAACTTTTTGAAAAACAAATAGAAACGTTTAAGACATTCTGTAAGAATAATCGCTTGCGCCTCCGAGAAGCCGGCGATGGACTTCCGGTTGCCAGAGCCATTGGAAAGTTTAAGGAAGATCAATTCTTTTGCAACTTTAGAAACGGAACTATTGGCGTGTATGTCACCAGGGAAACTCAACGTCAATTTACATATTTGAATAAAAAACTGATTAAAATGGGTTGCATCCCAACACAACTCGGAGATTTTGAAGCATCTTACGATTTAGAGTGGATGAATATTCCTCCTGTCGCCAAGCTTCTCAAGATCAAAAAAGGTGCAGCCAAGGTAAAAGATCCAAAGTGGTTGAGGGAACTATGAAAGAAGAAGATAAAGAATATAATATTGATGAGTGGAAAACTAAATTTTCCGAAGGTGAGATTAGCGAATCTGCTGCTGAACTTGCCGCTAAATTTATGTTTGCAATGTCTTACTATCATGAGCGAATGAAACTGCATATCATGTTACACCCTCTCTTCTTTCTAGCTGGTTTCATGATCGCATTTTTTGCGTTCGGAGAAATGTGATGAAGTGGAAAGTTGGAGATCTCGTGCAGGAAGCTCTCCCGCTCATGGCTGGTGATGCTCCTGAGAGGCTGGGGTTAATTGTTGAGATAGGCAAGAGTGGATTCTTTAAAGTTTTATTTGACAAAGAAGAACTTGTGCATTATAATTCATTAAGAAAAATGGAGGCTTAAATGGCTACACGACCCGGAAGACTATTGGACAAAACATTCACCTCGTTCACGGAAGCGAGCGGCCGCCTCGAAGATACGATGGGGTGGATCACGGCAGCGGAGGAGTTGGCGCACGAGGTCCAACCCGGATGCAAGGCAGAGGTCACACTCCACTTGTTGGGCAAAGTATTAGAAAAGGCTCGCACCGAGTTGGACCAAGCGTCCGAGGATCTAGCCATTGAGGTCTTCGGAAAATGAGGGCACGTCATAGATATATTTCAGCAGGCAAAGGTAGGCGCAGCCTTCGCCAAATTTTTTTACAACTAAGCGCAGAAAAACAAAGAAAGGCAATCAAAAATGACCACAATCAACAATGAATTTAAAACCACCGTCAAGGAATTTGTGAGTAAGCTCACGACCATCGAGAACGAGATGACAATCCTTCGACAAGATCGTTCGGAACTCTTTACAGAGATGAAGAGTAAGTTGGACCCTCGTTCATTTCGAGCAGCCGTGAAGATCCATAACTTGCAAAAGTCCACACCGGATCAAACTTCTTTAAACAGAATTCTGGAAGTTTTAGATACTGCTGAATAGTTATTATACTATGGGGTAACTGAAGCAGCCAAACCACACCAACTTTGTGTAGCCTTCTACAAGGGAGAGGGTGAGTGGCACAACCGCATAGTTAGATGGACAACTCAAAGTAAATATTCGCACGCAGAACTGATCATGCCAGACAATACTTGCATAAGCATAACACCCTTCGGAACAAATGGTATCCGCAGAAAAAAGTTCGACGAACCTGAGCAGGATTATGACATGATCTGTGTGCCGGTATCTGACGAACAACTGGAAACCATTCAAAGGTTTTATGAAGACACTAAGGGAGATGGCTATGACTGGCCCGGTATGATACTGTCCAAGTTCACACCATTCTTTATCAAGCGGACAGGGCGTTGGTATTGTTCTGAATGGATTGCATATGCGTTGCGATTGGCTGGTGCGGTGGACAACCTTTACCACTATAATGACTTAACACCGCAGAGGCTTTATGAAGTGTTAAAAAATTATGCCGACTAAAACCACAGAAACGTTTCTTTACGCTCCGGGAAGTTTAGTAAAAACCAGAAAAGAAATATATTCGATGGATCCACATATGCGGTTACAAGCCGGCACGGTTGGGATCGTGTTATCGGGCCCGAGAGAAAACTATAATCATCATTGCCAGGTTCAGTTTACTGGCATCAGTAATGCTTGGTGGGTTAATTATGCAGAAATTGAGCCGCACCTATAAACAAAAAAATAATTTGAATTATACTTATCTATGAAAGGAGTCACTAGCTATGACAAAAACAAAAGAACTTATTAATTACCAACAAATTTATGAGGACGACCTGTCCGATACCGTTAAGGATGCCCTGGAGTTGCCAAGAGGTTTCTATGAGTTGGAACAACAGAAGCGGCAGATGGTGGAGCAAATGATTGACGCAGGGTATGATCGTGCTGTGAAGGACGCTCTGGATCCAGATGTGTTGAATGATACTGCCGCACTTGCAGCCGAGATGGGCACGCAGCTTTATAATTTTGCAAATGTCATTGGAGAATACTTGACCAACCTTGATGAGGACGACGATGATTAAAGTCGGTGATCTTGTTAAGATCTCCAATCACAATGGTTGGACTATCTGCCTACCCAAGGTGCCACAACCACAGCACAAAAGTTTAATCGATGAGTACCTCAAGGAGCGCATGATGGTCCAGGTCGGCAACACCAAATACAGTGCCGATAATAAAAAGTATCGGGACTTGGACGGTGACTTTGGGCTAATTACAAAAGTAATCCAAAATAAAATTGATCAAACAACTGCCTACGAGGTCATGATTGACGGAAGAGTTATGAGGGTGAAAGGCATAGTTGGTGAGAAGTATTTTCATGTTGTAAAGAATGGACAAGATTACCTTGATACTATACAAGAGGAGTTAAGTAATGAAAGCTAATTATCATTGTTGCTCAGTGGGTGCTGTTAACAATGGCTTGTTAAGAGAGTGTGGGTTCCGGTTCCGATTTGAGGAGGGCAGCCACAACTGTCCACTCTGCGGATCTGCACTTGTTCGTATGCCAACTGGCAAGTCTGTTGCACAAATTCTTAAAGAAGGTTTTGAGCAAGAGAGAAAACAGAATAAAAGTTAATGTTTTCACAATCCTCTCGCCTATGTATAGTAGGCCCGGCTCGTTAGCATAAACTGACCCCACCAGTGAGCCGGTGGCATGTGGACAAAGGAGGATTTAATTATGCCAAAAGTAAAGTATAGCCAATCAAGAGGTTTGTTTCAAGTTGCAGGTTCCGGTCTTGACCTTGACGGCACCGTTAATCACAACGGTACCGTTAATCTTAACCAAAAAGTAGCCAGTGGCTATCTGCGTTGGTGCATGGGAGATCATTCTGGTCTGTCTTTGCTCACCAAGACAGATGCTAACTGCGATTCGGGATTCACAGCAGCAGCCAACACACTTCACGAGTGCGCTGCGCTCGGTGATGCAACCAACGCTTACGTTTTGCCAGAAGCAACCGTCGGCACCGTTGTTGTCTTTAAGTTTACGGCTCAGTATGACGGCGGCAATAATGCTACCTTTACCACTACGTCTGGCGACTTCTTCGCAGCACAAACGCTGAACTTCCTAACTCTTAATTCAGACGCTGGCGCTGTCGGTCCCCGTATCATCGGAACTGATTTCACCACGACTCAAAGCGTGGGTAAAATCAGCACGCTGACAGCAGCACATAACAGAATTACAATGTCAACGACTGCCACCAACAACCAAACCAATGTCGGTTCGGAGTTGTCATTCTTCTGCGAAGATGCTGGATTCTGGAGAGTTCTTTTCCAGGGCGTGTGCTTGGGCAACGGAGCGATGAATGCCACATTTGCTGGAAGCACAGCTTAATAGCTGAGCTTAACAGGCAACTATGTTGTATGATACACTGGGCACCCGCAAGGGTGCCTTTTGTATTTTAAGGAGCAATTTTGAACAAAGAAGAAAATATATTTAACCAAATAAATGATTTGGAAAAATATGATAAGCCGCTGATCAACATTTATGAAAAACTCATTGCTCCAGTAATGAATGAAGAGGTCCAGGGTGTTCCGAATTTCAAATGGGAACAAACAATGTGCCAGGAAAGTAACGCACTCGCTAGGTGTGACTATGATACTTACGAGTCATTAAAGGCCGCCGGCAAAAGAACCACCCACCGTAACGACTCAATCACATACTCCTATCCTAATCATGACTGTGTTTCTGATTCACTCGATGAAGCAATTAATATATTGGGTAAAGAAGTTGACTGTGATTATCTTGGCTTATCTAATCACCCAACCTGCTACAGAAGTCATGAAGGGTATGACGGCTACATGGGCTGGCACACCAATCACGATTTCCCAGGAGACCGGTGGTATTTTGTATATAATACTGAGGCAGATAAGTCATTTTTTCGATACATAGATCCAAACACTGAGCAGATGGAAACAGTACGGGAGCCAGCAGGATGGTGTTTAAATCATTTTGTCGCAGGTAATTATCACAGCCCCTTGTGGCATTGTATACACACTAGTGGTCATAGATTTTCTTTCGGAATACGAAAAATAGAATTACTTAAGTATACAAACGGAAAAGTTAACTTGAGGTAACACAAGCATGAGCGACGAAAAAAAGCCACCAGTTCGCAAGGATCGCCGCCGGGCTAAAAAGAAAACATATAAACTTACTGAGCGCCATGTTAAGATGATAAGGTCTCAAAAAGGAAAACAGTCAGTCCGAGAGATAGCAAAGTGGTTTGCGAGAGAGACCCACTATATTTATAAGGTTTCTCCGTCGATGGTTCACCACATCTTATCCGGTAAGCGACACAGCAAGAAAGAAGACCAGAAGTCAATCTATGATTTGATTGAGGAAGAAGTTTCAGAGGAAGAGTTGGCTAAAATAGATCCAAAAAAAGTTAATTATGAGTGATGACACCAAGGCTCTGCGGAGCACAACATATCCACTACAGACTTTATCACCCGTTATAAAGCCTGACAACATGACACTTTATCGGGCACAGCAGGCTAATGCTGTCAGTCATTACGTTAAACAAGAGTACGATCGCCTCTTTGCCCAGGCAGAGGTCATCAACAGACAGTTCAAAGAGTTGCAGCGCCGTGTTAAGATCACAGAGATGATAGAGAACTCCCGCTACAGATTCAAACCTATCGCTGGCCAAGTATATTATCTTTATCAAAATGTTAATAAACAATCCTATCAGCTTTCCCTTTTGTCTCCGAACGACTGGGCTCTTGGTATGCCAGATACATATCTCTGGGTTGCGGATGTAAGAAAGCTCGGAGACAACACTTGGGACATAGAAAAATTTAATAAAGAATTTGCACAATTATTCCCTGAACGTGAATAAAAAACTTGACCGATCCCATATCCATGATATTATGTGTTTGTAAGGGAGAGAGATATGAGTCGTTCTAACCAATGTCAGCACTGCGGTCAATTCGGACACAACCGTCGTGGTTGCCCACAAATCAAAGAAGCCCACGCCAGAGTTGAAAGACTTGCTGAGAAGTATGGTGTTTACCGCCTGGAAGATGAGCTTGCTTATGCTTCCACCTCTTGGATCAGCAGGATCAACGAGGCTGCTAAGATTCAAGACGCCGATGAGGATGAGGTCTCCTGGCGTGAACGCTGGATGTGGGAAGAAGTTGAAGAGCGCAAGATGGCTCAGGCTCGTAAGAATGCTCGTGGTCGCCAGTGTGGCTTCTGCGGTGAGCGTGGACACAACGCTCGCACCTGCCCAGCTAAGAAGCAACATCGCAAAGATTGTGATGCGATGCGAGGCTTGGCTCACCGAGTTGTGGCTGCCTGCCTCAAGAAGGCTGGCATCGTGCCCGGCGCTTTGATGCGCAAACAACAGTGGAGTTGGAAGGCCAACGACCAGGTTCAAGTGATGTGCATGGTCGTCGGCATTGAATGGGACCGAGTTGCGGAGCCTGGCTACGATACTCCCCAAGGTTTGCCTCGCAACGCTGACCGCTGGTTCAAGGGTCCCATGATTCGGGTGCGTGAACCTAACGGTGATGAAGGCTTGATGCGTATCCCGCAAAACATCCAGCAGCAAACCTGCTACGGCTACTACGAGGGTGAGGACCAAAGCTGGGGACTAGTCAGCGGTGTTGCCGGTGGCAATCTCAATGAAGACAAGGGCTGGATGGGCGACAATGTGACGCTCCTCAGTCCCGAGGCTGGCGGCGTCTACTCCTACGGGCATCAGGTTGAAAAAGGTCAGCGCATTGAAGACCAAGACTTTCAGCCTGAGATTGACGAGCTTGTCAATCAGGTCAGCCAGTGGAGGGATTACTAAAATAAGGCCTTAACAACTTATCAGAATGTGCTATTGTTATATTACCATTTACTAAGGAGAACAAAAAATGGAACTGTCAGATGCAATGAGACTGGTGGAAAGCCTCTCAAAACAAGTACGAGAACTCGGGACTGAACTTGCAAACGTTAATCGAAATGTGACCGAAGTTCAGCGCCGAATTGGAGACCTGGAGGTGTTTTCGGCGAACCTAGCGAAAAAGAAGTAAAAGTGAAAAAGATAATCCACGTTAATCAACATGTCATTAAGCGGAACACGAAGAACGGGACAGATGAGCCAGTTCTCACGGTGAAGACTTATAAAGAAAACAATTATGCCCACGAGGCTATACTGAAGACGAAAGAAGGTGTAGAGTTAGCTAGAGTTATTTATAGCCCTCACAAGCCATTAAGTTGTGGAGCGAGGGTTTGGTTAGAAACAAATACAGATTCTACAGACGTAGAACTAGTCATTAGAGAAGGAGAAGTCTCATGAGGAAAGATCAAGTAGATCGAGATAGTTTTAAAGCTATCCCGCTCACAAACGAGGAAGCTAACAACAGGATGACCCTGAAGCAGCACCTCAGAAAAAACTATGGCGATGTAATTACTCGCCAAGCCCCAAAACATGAAAAGGGAAAGTTTGTTTTCGATGAGAACGCAAACATCTCAGACGCCTGTGAGGATATCAGGCAACATGGAATCGATCATTATATGTCGATTAACAAGATCCCAATGGATCTTATTGACGACCCTAGTGGCGCTTCTGGCAACCAAGTTCGTGATCAACTGAAGTATGATAAGAATGTGAGGTCAATCTCTCGCAGTCTCGCTCATCGGATTAAGAATGGCATGTCATTTGAAGATGCCCAGAAAACCCCAGTGTTCCTAGAGGAGACTGGCAACGGCCGATATCAAATCGTCGATGGCAATCATAGATTCTATGCACTTTTGGTGCTCGATATTGATATCTTACCTAAGGCGGTTCTGTTCCCTAAAGATTGGTTCGTCAAGCAGGGGCTTACGAAAGATGTTTTTCAGGTTGACTGTAATCCTGTAGCTGAACAGCAAGGAATGAAGCTCAAGAAAGTTCGTGAAACTATTTTGAGTAACTGGAACACCAAGTGGATCAATGCCAGTAAAGAAAGGGCGATCACATGGGTTAAGGAAAGTAACCTGACCACTGCCACTGACGAGAGCATCGAGAAGATGGTTAACGCTATTGAAAAGTTGCTTAAGAAGCAGGACAACCAAGCTGCTGTCGCAGCAGCAGCTAACGCAGCTACCTCGACCAAGCCAAACTTTTTTGAATGGAATGGTGGTAAGAACGAGCAGGATCTGAAAGCACCGTTTCACACCCATACCTTTATTGAAAAGCACTGCGCAGGCAAGATTAAAAACGCTAATTATCTTTCTTTCGATTGTAGCGATGGACCGATGAGAGATAAGATCATGGGTGGTTTTGTCAGGACTTTGAAAAATCAAAGTACATCGATCAAGGATTTTGTGCTAAACAAAATCAAGAAGCGAAAAAAGAATGTTCTTTTTCTTTCTGTAAAGTCTCCAAACTCTGGTGACATGGCTGGGCTGAAGAAGAATCGTGTCAATGGTTTGGCTGGAGTTCTTGTGGTTTATGAATCTGGTTTCCCTTTTGATGAGATTTATTTTCTGCCACAGGCAGCCGGTGTAGAAAACTTGAAGACACCTGTGTTGGCTTGGAGCAAGAAAAACGGAATCGAAAAGGCGTTTGAAACGAAGGACAAGGGGAGCAAGTAATGAAATTAAAGCTTCACTGGGCTGAAAAGTATGAAGTTGTGCGTGAGTTTCCTTCGTTCGTGCTAGACTCGAAGAAGTTCCCAGAACTTGAACTGGAAATGCTTCAGGTTTATAACGCCGGCAGTTTAGATGAGCGTGATAGTGCTTTAGATCAATTAGAATATAAAATGCACCACACAGAAACTGGTGAGCGTGGAGAAACTATTTTTCAAATGGTCGGGCCTTATGAGAAAGATAAATATGATCAGTCTGTGGTCCACACTTTAGATGATGAAAGCAATGGGTGCTTTCGTCTAGACGAGGTATAGTAAAATGGATAGCACAAAAAGCTTTGTAAAAGTATTCAACGTCTCACCCGAAACCGCTGAGGATTTTGAGTTTGATTATGACACGAACACGTCGGACTTGTTGACCGAACTTGTCCCAGACTTAGACAACTGGGGAGGGCTAGGTTGGATGGAACTAGAAGAATACGAATACAACCATCATAACAAGACCATGCATCTTATTCTAGATACAAAGTGGGAACCACCCACTATGTGGCTACAATGCGCTAGCAGCGGCACGCATTATTTTCAAAATAAACTGATCACCATGGCGACCATCCAGAAAGATGAAACATGCGTTACAGGTGTGGCTGTCATGGACGGAGAAACCCTCCAAAACAAGTGTATTTTTGATATGAGTTCGGAGGAGGTCGGAAAATATTATAATGATAGTGAGACTGACTTTGAGCTTGATCATCTAGATAATCAAATTTGGGACTCAATTGGAAAGTTCGTTAATGTCTGCGAACAATTTTACCTTGAAAAGGAAGAAAAAAATGACTAACACAGTAGAACGAGGGAGTAAAGTTACCCTTCACTATAAGGGGACCTTTGAAGATGGAACCCAGTTTGATAGCTCTCACGACAGAGGGGAGCCAATGTCGGTAGAGGTTGGAACCGGAAACTTGATCAAGGGCTTTAATGACGCTCTTGTTGGCATGACGGAGGGCGAAAGCAAGACCTTTACCTTAGAACCTGGTGAGGCTTACGGAGATGTCGATCCTGATGCAAAGACAGAACTGTCACGGGATATTTTTCCTGATGGTTTTGATTTGTCAGAGGGTCAGACAATTCCTTTGCAGGGACCAAACGATCAAACGCTTCTGTCTAGAGTGATTGGGTATGATGATAGCACAGTCACGGTTGATCTGAACCACCCGATGGCAGGCAAGAACCTTACCTTTGATGTAGATGTTATCACAGTGGACAACGATGATGAGACTACAGCTAGCTAGATTATTATTTTTCTTCGCTAGAATTTTGCAAGGCAGGGGGATGCCACTGGGACAATGGTTCCAAAGCAAAGGCATCCTCCTGCTTGCGGCCGCAAAGTCCAAGAGTGAATAACCTACTAGAGATTATAAAAGATATCCACCTCAAGGCGTGTCTTGAAGAAGAAGACGGCTATATCGATCCAGAATCTGGCAGATATGTGATGACGGAATATTATTTAAAAAAACGTGGACACTGTTGCCAGTCCGGCTGTAGGCATTGTCCTTACCCAGAAACGGGGAAAAATCATGATTAGTTTACTTTTAGCGGGATGGTTAGCAGCCCCTAGTTACGGCGCAAGGGCAAACCTGAACAACACCCAGGTTCGCCAACGAGCACACCAAATCGTACAACTTTTGCGGAGACAAGACCCAAGGGTTTTACGCTCCGTCATGTATTATATGGAGTGGGTTCCCAAGGTAAAATACACTCGGGAAAAATGTAAAAAGAATACTATTAAAACCCAACCAGATCCAGTGATGGATATGTTATTAGACGCTGCTGGGATCCCCAGTTCAGGACCAAGGAAAAGAAAATGAAGAAGTTTAATCTAATTGATATTATTACTATGCTAGGCATCGCCGCATCTATTTTATTAATATTGATGTTTGCATCTGGATGCTCTATGAAGTTCTATAAGAAATCAACAGAGGATGTTCGCAAATGTTGTGAACGTGTAAGCCTTCACCAAAAGCAGATGGCACAATTTACTCGCTATTGTAAAGTGGCCTTGTTTCTGGCGAACAGTGAAAACAAAAAAGAAGTTGGAAATGGAGTACGCAAGGGGGCTAGAGATGCTGTTAATGTTTGTAAGTTTGTGTTTGGTGTAGACAGCGATGAAGATTTGTTAGCTGCCGGAGACAGACAAGATTATTATAAGGTTCGTTCTTATATTTATACAAAGGACGATCCAAGCGGACGGTGGCATCCTCCTCAGTGTGATCCTGCTGAGATTCATTGCGAGGAGTTTTAAAATGAGTGTTAACCAACAAGGCTTTGACTACGAGAATGTGGTCATTGAATCGTTAAAGAAGGCTGGCGTAGCTGGAGACATCCAACAGGGAGCAGGAGCATCTGCCGCCGCTGCCGACGCTGACTTTATTGTGGACGGAAAGAAGTATTTGCTTGAAGTGAAAAGTGATCTTGAGGCACAAATGGGTGGTACTTCCGTCAGGTACAGTGACGGCGAGTTTGAGATCGTAAGCGAAGCAGTTGATAAGAGCACTGCCGCATTAATTATCGCTGCCCTTTCTAGCAAGCGAGGACCAATTGAAAGACTCTTGGCTGCCATTGGCGGCGACAAATTTCCTACCACATGTGACAAGCACACTTGGACGGTAGCAAAAGAAAAAGGACTACTAAAGCCAATCAACACTAAGGTAAGAAAGAACACATCATTCATCGCAAACCATTACAAGCAAAAGGGCATTCACTATGTTCAAATTGGTGGAGCCGGGCTGTTCTATTTGGAGGATAATCCTGCTGGTCTAAACATACCAAAGCTTGAGGGAGAAATTGATATTGAACTGAGAGCAGGCCGTAGCGGATCAACTTTGAACGCTGCTGGTGATCGACGTGTAAGCGGACTGTTGCGAGCACAAGCTCGCCTCAAGTTCAAGGGTCAATCACCCATCACACTTGATTCCCAAATTGGAATTGCCCAGATCAAAGGCACACAATAAAAATGTTATACATACTAAAGGTAGTAGCAACCATGATCGTATCATTCGCTGCTGGTATAGTATTGCATAGAATGTTATGGAAGTTCTTTGACTGGGTGTTAGATGCACTTGAACGTATGGATGATGAGGAAGGTTTATAGATGTATTCAGTAAGAGAGTTTGTAGTTGTATTGGTAGTAGCCAGCGGGCTTGTTCTGTCTGCTTTTGGTCTAGCTTACCTGAATTAATCAACCGTTTACAGCTTTGTTGACAAATTATGCACAATTGACTGCAAAAGTTGCACAATTGTTAAGTATTTGTTTTTATTGTTTTGTACAGCGGATGACTGCTTGTTATCCAGTGTTATCAACAGTTTAATATATTGTCAGCGATTGTCGGCATTTGACAGCCATTGTCTCAATGGGCCTAGTACATGAGTAATGCGTCAGCGTCAAGAGAAAAGAAAATGCAGGAAAAGCACATTAAAAACTTGACACATATGCTATCCATGGTAATATACAGTTGAGAGAGGGAGACACCAAATGTCCGTAGACTTCAAAACCTTCGTGAGCTTAGCACCTTCAGTGAGTGCAGCCAAACTTCCAGTACTTCTCCGTGGTCGCCACGGTATCGGCAAGAGCCAAGTTGTTTATCAGCTTGCTGCTAATGCCGGCTTGCCTGTAGTTGAGCGTCGTGCCAGCCAGATGACCGAGGGTGACTTGGTTGGGCTGCCTAGCGTTGAAGGCAATCGCACCAGCTTCAACCCACCTGATTGGTTCAAGCAGGCTTGTGAAGAGCCTGTCTGCCTTTTCCTTGATGAGGTTGACCGAGCTACCCTTGAAGTTCGACAAGGAATCTTCGAGTTGACGGACAGTCGGAAACTCAACGGTCACAACCTTCATCCTGACACGATCATCTTCGCTGCCGTCAACGGCGGTGAGCACGGTGAGAACTACCAAGTCAATGAGATGGATCCTGCGGAACTTGACCGCTGGTCAGTCTGGGACATCGAACCGACGGTTGAAGATTGGTTAGCCTGGGCTAAGAACAATGTTGATGGCCTCGTCTGGGACTTCATCAACCAGAACCGTGGTCACCTCGAACACAATGAGGATATCGAACCTAACAAACGCTACCCCAGCCGTCGTAGCTGGGACCGGCTTGACAAAGTTCTCAAGCAGGCAGATGCTCTTGAAGCTGGTCCAGTAATGTTCAACCTGGCTCAAAGCTTCGTCGGCTTCGAAGCTGCTGTGGCTCTCAACGACTACGCCAAGAACTACGAGCGGGTTGTGACGGTTGAGCAACTCCTCAACGGTGACCGAGTTGAAGCTCTGGCTGCCTTCTCCCTCAACGAGCACTGCGCTATGATCGAAAAGGTCGAGGCAGAAGAGATCTGCAAAGCTGAGTTCAGCGATGAGCATGTCGAGAACCTTGCCAACTACTTCGTGACGCTTCCCAGCGAAGCAGCCATGAAGCTCTGGTCGGTAATCAGCCAAGCTGGTGTCCAAGAAAACGTGGTCAAGTTCCACGGTGCCAACGAAGGTGCTGTCGGTAGCCACCTCTCCAAAATCCTGGGAGCCTAATCTCTCTCTCAACCCTGCTCTCAGGTGACAAGCCCAGCCAAGTGCTGGGTTTTGTTTTTGGGGAACAAATAAAAACTTGACAGGTAGTGTATCCATGGTAGTATATGAATGAGGGAGAGAGACAGTAATGAGCTTTGACTTAAAACTGCACGCTTATAGACTGCTCATGGATGAGCCGTTCTTTGCTGCACTAAGCCGCAAGATTGAGAAGCGTGCTGATTATAATATTCCTACTGCTGGTGTTCGGGTAGATCCCGAGAGTGCCCAGTTCGAAATGATTTACAACCCTGACTTCTTTGCCAGCCTGCCTGAAGAGCATGTGCGTGGTGTGCTCAAGCATGAGTTCTACCACTTGATCTTTGAGCATGTGACCAGCCGGAAGCCTGAGGGCGTTAACCACAAGGTCTGGAACATCTGTGCTGACCTGGCTATCAACAGCCACTTGGTCGGCGAGTTGCCGGACATGGCCTGTATGCCTGGTGGTCCTAACTTCGAAGAGCTTCCGCTGGGCATGAGCGCCGAGTGGTACTTGGCTAACTTCCCAGAGCGTGAAGAGGGTGAGGACTCTGAGGATGGTGACAGCGAGAGTGGTGATGGCGAGGGTCAGCCTGGTCAAGGTGAGGGCGGAGAGCCTGGCAGCTTTGATGACCACTCCGGTTGGGATGATGCCAGCCAAAGCCCTGAGCAGCAAGCAGCTAATCAGATGGCTAAGGAGCGACTCAAGCAAGCCATGAAAGATGCTGCCCAAGAAGCTAGCCAGTCTGCCAAAGGCTGGGGCACGATGTCGGCGGAGATTAAAAAAGATATTCTAAAAAGACTAGAGAGTAAGGTAGACTGGCGTAAGGTACTCAGGTACTTCATCAAAACCAGCCAGCGTGCCAGCCGCCGGTCCAGTGTCAAGCGGATCAACAAGCGGTATGCCTACATTCATCCCGGCAAGAAGGTACTGAGGCAAGCAAAGATTGCCATCGCTATCGACCAGTCCGGCTCTGTCTGCGATGAGATGCTGTCAGCCTTCTTCGGAGAACTCAACGGGCTAGCCAAGCTGGCAGAGTTCACGGTGATCCCCTTCGACACTGAGGTGCCAGAGGATAAGGTCTACGTTTGGAAGAAGGGCAAGAGCCAAAACCCTGAGCGTGTTTCCTGCGGCGGTACCTGCTTCAATGCTCCTACCGACTATGTTAACAAGCGTGGGGACTTTGATGGTGTCATTATTCTGACGGACATGGAAGCTCCCAAGCCCAAGGCTTGCAAAGCTCAACGGATGTGGATGACGGATCAGCGGGGTGCCAGCAATCCCTACTTCAAAACCAATGAGAAAGTTATCGCAATTGACTAACGCATTTTGCGGGAAGAAATAAAAAGAATGAAAGAACTAAAAGAGATAGCAGATAGAATTGTAGCTTATGAAAGCGGGGAGCTAGATCAAGAGCAGACCATCCAGCTATTCCAAGAACTGTATGACAGCGGTATGGTGTGGAATCTTCAAGGTCACTACGGTAGATTAGCTTTTCAGCTTCTGGAAGCAGGTTTGATTAGAGGGTGACAGCAGTGGGGTGGGGTGCCAGCCCTGCCTGCCTACTACCCCTAATGTTAGTCCCAGGGGGTTGACTGGGGGTATATGCTGTGCTAAGCACATTTTCAACGGATAGATAATTTTTCCAGATTTTGACTTTTGAGGAATAATAGAATGATTAAAGTGGGAGATATTGTGTTTCGGAAATATAAAGGGGGAATAAGGAATAACCAGCCGAATGAATCAGCACTAGGCCTAGTTATTAAAGAACACGGAACAGATCTAGCTATCTCAGTTAATCAGTACCAAGTTCGATTTGGACAGGAACAAAGTGCAAAATGGTATTGGCAACATGAGCTTTATAAAATCAAATGGGAAAATAAAGGAGCTAAATATGATTAACTTTAAAACCAACATACCAGAGATCGACGCAGAAAACGACATCTTGTTTAAAGCAGCAGCTTTTCTACAGATGTGTGGTAATGATCCAGGGCTAACAATGTCAGATTTCTACTCAGTGCTGCTAGCGGAAGATTCAAGTCTTTCAAAGGAGGAGTGCGGCAGACTAACCTCGGCAGCAGTTGCCCTTGAGACTATGATGCAGTCAGGGTTTGAAATGGAAGAAGAGCAGTTTGGAGACCTCACTACTCACTAGTGCTTAGCATTGGCGACCTAGTAATAGTCAACGATATTTGCGCATTGAGCAGTTATCGTGGTGAACTAGCCATAGTGATCAAGCATATGGGCCAGGATCCTATAGACCTTGACGGCGGTTACTACTTTAAGATACAGTTCTCAGACGGCAGGCAGGAAATACTAACAAACAAAGAATTATCACTATTGTCAAAGGCAGAAAGAAAATAATATGAAAATCGGAGATCTAGTGCAGTTCACCTACGGAAGAGTAGGAGGACAAATAGAACGTATAGGCATCTTTGCGGAGCGTGGTTATTACGGCATCCATAAAGTCATTTGTGAGAACAGAATATACTGGGTACCGGAAGACTGCATTAAACTAATTTCTATGAAACGAAAGGGCGATGTAAATGATTTCAACATCAACTAAGAAGAAGACTAAGGAAGACAGATTGCGGGAACAAGTGTTACACCTTTCTGTAGACTTGGAGTATGCAGGTAGGCAAGGGGATTCAGCATATTCAGCACGGGTAAACAAAAAGCTCAACAAGTTGTATAATAAGTTGGATAAATTACATAATGTTTCAGAAGGGTGACTTCATCGTTGAGTACCAGCGGGTCGATCGCACGGGCGGAATTAACTTTGGTGTAGTGATGGGCGCAGAGAAAGGCTTTCAGGATATGATCGTACTTGATGTAGTATTCCCCACGGAAAGATTATATACTTTTGCCAGCCACTGCCAGCCATATAAGGATTGGTTAAATGAAAACGGGTTTTAAAGCCGGCGACCTTGTTAAGGTCAAGGACGATTCATGGTGGTTACAAAGGTCTCAAACCTTCCGAGCCATGATAGCGCCTGGCAGCCTTGTATTGGTTACGGATAATATTGTAGGCAGTAAACGGTTCTTTTATGGCCTTGTCTGCGGTAGTGACGGCGAAGCACACTTGTGGAGTTGTGATCAATTTGATTTGGTTCAAAGCGCCGGACAGTAAAAAAATTTCTAGAAAAAATTTCGGAGTTTTATAATGGTTATAGCTGCTCTTATCTTAGGATGGCTTATGATCGGGGTCGCTTCTGCCTTTATTGTGGCGGCTGCCTTCTTTGACATTAAAGAAAAAAATTTGGAGGAAAACGACCATGATCTATAAGTCATTGTTTTTGCTTGTATTTGCTAATTTGTTTAATCAAGCGTACCAACTAGAAAATATATCTTGCCCTAAATGGGTGCCTGGTACTAATGAAATCTTGCCGGCAGGGGTAACCCTATCTCCGGAATTGGAATTAAAAAACCGGGTACGCTGTTATTGCGAGGTTGTCAAAGCAAAAGAACAAGAATGTGCTACCATGAGAATTCCATGGAACATCTGCAAGGCTAGGACAGCAGCATGGGTCGAAGATAATTTGATGCTACGAGAAAATTTTAGGCGAGCGCAAGCGCCGGCTCCTCTACCACAACGTGATAGGATGATCAACATTGAACCGTAGGGGTATGACTCTTATCTTAGTTTTGATGATGAGTGCATTCATTGGCATGAGTGCAATGTTATTATTTTCTACCACGAATATGGAAACTATGATCGCCGGCAACATTCGGCGCATCAACCAAGCAAAAATTTCGGCGACGAGCGGGCTGAATCATTTCACCGCTCTTGACTTGGATTACAACACACTTAGAGAGCGGGCTGGCGGTCTGCAAACTTTGCAGGTCTTGTCCGATGTCCGCTTGTCCACTTTCACGTCTTACGAGGTAAAAGTTCATTTTTCTCCGTCTCTAAGTGCGGGGCAATATTTGGTCGAGAGCATTGGATACTATACCAAGGGTGATAAGATTCTAGCCATCCATCCTATAAAAGCTCTTTTTGAGGGTGGCCAATAAAAATACTAAACTACTTAGTGTTACAACGGAGGTTTCAATATGATTACTAAAACTGGTTTTTGGAAGACAATTAAAAAAGGTCTCATAGAAGCTGAGAGATCTAAGAAGTTGACAAAACAAATTATGAAAATTATTAAGGATGTCCCGCAAAATGAAAATAGAGGAACTTAGAAATTTAGTTCGGGACGTAATCCAGGAAACACTTGCTGATGGCGTATTTCAATCTCGTGCTAGAAAATCATATTCTAAAATGATAAAGCTAGCAGGATCTGGTGGGAATAAAAATACACCTCCGTTTGATGAAAAAGCAAAGTCAAAAAACATGAAATCCGCACCTCCAACATCTGGAGAATAAAATGCACCAAGCTAGGCAATGGTATAATTTTATAAACGAAGAAGTCAAGAAGATTTATGTCCATGGCTATATTAAGCCAGAGAAATCATTCCATACCTTATCTGAGTGGAGAGTATTTGTAGATAAGATTCTACAGTATCAAAAAGATGGGTACTATGTTAGTCATGGTCACGGCGAATTGGTTGGTCCGGACGAACTAACATCTTTAATAAAAGATTTTTATGGTTTCCAATTAACTGTTGATGTGGACAGGTATGATCTTTTAACTTCCAAGAATGTTATGGACCACATCGAGGATTTTGTAAATCACAGATACTGGTCACTAGAAAATGAGTTTAGTCAATACTTCACTGACATAGATAATTTAAAGTTTGCTTACTTTTATTCTCGTGGCGATTTAGAGCCTTACGTTTTGGTAGACGATGCGTTTACTGAGCAGGTCTATGGCTCAACAAATAATCCAAAAGTATTATACCATTATACTCACCCAGAAGGTATAGAGAGAATAAAGAGAGCTATTGAGGGCGGAGACCCTTTTGATATTTCCGCCTACACTGTGGCCAAGCGTGACTTCTTCCGAGCTAAGTCTAATATGATAATGGAGTTCGAAGGGAATGTAAGGGCAGGATTCCGAAGTGATGTCAAATCATACTCAGTTAGTAATGGCAGGAAATGTGTTAATCTTCACCGAATGGGTTATCCTGGAGACAAAGATAATTTATGTACAGACCTAGTTAATGATTGTAACGGTGAACTAAAGACGAGTCTTTGGAACGAGTTTATAGTTACTCCTATTCGTATTCTGGATGTGTCTAAAAAATGAAATTACTAATGGAACAATGGCGCAAGTTCCTAAAAGAAGGCATCAGCGATGTCGTCTATCACTACACTAACGGACTTGAAAGGGGTGCCAAGATTCTAGAGCAGAATAGGTTTATGGCTTCTGGTGGATTTACCAAAGACGTTGAGTCTGAATTAGGTAAAGGGAAACTTTATTATTTTTCTACCGCAAGAACCCCAGCCAATGCTTACACGGGAAATTATCCACAGGGTGTTATCTTCAAATTAGATGGTCGTGCTTTGGGACAGAAATATAAAGGAGTTCCGCTAGACTATTGGGCAACAAAGAAACGCTCTTCCAAGAAAGCAGCCAACCCTGACCCTGGCGAGACAGAAGGGTTTGAGGCAGAAGACAGGATACTTTTAGATGAACCCTACATTGAGGATGCTGACAGGTACATAGACGAAATCCATTTTGCTATTCCTTTGTATCGGTTTGAAAAGGGAATGTTTGATGATGAACCAAAAAGAAAAGCCGGCAGCGCCATAGAAGCCTACCAAATGAAAGGACTTAGAGATGGCGTCGCCATAGCGGAACAAAGAAACATCCCTTATTATATTCATATTGATAAACAAACTTTCCCCTTTGTTGAGGTTGGTAAAAAGAAAGCACTTACTAGCTTGGCTGCGTTTATGGAAGAAGTAGAAAAGTCTGGTGTCACAGTCAACGAGCCTCGTGACCAAGCATCGGTATATAAGAGTAGAAGCGGAGCAGAGTTTGGCGAAGATGAAGTGTTTCTGTATGTTCAGGCTGCCCAAGATATCCTAGCCGGTAAAGAGCGATTTGAAGGAGCCAGCGTGAAGGATAAAGTTGGATATAGAGACGAAGCTGAACGTAAGAGAGAAGGTACCGTAATGTTCCGAAATCTTACGGGCTCCCCTAATATGTATGGTCGCTTTTACAGGGAAATTGATAACAGTCTCCATAATGTAAGTTCTAATCCCAAAGCTCGTAAGACTTTGGAGATGCTCGCCTCACTTATGCGGAGCACAAAACAAAAGACCCTAAAAGATTTTGAAAACTATTTAAATCAGGTCTATAAACAAAATCATCCGGACGGCGACCCGACAGGTTATCGAAATACATAATGAAAAAAAAGAAGCAAGATATTATCCTAGAAGACCTTGGCGATTATAATCCCATAGAGATACTTCGAACTGCCGGAAAGTATTATGTAGACCTGGCAAAAAGTCCTAACCCAAGAGAGCAATTCAGAAAAGATTTAAAAGACGCTGGGGTTGATGATTATCTACAAGGAGCGTCCGCCATACCTTTTATCGGTATGCCTTTTGGGCTAGCTTCAATCGGTTTAAACCTTGGGGCCGGGAATACACAACAAGCACTCATACAGGCAATAATAACAGTCAGCGCAACGCTTGGAGTCTCCGCAGCCGGCAAAGGGTTTCAAGCCGCAGCATCAAATCCTAGAGTTGCTCAGGGAGTTGCGAGAATAATACAAAGTGTGGCAGATAGGATGGGAAGACTGCCAGCCATAGGTCCTAGAATTGTCACTGCTGTTGAAGCGATGAGCGGACAGCTTAAAAATCTTATGGGTGAGTTAGCAGAGGTTGTGACAGAAAAAGAAATTGAAAAAGCAGAGAATGAATCAAATAGGATCAAAGGGGCTTTAGATAAGCTCGCTGCCAGCCAGCCTGCTAAGAAGATTAAGAAGTCTACTGCGGCAAACAGAAAAGATGTTACGGAAATGAGAGAACTACTTAGAAAAAGGCGGATGCAGGAGAACTCCCAAGTGAAAATTACAAAAGACTACTTGCGAACAATTATCAAAGAGGAAATTGAAAATAAACTCCTCGTAGAGGATTTAGATCCAATGGCTGTCGCCCAACGTATTTCTTTAGCTATTGCCGGCGCTAAACTTGGTGCTGACCTTCGGAAACCTTTAGCGCAGACTGGTGTTGACATTGCTGCCATGCATAGCGCAGCGTTTAAGGGAGATGACCCCGTAAAAGAAAGGCTAAAAAAATTAGTAGCTATTAGCTCAGATGAAGAAGTACAAAAAGCTCACGATGCCTTATATAAAATGGCAACTGGCGAAGATGAGGCAACTAAAAAATATGCTAAACAGATTAGAAGCAACATGCCAGTCTTTTCAGAGGATGGCTCTCTTGCCAGTCGGCTGTCAGTGTCAGGAGGAAAGGGAGGAAGAGGGATGAGCCGAGTTAGATCCCCCCAAGACTTAATTAAATGGTACGCATCCACAATGGGAGATAAAGAATAAAATGAAAATTACAAAATCCTTACTGAGAACAATTATCAAAGAAGAAATTGAAGAGGCTTTTCGCCTAGAAAGCGATTTCAGCGTCGGCGATGTTGTAAAGTGGTCCACCCTAGAAAAAGTAATGAAAACAACTGCCAGCGGCAGACAAAAAGTTGACTACGATAGGGTACCTAGATCAGGTGAGATTGTAGAGCTTTATCGCAGTCCCAGAGGGGGCACACCAGGGTCTGCCAAAATACTTGACACTGATGGCGATTCGCACGAAGTAGAAATTTCAGAACTGACATTCGCTTAAGTTGCATATCGAGCCTATTTACTATAGGTCATAAGATATGAGTGTATTTAGAGAACATAAAACTATAGCAGATCGAGCGGCTAGTGATAGAAGCCGCCATCGTCAAAAAATAGAAAAAGCCATCAAAGAAAGCGTCAGAGATGTCGTTGCCGAAGAAAGTATAATTGGCCAAAACGGTAATAAGAAAATAAGAATCCCTGTCAAGGGAATCAAAGAACATCACTTTGTCTTTGGAACAAACGAAAAGAATAAACGAGTCGGCTCAGCGCCTGGCAAAGATTTATCCAAAGGACAACAGGTTGGGCACAGAAAACGCCAACAGCAAAATGGACCTGGAAACAAACCAGGGAATGAGCCTGGCGAAGAAATGTACGAAATAGAAATGTCCCTAGAGGAATTGGCTGGTTATCTTTTTAATGATCTTGAGTTACCAGAATTAGAAAAGAAAAACTTTAAGTTTACAACTCAAGAGAAAATGAAAAGAAAAGGCAAAAGATCTTATGGTATTAGACCACGGCTATCAAAAAAAGAAACTATAAAACAAAAGATTCGAAGAAAGAAAGCAGCCATAAAGGCTGGTTCATATGATCCTGAAAGCGGGGAAAGATTTACTTTCCACGAGAGTGATTTGCGCTACAAACATATAGCCCCAGTCAAAAAAGAAAATACCGCTGCGGTTGTGTTTTTTGTAATGGATGTTTCGGGTTCAATGACAACTAACAAAAAATATTTAGCTAGAAGTTTCTTCTTTCTTTTATACCAATTCTTAAACCATAAATATTCGTCTATTGATGTGGTGTTTGTTTCTCATACTGCTGATGCTCATGAGGTTAATGAGGAACAGTTTTTTACTCAAGTTCCTAATGGTGGAACTCTTGTGTCTACGGGATTAATAAAAGTTGAAGAAATTATTGATAAACGTTATCACCCGAACAACTGGAACATATACACTTTCTATTGTGGCGATGGGGATAACTGGGCTATCGATAATAAAGAAACACTTTCTGCTTTCCGGCGTTTAAAAGAAATAAACCAAGTGATGTGTTATACTGAGATAGGTGCATTGAGCAAATATGAGTATGCTTTGTTTGGTAACTCAAGTGGCGAAAAGAAACTATGGGACTGGACTAAGCTTATAGAGGACAAGAATTTTAAGAGAATAAGATTATCAGAAAACAAAGATATATGGCCGGCTTTTAAAAAGCTATTTGGAGGTAGACAAGATGGCTGATTGGTCGATGAGTGAACTCCAAGAATGGGATAAAAAGATCTGTACCTTAGGCGAGGGTTTAGAGCTAGATTGGTACCCGATCGAATATGAGATATGTGACTATAAAGAGATGATGGGGCATATGGCATATACTGGTATACCAACTCATTATAGGCACTGGTCCTACGGCAAATCTTTTGACCGTATCCAAACAGAGTATAACCTCGGTATGTCTGGATTACCATACGAAATGATTATAAACTCAAACCCCAGCATATCCTATTTGATGACAGAAAACCCTATGCCAACGCATATACTTACAATGGCTCATTGTGTTGGACATAGCGACTTCTTTAAAAACAATAGAATGTTTTCTGAAACGAGAGCAGACAATGCTATTGATAGGTTTAAATCTGCTAGCAAAAGAGTTAAAAAATATGTAGAAGATCCTCACATTGGAATAGATAATGTTGAAAAGATACTGGATGCTTGTCATGCTATTAAATACCAAGTACCCAGAACGCCAGGTGTAAAAAGAAGAAACCATAAAGAGCTTAAAAAATATTATGAGAAACTTGTTATGAACGATAAGTCCGGACGATGGGATCACTTTGATCTTAGCAAGATACCGCTAGAGCCTGACAATAATTTGTTGAAATTTATAGCTGATAAAAATCCAATGTTAAGACCCTGGGAAAGAGACCTGATAAGAATTGTCGAACAAGAGTCTTTATATTTCATTCCCCAAGCTTGCACAAAAATCATGAATGAGGGCTGGGCGTGCATGATTCACGAAAAGATCGTAAATGCTCTAGGTATTCCCGACGAATATTTTCTTTCCTTTATCCGTCTGCATAATCAAGTAGTTAGACCACATATGGGAAGAATAAACCCATATCACCTCGGTTTCAGAATGTTTAAATATATTGAGGAAAATCAAGGGTTTGAGGAGTGTCTTAGGGTAAGAGAGACTCACAGTGACGAAACTTTCATTAAAACATACCTTGATGAATACCTTTGTAAAGAGTTGAATTTATTCAGTTATTCTTTCAATAGGAAAGACGGCTATAATAAAATTACTGAAGTTTCCGGAGAAGCTACATGGCGAACAGTTCGTGATGACCTAATTACTAATGTAGGACTTAACAGTGTTCCCGTAGTTGTTGTTAAAGAACTTGATAAAGACGGCACGCTAATCCTGGAACATGAACATGATGGAAGGGACTTAGAGTTGTCTGAAGCCAATAAAGTTTTTGAATACATTAACGAACTATGGAATGGTGGTGTAAAATTTACCACCGTTATAGAAGAAGAGTCTTGGGAGTTTTAAAATGTCTAATAGTAAAAAATCTGATAAATTTCTCAAGTTAGTTGGTAAACACCAAGAACAAAAGAAAAAAGAAAAGTTTCACGGTACGCTATCCGATTACCTAAAAATTATTGAAAAAAATTCTGACGCAACCAAGCTGGCTCACAAAAGATTATATGACGCCATGGCAGCCCATGGTGTTACGAAGATGAAAACATCTGATGAGCGTTGCAATAAGATATTTAATAGCGAAGAATTGAGAACCTACGATTATTTTCAAAGTAAGTTCTTCGGCATGGAGAGATCTATTGCAAAGGTTATGAGATTCTTAAGATCAGCATCTCTGAAGGGCGAAGAGAGCCGTCAGGTCTTGTTGCTTTTGGGACCTGTAGGCGCTGGCAAGTCGGCCCTCATGGAACACATCAAAGGAGCCCTAGAAGAGACGGAACCCATGTATCATATTGAGGGTTGTCCAATACACGAGGAACCTCTTCATTTGATACCCCGTTCTTTGAGAGAAGAATTTCAAAAAATTTATGGCATAAGAATAGAGGGAGACCTTTGTCCTGTTTGTCGTTATAAACTAAAAGAAGAGTATGGCAATGATTATACTGCGATGCCAATAACTGAGTCTTCATTTTCGGTTCGTGGTAGGCGTGGTGTTGGAGTGGTACCACCCATGGATGCCAACAGCCAGGATGTTACTATTCTGATAGGCAGTGAAGACATTTCAAAGCTTGATATGTACGCCGAAGACGACCCTAGAGTGTTGTCGTTAAATGGTGCCTTTAATGTTGGTAATCGAGGCATAGTAGAGTTTGTTGAGGTGTTCAAGAACGAGATAGAATTCTTACACACGATGATCACAGCTACTCAAGAGAAAGCCGTTCCCTCTCCCGGTAAGGGTCCGATGATTTATTTTGATGGTGTTATTTTAGCTCACTGTAATGAGGCAGAATGGAACAAGTTTAAATCAGAGAACACCAACGAGGCCATCTTAGACCGTATTGTTCGAGTCAATGTCCCCTATTCTTTAGAGGTTTCCCAAGAGGTAAAGATCTATGAGAAGCTTTTAGGCTTGTCTGACTTTAATGGGCATGTGGCTCCTCACACCCTAGAGGTTGCGTCCATGTTTGCTGTGTTGAGTCGATTGCATCCGTCTAATAAAGTAGACGCCCTTACAAAAATGAAACTGTATGATGGGCAAGATGTCATTGAAAGGGGCACTGTTAAAAAGATTGATATCAACGATCTAAGGGACGAAGCTCGTGATGAAGGTATGACTGGCATCTCTACCAGATTTATTATGAAGGCAGTTGACGCTGCCCTGTCTGACAGCGAAAAGAACATGGTAACTCCAATATCAATTCGGGATGCTCTTATAAAACAAGTAAAAGATCAGATTGTTGTTGAAGATGACAGAAACAGGTATCTAGACTTTCTAGGTAAAACGCTTCATGATGAATATCTTAATATTTTAGAGAAAGAGATTACCAAAGCCTTTGTTTCGGCTTATGACGAACAAGCAGAAGCTTTATTTAATAATTACTTAGACCATGCCGAGGCTTATGTTAACATGGCAACCGTTAAAGATTCTGTTACCAACGAAGAAATAGCCCCAGATGAGAATTTTATGGAATCCATTGAACAACAGATCGGTATAACCGGAACTTCGAAGGAAAATTTCAGAGTTGATATAACTGCTTTTATGTTCTCCAAACTTAGGAGAGGTGAGAAAGTAGATTGGCAGTCTTATGCGCCCCTCAAGGAGGCTATTGAGACCAAGTTAACATCGTCTGTTAAGCAAATCTCTAGGATCATCACCAAATCTAAAAGTCGTGACAAGAAGCAACAAGGGAAGTACAACGAGATGGTGCAAACTTTGATCGATGAATACGGATACAATGAGGAATCAGCCGAGGAAGTTATTAAATTTGCTGCTAATAACCTATGGAGAGATAGTTAGTAGGTTAGTGAATGTCTCAACAGATTGAAAAATTAAAAAAACTACAGCTTTTGGTTGGAAACACGCCAACTGTTAAGCTCACATGTAAGTTTGAAGATAAAATACGCACTATATTAGCAAAATATGAGACTTTTAACTTCACTGGAAGCATAAAAGACCGCATGGCCATGCAAATCCTTAAATCAGCGTATGATCTTAACACTATAGACGCTAATGATACAATAGTTGAGGCTTCAAGTGGCAACACAGCAATAGCTTTCGCTGCCATGGGGGCTTTCTTAGGTCATAAAGTAGAAATATATATGCCAGATTGGCTCTCAGAGGAAAGAAAGAGGGTTTTAAGGTTTTATGGGGCTAAATTACACGAAATAAGTGTTAAAGACGGCGGATTTCTAAAGTGTATTGAGTTAGCAGAGCAAAAAAGTCAAAAAAACGGTTATTTTGGACCAAAACAGTTTAATAATACTTGGAATATCCTGGCACACGTTAATTCTACTGCTCCTGAGCTTGAAAATGCACTTAAGATTAACAATTTAGGTGATTTAGACGTTTTTATTACTGGTATGGGTACCGGAGGCACTGTTATGGGCTTTTATCACTACTTTTCGCAAAAAAAGAACGACTTTAAGGTTTACCCTATCCTTCCAAGTAAAAATGAAGATGGCGGACACCGAATTGAAGGCATTGGGGACAGCTTTATACCAAATATTGTGGATTTACAAGCACTTAGCCCTGTTTTACGAGTAAAAGACTCGGATGCGATAAATATTGCTAGACAAATCAATAAGTTAGGCTTATCTGTTGGTATTTCGTCCGGAGCAAACGTTTTTGGAGCTATTTTGAAGGCTGCTGAACTTAAAGAAACATCAAATGTAGCCACTATACTTTGCGATGGAAATAAAAAGTATCTTTCAACAGATTTATGCAAAGATCAAAAAGAAGAACTATCTAAAGATATTGAAATATTAGATTTTGAAATAATTTCTTGAAATAATCTGAATTTATGGTATCTTAAACTATGAGCGACTCTAAAGAAATATTAGAAAGAATAGCGGATGCTTTTGAGACAGTGAATTCAGCTTCGGACGATAAATACCCCAAAGAGGCTGTAAAAGTCGGGACAATTGTTCGGGCTAATAGATTAGATTCGCTGGGCGTTGTGACAGATGCGTTCTATGGTGAACTAGATAAAGATAATCAAAAGATAATAATATACACTGTTCTTTTGTTCCCTAAAAGAAATCCTCTTAACCAAAGAAGAGAAGAGCAGTATTATATAAGTAATGAATACGAATATGAGGTAACAGCTTACCTCATGATTAATCCAATTAATATAAGCGAGTTAAGAAAGAACTTGGGAGGTGGACTTTTAATATGAAAAACAAAATTATGCCTGCGGCTCTACTGTTTGATATGGATGGAACCCTAACTGATGCTAGGGAACCAATATCACAAGATGTCCTTGAGGCCTTGAAGTCTGTTCCTAATTCCATCAAGAAATATTTAGTTACTGGTTCTGACATGGTAAAAATTGAAGAGCAAATTTCTAATGATAATTTATTACAACTTTTTGAGCGAGTATTTTCTTGTAATGGCACAAGGGTTTGGAATTGCAACCTTGATATGGATGACGAGACAAAACCAATTGAACCAGAATTAATTCACACAACCTCATTAATGGATTTTTATTCTGAGGCTGATATTAATCATATTGTTAATATCCTTCTAAAGACAGCTTACGAGACCCACACTAAAATTAAAACAGGGACGTTTATTGAATGGCGTGACAGTCAGATTAACTTTTCGGTAGTGGGGAGAAACTGCACAAGCACTCAGAGAGAGGACTATGTTAAGTGGGATTATAAAAGCGGAGAAAGACAAAAAATAGTGGACCAACTACGAAAGGATTTCAAAGGTTGGGGGCTATCTTTTCGATTAGGAGGACAGATCTCTATTGATATTACTCGTGAAGGTTGGGATAAAACTTATGCTTTAAAAAATATCAAAGAAACTCCAGATCAGTGTGTATTTTTTGGAGATAAGATTTGCAAAGACGGAAATGACCTTGACATTGCTATGAAATGTGGTAAATATCATATGGTTGATGGACCAGCGGATTTAATTCTTCAACTACAGGAGTACCTATGATCGATGCCAATACTTACGCTACTGGTTGGTATTCTATTAGCCCTGCTTTTGCCTGGTGGAACTTTGATGCTCATCGTGTGGCTGAGATCAAAGCACGCAGAGAAGCAGAGAGAATTATTAAAGAAGATAAACGACAAAAGAAAATCAACTCTGCAAAAATTGCAGAAGGATCAATTTCTGTATATGCGTAGTAAAAAGACAAATAAAAAACTTGACAAGTAACAAATCGATGATACCTTAGAGTATAAGGAGAGAGTATGAATTGCTTTCAAATCGAAGTCCGTGGCACAACCTTTACAATCTGGGCACCTACCATTCAAGATGCTTTAGAAACTTTTATGATTGATATGGAGTTTTATGAGGTGCCCAAGGAATTGGCTTCTATGGGTTCCTCCGATATGGGGGGTGATCTTTTTCCTGCTGAATGTAATGGTTTTTAATGAGTGTAAAAGATAATAGTTTTCAAGAGAGATTATCAAATTTTGTTAAGGATGACATCAATCCGAATCTCGCTGCCCACGGTGGCTGGATAGAAATCGTTTCAGCCGATGAAGATACTGGAGTTGTTAAACTAAAAATGGGTGGAGGGTGTCAGGGTTGTGGGGCTAGCGCAGCAACCATGCAACACGGAATTAAGATGGCCTTAATGGACGAGTTTACAGAGATAAATGAAGTTTTAGATGCCACTGATCACAGTGCCGGAGAAAATCCTTTCTATATGGGTAATCCTTTTAAATAAAAGATAAATAAAACTTGACTTCTACGTTAACAGTGATATTATAGGTTTGTAAGGGAGAGAGATATGAAGTTAGAGTCTGCTCTTAAAAAGATTCGCAATCGTGCCAAAGCTGTCAATCGTGAGGTTATGATTGAACAGAATGATTATCACAATAATAACCACCCCAAGGTCTATGTTTACTTTGAAGGTTCCAACCAGCTTATTTCATTCTGGACAAACAGCGACGGCAGCATTAGTGCTCCTCATGTCAAGCGTCAAGGTGATGAGTCTGACCCTCACACGGACTACTTCCCCGGTTGCTTTTATGACAACATTACGCAAGCACTCAACTCGATTGCTCCGCTGCCTCCCAAATACCCGGTCGGCTCGTTAGTCCGCTTCAAAGACAATAAGCGTAACAACCGTTGGAAGTTGGCTGGCAAGGTTGCCTTGGTAATCCAAGCCGAAGCTGGTGGCAACTACAAGGTTCAGTACGAAGGTAGTGAAGATCGCTACAACCCCTTCTACGCCCAGCGTGATATTGAGCGGGTGTCATAAAAAACTTGACTCCTAGTCAATCCGTGATAATATAAGATATAAGGAGAGAGAAATGGCTGCTGCGAATCCCGAAGTCGAATTTCACATGAACGGTTTTCTTAACGAGTGTGTGGAGATGTTGAACAATCATTATGATTCTAAGTTCCCGAACTTGCCTCGCCCAGAGGTCAAAGTCAAAGCGGGTGGTAAATACTACAAAGTTTATCAGGATGCCGGCGAATACCACAAGAGCGTTTGGTTCTTCGTCGGTAAAGAGGACGGCTTGATTTGGAAGGCTGCTTCTTGGAAGTCTCCTGCTCGCAACTTCGCTCGTGGAAATATTCTTGAAGACAAAGCAAAAGACGTCATCGGAGTTTATGGATTATGATTTTAGCTGCCCTTGTTTTACTTGCTGCCCCAGGTTTAGAGACTAATGTCGTAAATCAAGGCAACCCTTCAACAGGCATTTATTGTCCAGTCTTTATGACTAAAGGCGAGGCCATCTTCGGCGGACCAGATGTAAAACCTCGGGGACTTAATAAAGTTCTACAAAAACACATGTGCTTTACACACGTTGTGATGCCTCTTCAGCAGATCTGTATTATGGAAGGTCATAACGAAAAGCGTTGTAAAATGAGAACTGTCAAATGGATTAAGAAAAAGAAATAGGAAAAAAATGTTTATCCTTAGATTAAGAAAAGATGTGTGGATGCCTGCTTTGATGTTTCTCTCCGGTATTGCCACAGGAATGGTTGGCGGAGCACTTTTGAGTTTAGAGTACCCTATTTATTGGCTAACCTTTTAGAGGGATATAATGTCAGAGAACAAGAAACAGTGGAAATGCAATTTCAAGCTTGAGATTATCAGCAAAGAGGGAGCATCACTAGATGATTTTAATGCTTCCCTTGATAAATTTGTTAGTGATTGGATTGATGTTATCCCCGACACAGGAACAGCAGCACCGGAAAGTGCTATTGACTTCTGGCACGGCGGATTACACTTCCCACCAGACGAAGAGTAGAATTTAGGGAAACAAATAAATGAATAAACGACGATAAGTGTCAGGGTTAAACCCGAACCGATCTGGCAGGAAGCATAAAGAGCCAGCGTCCCTACCTTCAGTACCCACATACCTTTGAAGAGTTGCGTGTGGAAGACGGCTTGTAGGGTCAGATACAAATGTAACAGGAGTCCAGATGTACTTGGGCAAAAACTCTTCACATTTGGTTCCGTAGCTCAGTTGGATAGAGCAACGGCCTTCTAAGCCGTGGGTCGCAGGTTCGAATCCTGCCGGAATCGCCAAGGAGTTATGATGTTGAGAGTTTTAGGAAAATTACCAAGAGAACTGGTCGTCGCTGTCAGCGGCGGTCCAGACTCTATGGCTATCTTGGACTTTCTTAATAACAGTCATAAAGTGACTGCCTATTATTTTGATCATGGAACAGAGTTTGGAGTTGAGGGTTATCGTTTCCTTAAGGACTATTGTGGAAAGAAAAATATTCCCTTAATTGTAGATTATATTTCTTCTTCCCGACCAAAGGGCAAATCCATGGAAGAGCACTGGCGTGATGAACGGTACAAATGCTTTCACGCTTTTGATTTTCCGGTTATCACGGGTCATCACTTAAACGATGTGATTGAGTGGTTTTTATTTTCTTCTATGCACGGACAGGGAAAAGTTATTCCCTACAAGAACAAAAACGTTTTTAGACCGTTTATCTCTACTCCTAAAAGCAAACTGCTTGACTGGTGTGAGCGCAAGGAAGTTCCTTATCTGGTTGATCCGGCAAACGAGAACCGAGACTTCATGCGAAGCATTATTCGACACGATATTGTGCCCCATGCCGAAATGGTAAATCCAGGGATCGAAAAAACATTTAAAAAAATAGTAGAAAGGGAGTATAATCTATTATACTAAGGGGGGTTAGCTCAATTGGTTAGAGCAACTGACTCATAATCAGTAGGTTCTAGGTTCAAGTCCTAGACCCCCTACCATGCCCGAATAGCTCAATTGGCAGAGCAGTGGTTTTGTAAACCAAAGGTTGCAGGTTCAATTCCTGCTTTGGGCACCATAAGCGGCTATCGTATAATGGCCATTACCTCAGGTTTCCAACCTGATGATCTCGGTTCGATCCCGAGTAGCCGCTCCAAAAGGAAAAAAATGTATAAAGATTTGATAACAGAAATTCCAAACTGGCCAAAAGAAGGTGTAACATTCAAGGATATAAGTCCGTTACTAAAATCAGATAGGTTTCACCAAGCGATACGAGACTTGGGAGAAAAGTTTAACAACCTCGATGAGGTTGATTTTTTTGTTGGCATTGACTCAAGAGGTTTTATATTTGCCTCTGCCTTAGCAACCATGTTTGGTAAGGGTGTGGTGCTAGCAAGAAAAAAAGGTAAACTACCACCACCATTTGTCAGTGTACATTACGAACTGGAATATGGTAAGGACTATTTGCAGATGGGCAACGGCAGCGGAAACGTTATCATAGTTGATGATGTTTTGGCTACTGGCGGAACCCTCAAAGCAACCCAGGAATTATGTAGGACGGCGGGCTACAACGTAATAGACTGTGGTGTTCTGATAGATTTAAAATTTTTACATGATGATGATATAAAAGCAAAAAGTGTTATAGAATATGAATAGAATAGTTGTATTGTGTGCTTTGCCAGAAGAGACACAAGGTTTAGTTGAGGAGTATGTCCCTACGTTTTATACAGGCGTTGGAAAAGTTAATGCAACTATGACAGCTATGAGGTGTATTATAGATTACAACCCAGATTTGATTATAAACTTTGGCACTGCTGGCAGTAACAAGGTTGACCAAGGTACGTTAGTTGATTGCACTAATTTTATCCAAAGAGATATGCACATAAAAGAATTAGGATTTGATCTAGGGGTTACACCATTCGAAGATAAAGACACATCTTTATTATCTTTCCCTTCAGAAAACCCAATCAATAAAAGACTTACTTGTGGTACTGGCGATACGTTCGTTAGCGATATGAAAAACACTCCTTATGATGTTGTTGATATGGAATCATATGCTATCGCCAAATGCTGCTACGAGTGCGATATTGATTTTGTGTCTTTCAAATATATTACTGATGGTGCTAATGATGATGCACCAAGTGATTGGAATGAAAACTGTAAAAACGGTGCGAATGCCTTTATTGAGGTTTTGCAAAAGTATTTGGAGAATAAAGATGAATAATTTACTCAGAGCAGCGTTAAGTCATTACCAGGCACAAAAAGATGAGGCTATTGCCGTGCTTGAGATTTATTTCGAAAGTTCTGTAGGTATCGGAGAACACTCAAATTTATTAAAAGAAATTACAGAGTGGACAGAAAAACTTACCGATGCAGAAGAAAATATTGAAACTCTTAAAAAGTTTTATGAAATAAACGAATAGTTTAAGTTTACAAACTAATTACTATAAGAGTCAGATAGCTGACCAGTTCCTTTACTAAATGGTTATACTAAGTTCAGATTGGTGACCCCAATCCTGATGGTGTAAATACCCATATTTAGGAGGAAAAAAATATGGCTTTTAGTACGTTCTCTGGTTCTAATTCAGGTAACCGAGCGTTTCAATTAAATGGTGAAATCCTTGGTGGTGTCGTTGTTAGCGGTACTTTGTTTGGTGGTTTGCCTGTTTTTACTGGCTCAACCGACGGGATCCCGATTGCGGCACACGCCAAATATGCCCTCAGTAGATCATTCGCCGACAATGATGCCTCAGGTTCTATTATTCAGGCCCTCAATTATCTAGAGGCACGAGCCGGACTTTCCGGGGATGTTACTTTTGTAAATGTTAACAATGCACTTCAAGAGTCTACTGGTTCTATACTTTTAGGTGACCCAAGTCGAACTGATACAATAAGTGGTTCGGGTCCAATCAATATAGTTGGTGCAGGGTTCCTAGGTTCTTTAATAACAACTGGTTCGATATCTTCATCTGCCGGATCGTTGATCATTGGTGGTGGTACTACACTAACCGGTCTGCTTGACGTTTCTGGTGTAATTACGGCTGCTGGAAACATTAGTTCTTCAGCCGCATTAATGATTGGTGGTGCTACTACACTAACCAACACGCTTGACGTTTCTGGTGCAGCAACGATTGTTGGTACCACTGCATTAAGAGGTAGATTGAATGTAACTGGTAATATTTCTGGTACTGCTGATGTTGCTGGTCAGGCATTAAAGATACAAGCTGGTGCAACTCTGACAGGTGCTTTAGTTCAACACGGTGGAACTACACTTCAAGGAGAACTTAGTTCTTCGGGTGGAGCAGTCTTCCTTGGTACAGTTATTACCAACACATTTGAAGCATCCAGTAGCCTCTTGGTAGCTGGCAACGCAGGGGTGACTGGTACTGTTCACGCTGGCAGTGACATTTCTGGTGCTGCTGATATTGCCGGACAGGAATTAAAAATCCAAGCTGGTTCAACCATCACTGGTAGTAGTGTATTCCACGGAGCCATATCGGGTGGCTTGGGCGCAACATTTGTAGAAGGTGTTATAGCATCAACACTTGAAGCATCCAGTAGTATTTTTTGTGGAGCATCAGTTGTTGTTACTGGCGCTAGTGGATTTGTTATGGCCACTTCAATGATTTCAAACCAAACAATTCTAGCTTCAACCTCTATGACTGGTGTTGTGGGCTTGAACCTTGGTGGTGAAAGTTTGATCAGAATCCACAATAATATTAAAGAGCCAGTTCTGAACGTTAGTGGTACTATTTTCGTTTCGGGTGCAGCATCAGCTAACCCAATCAAACTACAACTTGGTACTTCCGCTGCAAGTTGTAGTTTGGATATGATTCCATATATTCAAACAATGGGTGTTGATGAAGCGGGTAAATTAAAGTTGTTTAAGTTACAGATTTCTGGTGGTATGTTCCAAGTTAGCGAAGCATAACATAGCACTGACAAATTGTTTTATTAAAAAGGGGGCGCTTGCCCCCTTTTTTTTGTCTATATATGACATGTCTCGACAATTCAAAAAACTTACTCTGCAATATTCTTACCTCAAGATGGAAGTAGAAGACATAAAAGATGTTTGTGCCTCAGTTGAAAAAGATATACGCTCTTATATGAAGAAAAATTACCCTCAACATTATAAAGACTTTTTTGCAGATGATTCTAAAGTTTCAAATAAAGAACAAACAAGTGACGAAACAATTGAGAGTAAAATAAAAAATAAAGATCTTAAAAAATTGTATCGAAAAATAGCTTCAAAAATCCACCCAGATAAAACAAACAATAAAAAGGAATCAGACCTGTTTGCTCAAGCGGCTAAAGCATACTCAGAAAATAATGTTGGAAAAATATTAGAAATAGCAGGCTTGATTAATATAGAGATACCAGAATTATCTGATGATACTATTTCTCTTTTACAAAACAATATAAATGAGGTATATAAAGAAATAGAGACAAGAAAGAAAAGTTCTGCATGGTTTTGGCACCATTCCAATACAGAGGAAGAAAAACTTAACATCATTAACCAAATATTAGGATCAAAAGGAATATCTCTATGACAAACAAAAATATAAATGTAACAATCCATACGGATGATATCAGAAGAGTTGCTGACTCTAACCTAGGCCATGTTCTAAACAGGTTTATGTCTAAATATTCAAATAAGGTGTCAGACCTAGGCAATAACATGCATACAGAATCAAAAGAAAAAATTTTAAATGATATGGCAGAATTGATATCCGTATTAGAAGGAACAATTCCTGAAATTGCTGCTATTGCTGCTTATGTTAATGAGATAGAGGACTTACCTGTCATCACCGATACATAGGTCCTCAAAAATTTGTCTAATTTGGATAAAAACCGTTTCAGAGTTTACGGCGGGAGTGAATAGCCTTCTTTGTTCTCCATGAACACACGCTAGAAATGTGTTATGATGCGGTTGTAAAGCAAAAACAAAAAGTTCAAAAAGTTCGTCTTGAGCGATTGAAGAAATTTCTGCGCAGTTCTTCCCCAAAACGGTTTGGGCTACTTCATCCGTCATCGTTATAATTACCTTTTGTGCCCCGGATCTCCAAGAAAAAGGATAAAGGGTCATCGACCAAAACATTGTATCGATGGTTGGTTCCACTCCAGAACTTTGTATCATTCTACCGGCTTCTAGGATGTCCAAAAACTCATCAGCCGGAACAAAGTCAGAGACCATTCTTGCGTACTGATATGGAGGTCTTCTTTCTCCATTGCCTGCCGTACCTACAACAACCAGTCCAAAGCGAAATGTGCTCGTTATCGGGTCGTCTAAAAGCGGAGCAATACCTTGTATCATTGATTCTATCTCTTCATTGAACGAACCAGAAATATCAAGAACAAAAACTAAATCTACACCACGGGTATCAAACCCTTCGTCTACTTCTCCATCACAATCGTTATCTAGATTATCACAACGCTCTTGGGCTGGTAATATTTGACCATCACAAGGTCCGTCAAAGCCTCCATCTGTACAGTATCGAACACCAGCACGACACTCTCCTACAGCCATAGTTCCATCTGGTCCTTCATAACAAACAATAGCTGTAGAATTGGCTATACCTTCATCTATTGATCCATTACAATTATTGTCGAGTCCATCACAGATCTCATCAGAGGGCCCAGTATGACCATCACAATAGACACCTCCATTGTCGCATTTCATCACACCTGGAGTGCATATGCCAACGCCATAATCAGCGCCCTCAATAAATCCACATAGTTGATGTTCTTCTGGATATGTCTCATCTATAGCCACATCGCAATCATTATCTATACCATCACAAATTTCTTCTGCTGGTCCTCGTGCTCCTACACATTCTGACCAGCCGCTTGTCGTACAAGTTCTTAAGCCGTAAGAACATTGACCTGCCCTTTTTGCAACATCAATTGGATCAGCAGCCGGAAAATCTTGACCCAACTCATCACAAACAAGTTTCTCGCCTGGTACACACTCAAGTCTTATGAGTTTTTCGTCGTCTATACATGCCGAACAAGAAGTAAGTATCAGTGGCAATAATAAGACTAGCCGTTTCATTCCATTGTGGCCTCGACACAGGCATCATACGAATTGTAAAGAACCATTGTCATAGCCGTGCTATTGAAAACACGAAATCTAATTTGTTTAAGCGGAAGTTGATCTTTTCTATAAGATGCCGTCATTATTATAGGTGGTGATTCATCGGATTGTGTTGGGAGCTTAAAAGCAAACAGCAAAGAATTGCCGGGTCCATTCTGTAAGATACCAGCAATATAACCATCTTTAATAACTTCAGGAATGCCAATTTGGGCTGCGGCGTTGTCGCCGGGTTCAGTTGTTATACGATTACTGATGTGGACAACCCATTTACAATTACCGTGTTGACCCGGTGTATAGAATGTAGATTGTTTCGCAAATACGGTCTTGTAAAGACTGTTAGCTTTTATATGATAATGAAGCCCTATAGCAGACACTAAAGCTAGTATACTTAAAAGTGTAACTCTTTTAGTGAGAAAACTAAACATAAAACCACCCCTTATTGGAGAGGATCTAACTCTAGTACCTCTCCGTTGGGAGATAAAGTAATGAAGGGCATTTTCTTTATCTCTTTATTAAGTATCTGGTTGTTGCTAGTTTTTGTTTTCTTTTCTATCCAGACAAGAATTTGAGTTTTTTCCTTAACTTGCCCTACATATGACCATTTTCCCTGTATTTTTTTCCAAACTTCAGGAAAATCAATAGGTTGACCCGAAAATAGTAAAATACCTGACAACATAACGCTGTTTAACATAAGATAATATTCCTTTAATGAATTCATAACAAAGATTTACTGTGGATAATTAGTTCCCTTTCAATCTACTTACTTTATTATGATTAAAAAAACACCTTTTTACGTTAAGTTTCTTATATTTTCGTTATTTTGCCTATCAAGTTGTGTCAGTGGTTGCACCACGATAAAAATTTCAAACGCAAGTCAGAAAGAAATTTTACCAAGAAATTCTTTTGTACAAATTCAACAATCTGTTGAGTTAGAGGGTTGTGGAATCGACCAAGAAACAAAAGAGAAAAAATGTCAAAAAGCAATGATGAGATATGTTTCGTCGGGTGCTTATGTTTTTCACAGCGAAGTAACTCAAGACATTTCTTATGTTTTAACTGCTGGTCACTCTTGTGAAAATAAACTACCCAAAGTCCAGAACATCAGAGGTTTTGAAATACGGAATAAAGGGGCATCGTTTAAGGTTGTAGATCTTAACGGGTTTCAACATGATGCTAGGGTTGTAAATATTAATAATCGTTTTGATTTATGTCTATTGCAGGTGTCAGATGTTTTAATGAACCCACCTGTTTTATCCCTAGCTGAAAATGAACCAAAAAGAGGAGAAACCGTAACTAATATGGCAGCACCTCATGGACTTTTTTGGCCAGGAACAGTTTTAATATTCAAGGGTCAATTTTCTGGATATCATAATAAGGGATACTCTATCTATACAATCCCTACCAAGCCAGGCTCAAGTGGGTCGCCAGTACTTAATAAGAATAATGAATTAGTTGGCGTTATTTTTGCAGGCTACCCAATGATTGAAAACGTAGGGCTGTCTGCTCCTCTCGTAGCTATCAAGGTTTTTCTGAAAAAATCAATCGTAATAGGGGAAATGAGACTTTTCGAAAAAGATAACAAACCTAAAGTGAATACACAGATCGATAGGCTTTGGATTCAAAAAATGAAAACAAAACTTAATGAGGTTTTTGGTAACTAGATATTTACCAGTGAGGAAATTATCTAATGGCTGGAAAAAATAGACCGTCTAAACCTGGAAGTTCTAACGCTGTAACAGTTGGACCTTTATCGCAAGGCAGTGCAAGATTTCCTTTATCAGAATTACCAACTGGTAAGGGATTAGCTCTAACAACTTCAGATCAAAACGTTCATAAATTATCACCAGGTGTTCTAGAGGAAGTATACCTTTGGTGTGCAAATTACTCAGCCAGTGAGGTTATTCTAAGCCTTCATTTTAATCAAGCTGGTTCAATTTCTGCCGGACCTTCACCTCAGGTAAAAATACCACCCAGGGAAGGCTTGGTTTTAGTGTGGCCAGGGATACCTCATACTTCTACTCTAGGTGAGGAAGATACCACAGTTCAAAATTTTGTAAGAGCTAAGGCTGCGTCCAATAGTGCCTTAATACTTTATGGATTTGTTGTTCGACATTACCCAAGAGATAGGGACAATCTCGGCGCAGCCGGATATAGCTACGGTCCTGTGACAGAATAAAATGCCAATAATAGCTAGAAGAACACTTGGTCAAATAAAAACTCAAATGGGTGGAGATACAGATCCACCAAAAGCACCGTCTTTTATTAGTGTAACTCAAACTAATAATGTTACTGATCTGGGTAATGATGAAGACGATACCAGCAATTATTTTCTCTTCAAAACAACCATTGCTACTGGCGCAACAAGTACAACATTTAGTACAGATTCTGAATCTGACGATATCACTTTTACTCCCACCAATGGTCGTTTTACCACGACTACTGCGGGTGATTATCGTATAGGCGTTACGCTCTCTCTCCTGGTGAGCGCAACTTCCACATTCACTGTCAAGGTATTTGTTGACAGTAGTGCTGTATATTCACAAACAGTCACAATTAACTCCGCAGCAGATCCACTACCCGTTACTATAAATTTAATTGAATCCTTGACTGCTGATCAATATGTAAGGGTTCAAATTACTCGTAGCTCTGACGAAAATGTATATCCTCGCCTGGGTTCCAGCTTTACCTTGAACAGGCTTGGTCCCTCTAGTGGCGGTGGTAGCAGCGGTGGCGAAGTTACAATCAGGAATAATGTTGATGGCTATATTCTTAAGGCCACTGGTGAAAATAATGTTATTGAGGGTATGCCTCAATTTATCTCTTCCTCAACAGGTATAACTTCCAGCGTAGATTTTTATATTTCAGGTTCTAACCCCCCTTCCGCTGGTCCGAACCTATTTATACAGGGAAGCGACGCAGATGGAAACGTTTCAAAAATGAAAATAATTGTTGAAAACGGATTCTTGAAGGTAATAGATGATAATCTTGAATAATGTGAGGGTTAAGTAAATGTTAAGAAAAATAACAAAACAGTTCCTATTGAACGAAGCTATAAAAATAGATCCTGCTGCTTCAGTGCAGGCACTGTATGATATCATAAGCAATGTCAGAGTAACAAATAAACGAGATACTGGCAGAATTTCCTTGGCAAAAGAGCATCTTCGTGGTATAAAGAGACAGTTAAGATCTCTTAACGAACGTATTGAATCTTTAGAAGAAGAGTTAAACTTACTCAAAGAGGAAAAATAAATGGGTGGTGTTGCAGGTCATATGGACCATCTTTACGATAATCGTAATTTAACTTTTGAAAAAATGAAAGAGATAATGTTAGCTGGTGCTGATGCAGAGTTATCTACCGAAGAAAAAGTTGATGGTCAAAATCTTTTCCTGTCTTATTCTATTCCCGAAGGTAAAGCTAAAGGCGCAAGAAACAAAGGGCATTATAGGACAGGTGGTCTTGATGCTAGCGGATTGGCACAAAAATTTGCTGGTAGAGGTGGACTAGAAAAAGCTTTCACTGGTGGATTTGATGCTTTTGAAAGAGCGGCAGAGTCTTTATCAGATGAAGAGAAAGAGAAAATATTCGGACCTGATGCTAATATTTGGTACAATGCAGAAATCATGGACCCCGGAACTGATGATCCTAATGACCCCGGTTCAGTAAATGTTATAAAGTATGACAACAAAACATTAAAAATACACAATGTAGGACATTTTGTATATAACCCAGAATCTGGGGAAACAGAAAAAATACCATCTGGTGCTCTAGAGACACTAGACAATGCTCTTGAAAGAATGCAGAAATCTTTGCGTGGCCACAATTTTTCATTGGCTAGAGAAGCTTTAATCCAACTTAAGAAACTTGAAGATCAAAAGCCAGTGCAAGAGGCATTTGCAAGGATCAATACAGCACTTAGTGCCGAGGATCTATCCGACTCGGATACCGTTGGAGACTATATTTTCTCTAGGTTAAAAAATGGTGTTGATACTGACCTAAATGAGAAACTTAAAGAAGAGCTTGTCAAATACCTGATGGGCTTGCCGGATAATATAGGTAAGCGTGCATTAAAGAAAGGTCTTAGCAAAGAGGATCAACAAGATATTGATAATATCGTGAGATCTAAGAGCATGATTCTCCGAGAGGCTATATTGCCTATTGAGATAGCAGTTCATGATTATACAGTAGAAATTCTAAAAGGACTTAAGAGTGTTTTTATTGCCGACACAGACAGAGAAATTACTCGACTAAGAAATGAATTAGCCAAAGCTGTTAAGGAAATAACAGAAAGAGGCCCAGAGGATCCAGCTACTATGGAGGTGATGCAATTTCACTTAAATAAAATAAAAGATTTCTCTCAAATAACCACACCTGTTGAAGCTGTTGTTTTTGACTATGACGGACACACTTATAAATTTGCTGGTAATTTTGCTCCCCTTAATCAAATTCTAGGAATGTTTAGATACCCTAAGGGTGCTAAAAAAGTAACTACTGAAAATATATCCTTTAACACTGAAGTTATTACAGAAGATGAAGGTAAAAAAGTTGCACTGTTGCCTGGTGGCTTTAAACCGCCCCATGCTGGTCATTATAGGCTAGCCAAAGAATTATCCTCCCTTCCCGATATTGATGAAGTTCTTGTCATCATTGGTAAAAATCCTCGTTTTTCTGAGATAGAACCAAAGATCACAGTTACAGCAGAACAATCTAAAAATCTCTGGGATCTTTATACCAAAGATGATGAAAACATTAAAGTAAGAATTCAACAAGGAAGCACTCCTGTGGCTGATGTCTATGATTTAATAGCAGATAAAAATTCATTCTCTAGCGGAGACACAGTTGTTCTAGGAAAAAGCGATAAAGATGAAGGCGACAAGAGATATTCTCGTGCTCAGTCTTGGGCTGAAAGACATAATCCTGGTGTCTCCGTAGAGGAAATGGTGATGCCAGTCTACGGAGGAGAAGGAATGGGCGGCACTTCCTTAAGAAATATGATAGCATCGGGAGATAAAAGAAAGTTGTTGTCCAAACTCCCTGAACATCTAAATGATGCTGAGAAAGATCAAGTTTACGACCTGTTGTTTTATACTAACGAAAAATTAGATTCTTTAATTGATACTACAATTGATGAAATGTCAACCATGGCTGCCGGGGCTGTTGAAATCGGTGTTGGACCTTTTGGTGCCGGTGGTAAGACAAATTCTTACAATCCGTATTCTAAGAAAAAGAACAAAAAACCAAAAGTCAAAAGAGCAAAACGTCAAAGGCGGAGATAATTATAATACTATGACTACTATTAATCGCAATGAGCTTATTGCAGAACAACTTATAAGAGAACATATTCACAAAAGAATAAAAAACAAACTCAATGAGCAGCAGGTTTTTGAAAATAAGCTTCGAGGATTTGTTCGAAAACTAATAGAAGCTGAAACAGGTACCGAGGAAGCCAGCAGTAATACTGGCATTAACGTTCTTGCCGACTTGTTAGAAAAAATTATCCCAACAATTGAGGGCGACTATAAAATGTTGACAACCTCTGAAGAACAGAGGGAATCTTTTCGTAACCATATGGTTCATGCCATTAAGAATAGTCTAAGGCCAATTGAGGCTGCAACAGATGCTGAAAAAGCTGCTGACCTACCAGAAAACTTTGTAGTTAATGCAAGTAATTTAGCAGAAGAGCTTAAAATTGATCTTGATCCAGATAACAGTGATGAAAGTGTGTCTGGAGAATTTATTGACATCGATTCAGGAGAATCTAAAGATTCCGATGACTTTGTAGAGTTACAAGATCAAAACGAAACCGGTCGTAACTTTGCTGCTACAACTTTTACGAAAGTTGAAAAACAGATTGTTGACGCATATGACATGTTGGCAGATGAAGAAGATCAGCAAATATTTTATGACTATCTTCTTACCAACATTTTATTATATTTCGATAAGTTCGAAGATGAGCTTCAGGCAGAACTTCCAGATATAACAACACCAGAATATGAAAAAGAAAAAGATGAAGAAGAAGTAGATAATTCAAAAACTTCAGATGATGCAGAAGAACAACCATCAGATGATTTGGATGATTTGTTGTCTTAAAGCTTAACACTTTTTTCTCAGCCGGTATAATAGCTTGCAAGCTTTAAACAGCCTTTAAACAGCTATTGTTAGCTTTTCTTTATTTTTACTGCTTTATTCCAACTTATTACAGCTTAAGCTTTGCTAGCATATAGAAAAGAATAATTAACTTGACAAGTTGTTTGTTGTGGTGTATAACTATTATATTATGGGGGTAAACGGTATCGACTGATGGGAAAGTAGAAAAGGTGCAAGGGTGAGGGAAGCGTGGCTCACTAAAAACGCTTATCTTTTAATCGCAAACGACGATTTTCAACTAGCACAAGCAGCTTAATAACCTGACTTGACTTGAGGCGCTGGCAGCCAAGAAACAGAAAGCCATACTGTGTCCTTTTAGTGATTTTGATTGTTTTGTCCGTAATAAAACAATCTAGTCAAGTGGTCTGTCCGACGAAAAAAACAGTTCTAACCTTGTGAATGACCTCTCTACGGAACTAGACAAGACGGGAGTTCGATTCTCCCTACCTCCACCAGCCGCCTTCGGGCGGCTTTTTGTTTGTTTGGTTTGTTTGTAGACTACTTAATTTGAACCTAACAGAAGGGTAAATTTTGAAAAAAACTTTAATTTTAGACACCAATGTCTTTTTAACAGAGGCAAACTCACTTTATAGTTTCGGGAAAGATGATATTGCTATTCCAACCGTAATTCTAGACGAAATTGACCGGCACAAACACAGACAAGACACGGCCGGTCTTAATGCACGAGCTATGAATAGAATTTTAGATAAGCTAAGGTCAAAGGGTAGTTTATTTATGGGAGTTCCACTAGGTCGTGGCAAAGGTCAAGTTTTTGCTGCACAATACGATCCAAGGTATATGCCCTCAGGTATGGAGGCGAATGATTCAGATAATAAAATTATAGCAATTGCAGTAAGGCTAAAGATAGAGGGCAGAGACATAGCAGTTATTTCTCGTGATCTTAACATGAGAGTAAAGTGTGATTCATTTGGTATTGAATGTCACGACTACCAGCCCCAACAAGCCGTTAAATCAGTTGATAAATTATTTGACGGGTCAGAAATTATAGAAGTAGAAGATAAACTAATCGATGAGTTTTATGCTGACAAAGAAGTTTTTGTCCCAGAAACTAAGAAGGTTCTTTATCCTAATCAATTTATAATATTAACCTCCGATAAGAGTGATAAGAAAACAGCTTTATGTAGGTACGTCAATAATGATTCACCATTACGTCGTGTCTATTCTTATCAAGATATATGGGGGTTGTCTGCTAATAATAAAGAGCAAAAGTTTGCAATGGATCTATTATTTGACAACAATGTACAAATAGTTTCACTCACAGGACAAGCCGGCACCGGAAAGACTTTGATCGCCGCAGCTTGTGGGTTGGAACAAGTTTTACACAGCACCAAGGCTAGCGGAGGGTATGACAAATTAATTATCACCAGGCCTGTACAACCCATGGGTAGAGATATCGGCTTTTTACCGGGCACGTTAGAGGAAAAGATGATGCCATGGATTGCACCCTTGAGGGATAACTTAGAATATCTATTTGGGGATAAAACAGCACTTGACATGCAAATGGAACAAGGTATAATAGAGATAGAGGCCATGACATATATCCGTGGACGCTCTATATCTAATGCTTTTATGATTGTAGACGAGGCTCAGAACTTAACAGCACACGAATTAAAGACTATAATAACAAGAGTAGGGCATGGGACTAAACTAGTGTTAACCGGAGACATTCAACAAATTGACAACTCTTATGTTGATGCTGTTTCTAATGGTTTAACTCATGCTGTTGAGAAATTTAAGAACTACAATATAGCAGGACACATTTCACTAAAGAAAGGGGAAAGGTCTAAGCTAGCCACATTAGCAGCCGAAATTTTATGAGAGAATATATTCTAGAGAAAGTTAATAGTAATCCAAAGTTCCTTAACTTAAACGGTGTAGAGATTGAAGTAAATGACGAATTGCCAGAGGGTTTTGATATTAGGAAAATCCTCAGCACTATTGAGAAAAGAATACCATCCCACTTTTTTACTAATTTGAATAAGATTAGAATTGAAAATGACGAAGAATTTAGAAAGCGGGGTATCAATGCTTTATACAGAGACAATGAATTTATTATCTCCCCAAAGCAGAAAAATGCTAATGATTTAATTGATGATATCGTTCACGAATTTGCTCACCATGTAGAAACATTATTTACAGAGGATATTTATTCAGACGAAAGAATTAAGAATGAGTTTTTGAAAAAAAGGCAAGAAATGAAATTTGAAATTCAATCGGAAGGATACTGGGTTGAAGATTATGATTTTGATGAGCTTAAATTTGATGAAAAATTCGATACCTTCTTGTATAGTAGATTAGGACGTAATATGTTACGAATGATTACGACTGGGCTTTTTATTAGACCATATGGATCAGTTTCTTTGAGAGAATATTTTGCAACTGGTTTTGAAGCTTACTATTTAGGTAAACAAAATAGTTTAGAAAAAATAAGCCCAATGTTATTTGATAAAATTGATGAACTAAACACCAAGAACCGTTATTAAGAGAAAGTCTAAAATTGGCCGGGAAACATATTTCTTATTCTGAGTGGCGAAACTGGCACATTTGCCCACATTACCACAAATTAACATATATTGATAAAGTTGCGCAGTTTGAAGGAAACATTTTTACTGCCTTCGGGAAAGCTATTCACACAGTTTGTGAATATACTTTAACTTCTCCTGAAAAGTATCGCAAGCCAGGCGCTATTGAAACGCTAGTTAAAGAACAGTTCTTGAAAGAACTAAAGGCTCTACCTAAGGATGCGCAAAAAGACGCCCAAGCCAATTTCAAGCTCAAAGAATGGCTTGTAAATGGCTTGGATATCATTCCTGACCTTTATCGCTGTTTAGTGGATAAGTTCGGTAAGTTAGGTGAGGACTGGGAAGTTCTTAAAGCCGAAGAACAATTGTATGTACCCATTACAGAATTCACGGAAGCAGAAAAAAAGTTCAAAGGATTCATTGACCTTGTGGTTTACTCCAAAAAAGATGAGAAGATCCATCTGATTGATTGGAAAACTTGTTCATGGGGTTGGCGTCGTGAAAAGAAGAACGACAAAATCATGGCATATCAGCTTGTTTTTTACAAACATTTTTATGCTCGCAAGTATGAAGTGGATCCCGCAGATGTGGATTGCCACTTCGTATTGTTGAAGCGCACAGCCAAGCCTGGCAAGAAGGCTGAATTTGTTAGAGTGACGGCAGCTAAAAAAAGAACAACAGATGCCCTTAACGCTTTAACAAAAGCATTGCATAATATCAATAAAGAAAATTATATCAAAAACCGTACTGCATGTACAAGTTGTAAAGACCGATTCGGCACTTGCGAGTTTTACCAGACGGAATATTGTTCATAGGAGTTAATGGCCATGTCCGAAAGAAAAATAAAAGTTTTAACACTTAGTGATCACCCGATGTTACCGTCAGGGGTAGGAACTCAAACGAAGTACATCATCGAGGGATTACTCAAAACGGGAAAATACCAAGTTATATCTCTTGGTGGGGCAATACAACACCCCGATTATACACCAACAAAAACAGAGGAGTGGGGAGATGATTGGATTGTTGTGCCTGTAGATGGCTATGGCAATGATTCTCAAATCAGATCAGTTCTTCAACAATTCAAGCCTGATATTTTGTATTTTATGACTGATCCACGCTTTTATGAGTGGCTATGGAATATGGAAGATGAGATAAGAGAAAATGTTCCTATGGTTTATTATCATGTGTGGGACAATTATCCAGCACCTGTTTTTAATAAGCCATGGTATGATTCTAATGATTTTATTGCTACCATATCAAAAGTAACTTCTAATGTAGTTCGTGAAGTTACATCAGATGTAGAAGAAAGATATGTACCACATTCAGTGAATACAGATTGTTTTTATAATCTAAATAAAGACCCTGAAGGGAAAAAAGCACTAAAAAATACTATTTCTGATAACCCTGCTTTACAAGGTAAGTTTAAGTTTTTCTGGAATAATCGTAACGCTAGAAGAAAACAGAGCGGAACATTAATGTTTTGGTTTAAGAAGTTTTTAGATAAAGTGGGTCACGACAAAGCTGTGCTTATGATGCATACAGAGGTTAACGATCCAAACGGGCAGCCTCTAGAATATTTAGCAGCACAACTGGGTTTAAATAACGGACAAGTTATTTTTAGTAAGCAGAAAATTCCGCCAGAACAACTTGCAGTTATGTATAATTTGGTGGACTGTACAATTAATATAGCAGATGCCGAAGGTTTTGGTTTAGGTACTTTGGAATCTTTAGCGTGCGAGACACCTATAATTGTTAACATGACTGGCGGACTTCAAGAACAGGTGACTGATGGCGAAAACTGGTTTGGAATAGGTATTGAGCCAGCCTCAAAAGCCATAATTGGATCTTTGACCGTTCCCTTCATCAGGGAGGATCGATTAAACGAGGATGACGTTGTTGATGCGATGTATAAAATGTACACAATGCCCAAAGAACAGAGAGATAAGATGGGCGAAGCCGGAAGAAATCATGTATTGAAAAACTATAATTTTGAAGACTATCAAAAGACATGGGTTGAAATCATGAATCACATTCACGAAAAATACGGCTCATGGGAAACAAGAAAAAATCATAAAAAGTGGGAGCTACTGGAAATATGAGAACTGTATTATTAAAAGGACCAATCCTTAGCAGAAGCGGATATGGCGAACACGCTAGAAGTGTTTTTCGGGCATTGCAAAGCAGGCCAGACTTATATGATATTTATATTGAACCAACTATCTGGGGCAAAACTCCATGGTCTCATACTGTTTCTGAAGAGAATAAAGAAATATTTGCGTGTATTAACAAAAGGCAGCAGTTTAGAGGTGTTTTTAATTTATCTTTGCAGGTTATGATACCAAATGAGTGGACAAATATAGCCGAGAAAAACATCGGTGTCACTGCTGGTATAGAAACAGATTTAGCATCCGAAACGTGGGTACAATTTTGCAAAGACATTGATCATGTTATAGTTGTCTCTAATCATGCTAAAAATGTTTTTCTAAACTCAGTGTATAAGGACAAGGTACCAGTAGCTAATGGGCAAATGATGGATCTAAAATTAGAGCCTGAAGAAATTGATGTCATTGGGTACCCTGTTAAGAATAAAGACTGTGAGGATATGGGCTTAGAACTCAAAACTGATTTTAATTTTTTGACTGTGGCTCAATCAGGACCAAGAAAATGCCTTGACGCAACTGTGAGATGGTTTGCGGAGGAATTCAAAGACGAGAATGTCGGTCTTGTTGTAAAAGCAAATATGCAAAACAATAGTATTGCAGATAGACATAATCTTCAAACTAGTATGAAACACTGGATTCAAAAACTAAAGGATAAAAAGTGTAAAGTTTATCTTTTGCACGGAAATTTAAATGAGGAGCAGATTCATCACCTATACAATCACGACAAAATTAAATGTTATGTGACTACGACTCATGGTGAGGGTTTCGGTCTTCCAATTTTTGAAGCAGCTTATAGTGGACTTCCTGTAGTGGCACCGGCATGGTCTGGTCATGTAGATTTTTTATATAAAAAGTTTAAGAAAAAAAACGGCAAACCAGATAAGAAACCTTTATTTACTAAAGTTAAATATGAATTAGAAAAAGTTCAACAAAATGCAGTTTGGGAAAATGTTATTGTTGAAGATTCTAAATGGGCTTTCAGTGATCAAAAGTCATTTAAAAAAGCACTAAGAAATGTTTATGATGCTTACTCCAGTAAGAGAGCTATGGCAAGTGAATTGAAAGAATATCTTCATGATGAAATGTCAGAAGAAAAAATACACGAAAAATATATCGATGTGATTAACAAGGTTTATCCACCTGAGGTATTTGAGGTTACTGATTGGTTATCGCAAATTGAGGGTAATTTAGAAACTCATGATTAAAAAAATCATTTTTGTTGCCGATTGGTTTTCTGAACAAGTCAACGGCGGCGGCGAATTAAACAATGATGAGTTTATTTCGGTGGTTCGTAATATGGGAGTAGATGTTACTCCAATTAATTCACATTTATTGACCGTTGATATTCTCAACCAAACTAAGGATTGTCACTATATATTTGGAAATTTTCTTAACCTTGACAATAACGTTTATCAGCATATAGTCCAAGGAAAAACAAAATTTTCAATCTATGAGCATGATCACAAATATTTAGTCAAAAGAGATCCATCCGGGTATGAGAACTACTTGGCCCCAAAAAACGAACTTGCAAACCTAGCCTTTTATAAAAAAGCAACTGCTATATTTTGCCAAAGTAAACTTCACGCTGAAACGGTTGAAAAAAACTTAAAACTAAAAACGATACATAATTTGTCCGGAAATATATGGGATTTAAGTTCTTTGAATTTATTGGAGAACATATCTAGCAAAAGCAAGCAAAACAAAATTTCTATATGGGACTCTACAAACCCAATTAAAAACACTGCGAAGGCTGTCGCATACTGTAAGGTAAAAAATGTACCATATGAATTGGTTGGTTCATTGCCTTATAGCGAATTCCTGGAAAAATTGGGACAAAATGAAACTTTTTTATTCTTCCCCGAGACAATGGAGACTCTGTGTAGAGTAGTGGTTGAGGCACGAATGATGAACATGAAAGCTATAACAAATGGTGTTTTGGGTGCTACTTCCGAAGAGTGGTTTTCTTTGAAAGGTAAAGAGTTAATCGACCTTATGAGGCAAAAAAGAGAGAGCATACCAAAATATATATTGGAGACTATTAAATGAAGATTGTGATGGTGTGGAACAAGACACTAAAAAGAGGTAATATTCACAAAATAGATATTGGATTTTGGAACACATATTATTCCTTGTTGCAGTTGGGACACCAAGTTTACTTCTACGATACTGCATCTGAACCGGAAAAATCATTATCAGAGGTAGTTGAGAGTTTTAAACCTGAGTTGATTTATTGCTGTATGACAGGAGACAAATCTCTTACTCCATATGAGCCATGGGAAGACTTAGTTAAAGAAAAAGATAAAGGAAGGTGTAAAACTTTTAATTGGTTCTGTGATGACACTTGGAGATTTGATTCTTTTTCTTCTAAGGTTTGTAATGTGTTTCATGTATGTTCTACCGTGGAAAAAAATTACATTGAAAAATTTAAAGAAATAGATTATAACAACATTATACACGCAATGTGGCATACTAATCTTGATTTTTACCCCAAAGTAATTGAAAAAGACATCGATATATCTTTTTGTGGTATTCCAAATATCGAAAGAGAGAGTTTTACTAATGCTCTTAAAAGACAAGAGATGCCTGTGGAATATAAGTATGGAATCTCGCACGAGGATATGTGCGAGCTTTTTGCCAGGTCTAAGATAAGTTTAAACTTCTCAAAGAACATGACACTTACACCTCCAAGAAGGCAGATCAAGGCGAGGCTCTTTGAAGTTCCAGCCGGAAGAGCATTACTTTGCACAGAAGAAACGCCAAGTTTAGAGGAATATTATAAACTTGATGAAGAGGTCGTTACTTTTAAGAACTCGCTTGAACTGTATGAAAAGTGCAAATACCTTCTAAAGAATGAAAATGTACGACGACGGATGGCTGAAAATGGATTCAATAGATTTAAAAAAGAACACGAATCAAAACAGCGTTTACCAAAAATACTTGACAAAATAATGAAAACATGAACCATGGTTATTTACATAGACATAGACGAAACAATCTGTCTTCATCCTGAAGGTTCCCCCGGTAGGGCTCGTGATTACAATTTAGCATCACCAATACCAGAAAATATCAACAAGGCCAACAGACTGTATGATGAAGGTAATACAGTAATCTACTGGACTGCAAGAGGGGCAACAACAGGGATTGATTGGACTGAACTTACCACACGCCAGCTAGAAAAATGGGGTGCAAAGTATCACGAATTAAGGTTAGATAAACCTTTCTATGATTTGTTTATAGACGATAAGGTTATGAATACGGAGAATTGGACATGACTGCAAAAGTGTCTGTTATAATCCCTTGTTACAATGCAGAAAATTATATTAAAGAGGCTATTGGTTCTGTTCTCAGTCAAACCTATGAAAATATTGAGATAGTTGCTGTTGATAATGAGAGTAGCGATGCAACTTTAGATATTTTAAAATCCTACTCATCAGATAATAAACGGGTTGTTTACTCCACCGCAAAAAACATATATCCTTTTTGTTGGGATGAGGCCAGGGAAGAGGGTTTGAAAATATGCACGGGTGATTACATAACAACCCTATGCTCTGATGACTATTACAGTTTAGAATACATAGAAAAGTGTGTTCAAATCATGGACCAGTTAAAAGATAAAGTTTCATTAATACAGAGTCCCATAAGGGGTGTTGACGTAAGTGGTAGAGAGATTAACAGAGTGGGGCACCGTTATGATGGGGTTCAAGAGTTTAAAAATTTAGCTGTCAGCAAATGCCCGGTGACGAGTCCAACGGTTTTTTACAAACGAGAGATTTATGATCAAGGATTGATAAAAACAAACCCAGAAAAGTATAGTGGTGCGGCTGACTATGATTTATACTGTGGTTTAGCTGACAGTGGACACTATATTTTACCAGTCCCTAGTTGGATAGGTTACAATTATCGCTGGCATGAGGAACAAGCTACTTGGGGTATGCACAAGTCTAAAATAAATTACGATAGTCTGATACAATCTTATTGGAGAGAAAAGTGGAACATCTACTAGACACCAAAAAAAGAATTGTTCAAATTGCATATGATAACCGACTGTCACATCTTGGCAGTTATTTTTCTTGCCTTCCAGTTGTGGATGAAATATACTCTAACAAAAATAAGGAGGATATTTTTATCTTATCTTGTGGACATGCGGCGTTAGCTTTGTATGCTGTTTTGGAAAAATATGAGAATGCAGACGCATCTAAATTATTTAAGAAGCATGGTGGACACCCTCATCGAAATGTCAAAGATGGTATACATTGTTCCACTGGTAGTTTAGGAATGGGTCTCCCTTTTGCTGTCGGTAAAGCACTTGCAAACAAGAATAGAAAAGTATATTGCTTGATAAGCGACGGCGAGTGCGCCGAGGGGTCTATCTGGGAAAGTCTTAAATTTATATACGAAAACAACCTTAAAAATATCCAAGTATATGTTTCAGTAAATGGATATTCTGCCTACGATGCGGTTGATTCAGACTATCTGGTTAAAAGACTGCAATGTTTTTTGCCGGATATAAATATCAGATACACAAAAGTTAACGAATTTTCCTTCTTAAAAGGCTTGAACGCACACTATCATATAATGAGTGAAAATGATTACAATTTAGCACTAAAGGAACTGAATGAGAAAAAAGTTTAGTAGTATATTACATGACAAAATGGGGAAAGATGAGAGGCTTTTTTTACTGACAGGTGACCTTGGATATGGTTTGTGGGACAGAATAAAGATTGATTTCCCGGATAGATTCCAAGATTTTGGATCATCTGAGCAATTGATGGTTGCTGCTGCTTGTGGTCTTGCAACAGACGGATATATACCACTTGTTTACTCAATAACTCCATTTGTTCTTTATAGACCATATGAGTTTATTCGAAATTATATTAACCATGAAAAAATACCAGTTAAGTTAATGGGTGGTGGTCGTGATAAAGATTATGGGTACCTTGGGTTCTCTCACTGGGCTGAAGATGATAAAAAAACTATGGCTAATTTTAGTAACATTGCAAGTTACTGGCCAATTGACGAAGCGGAATTGGAGAAAGTAGTTGACACTTTCCTGTTTGATGGAAAACCAAGCTACCTTAATTTAAAAAGATGAGCAAAATATTAGTTACGGGAGCATCAGGTTTCCTTGGTAAATCTGTAAGTGAGTATTTTTCTAACAAAGGTCATGAAGTTTTTTCCTTGACAAGGCAAGATCTTGATGTTACTAATAAGGGACAAGTCACTGACTGGTTTAGACAAAACAAAGTTGACTTCGTAATTCACACGGCTGTAAAAGGTGGTCGTAGAGGTAACTATGATAGCTTCTCTGACTATGTGGCAAATATAAAAATGTTTGAAAATTTATTTGAAAATAAACACAGATTTTCAATGATGATTCATTTTGCTTCCGGTGCTGAGTTTGATAGAAAAAATCATATAAACTGTTTCAAGGAAGATCGAATATTTGATTCTATGCCAGAGGATTTTTACGGACTATCAAAAAATATGATAGCCAGAAAAATTATAAAACATAAAACTAATATTTATAACTTTAGACTTTTTGGTTGCTTTGGCAAAGACGAAGAAGAAAACAGGCTACTTAAGATTTTATCGAAAGGTATAGAGGAACAGTCAGAAACTTTTATCGAAGGTAGAAAAACCATGGATTTTTTCTATGATAAGGATGTCTGTAGGGCAATTGAATATTATATGGATAACTACAAGAAAAACAATTTACCCAGAGACATTAATTTGGTTTATGAGGAAAAGTTAACTATCAAAGAAATATCAGATTATCTTGAGGAAGTTATGGGCAAGCCTAACAAAAATTTAAAACTAAACGAAATTACCACTAACGGATATACTGGTGACTGGAAGCTGTGTACTAAGACGTTTCCCGACAACCTCTTTTCAGGGTTGAGGGAAGCTATATCTGAAATTTATTCGATGGAGAAGTAAAAAGTGTCAAACGATAAAGTAGATCAGATTCTTGAGTTAGTAACTGAGTACATCAACGAAAGAAGAGAAAATGATAAATGGGTTAAAGGAGAGGACTGGGTAAATTATTCGGGACCTTATTATAGTTCTGATGAATATACTTCGGCTATTAAGATTTTATTGAGCGAATGGTTGATTTTTGGCAAACAAGGCAGGCACTTTGAGAATGTTTTCCCTCAGCACCTTGGTCAGAAGTATGGCGTACTAACAAACTCAGGCAGTTCCGCTAATCTTTTGATGGCGAATGTGTTTAAGAGTAAGTCGATGGCCATGAGAAAGTACCACATGCCACCTGGGTCTAAGTTTATAACACCAGTTGTGTGCTTTCCAACTACTATTAACCCACTCATACAGGCTGGATATGAACCAGTGTTTGTTGATGTAGATCTTCCTAGTATGAATCTTAATCTTGATGAAGTTGAGGCTGAACTTGAAAAAGACCCTAATATTAGAGCGATAACTTTTGCTCATGTTTTAGGTAATCCACCTGATATGGATCGGGTAATGTCGCTGGTTGAGAAGTATAAGCTTAATTTTTTAGAGGATAGCTGCGATGCACTGGGATCATTTTATGATGGTAAAAAGTTAGGATCCTTTGGTCTGATATCGACTTGTTCTTTTTTTCCGGCACACCACATGACAACAGGTGAAGGTGGCTTTGCAGCGACCTCAAATCTCAGGGTCAGAAAAGTTTTAGCTAGTATTAGAGATTGGGGTCGTGCTTGTTACTGTAATGAAAGAAAGCCAGGGGATGTTACTTCTGGAACCGCCTGTGGCGATAGATTCCAAGAGTGGTTGAGTGATGGGAAAAACAAAATTTGCTATGATCACAGGTATGTATTTGATGAGATTGGCTTCAACACCAAGCCGTTAGATCTTCAAGCAGCCATGGGACTACATCAGCTTGATAAATTACCTGAAATGGACGCTGCTCGTAGAAAGAACTTTAAACGGATGGAAGAATCTTTTTCGAAATATGAAGATTTTTTTATGCTGCCAAAAGCAACAAAAAAAGCAGACCCATGCTGGTTTGGATATGCGCTAACGGTAAAAGACAACGATGTTTTTGAGAAACAAGAACTTGTATCTCACTTCGAAGAAAATAAAGTTCAAACAAGATCCTATTTTACGGGTAATTGTCTCTATCATCCAGCGTATAGGGAGTATGCAGAAAAGTATGGCAAAGATTATGGCGATCTTGTTACAAGGTTCCCGAACGCTGATGTTGTTACAAAGAACACTTTTTTCTTGGGAACATATATCGGACTCACTGAAGAAAAGCTTGCTTATATCGAGGAAGTTTTGGATGACTTTTTTAAGGATCGTGGTATAGAGAGATGAAAATACTCTATGTTACAGGGTGCCTAGGTTTTATTCCATCTTATTTTGTTAAAAAAGCACTAGACAAAGGTTGGATGGTCTTTGGCGTTGATAAGTTAACGTATGCCGCAAATACTAAGATTTTAAAAGAATTTCAAAAGTATGAAAACTTTAGATTTGAGCAAGTTGATATCAAAGATATGAACCTGTTGTATGATTGTGACTACGTTGTTAATTTTGCTGCTGAGTCACACGTTGGAAACAGTATTATTGATAGTGATGAATTTATAAATACGAATATCTTAGGGACAAAAAATTTACTTGATTTAGTGAGAAACAAACCTAAGAATTGTGGCAACCGCCCTGTTTTCTTACACATAAGTACAGACGAAGTTTATGGGGATATAATAGAGGGTAGTCATACAGAAAAAGATTTGTTACACCCTAGTAATCCATATTCAGCGGCGAAAGCGTCGGCTGACATGTTAGTGTTGGCTTGGTCTAGAACATATGGTATTGAGTATATGATAGCAAGGCCTACAAACAATTATGGGATCAGACAATATCCAGAAAAATTAATACCCCTCTGTGTAAAGAATCTTTTAAGGGGTAGAAAAATAAGGCTTCATAATAATGGCACTCCCACAAGAAATTGGTTACATGCTGATGATACAGCGAATGCAATATTAACTCTTATAGAAAAGGGTAAAACGAATGAAATATACAATATTGCTGGTGACTTTGAGCAACAGAACAAAGAGACAGTTCGTAAAATAATTAAAGCTTTTCACAAAACTGATGAGAACTGGGAAAAGTATGTTGATTATTCTTATTCTAGGGTTGGTCAAGATCTAAGGTACGCTCTTGATGACTCTAAAATTAAAGACCTTGGATGGAGTCCAGAGAAAAACTTTGACGAAGAAATAGACAGTATAACAAATTGGTACAAAGATAATTTCATATGGTAAAAAAAGAGCTAATAAACAGGTTCGATATAACTGCTTTACAGGATAGTTTCAGCGAGTCTGCCATGGCCGCAGCTTGTCCAAAAGAATTTTGGAGAAAACCAACTTATGTTGAGTATACTAGAAATCAAAACCCTTTTAGTGGAATAACAATCTTCACAGACAAACAATTACATCTAGCACCAGAAGTTGATTCAACTTACAAGGTTGCAATCATACAAGAGCCAAGAGAATTGTTACCATGGGCTTATGATGTTATAGTTCAGTTTGAAGATCATTATGATTTAATTCTAACGTTTGACATTGACCTAATCAAAAGAGGTAAAAATTACGTTTTTTGTCCTGGAGACACCGCTGCTATTAGGACCGAGGGTTGCAAGGTTCATAAAAAAAGTAAACTTATATCTTTTCCGTATTCTTTAAAGACACAACTTTTTGGACATAAGCTAAGACACATCATAGCTAAGAGTATTATCCCTAATTTGGACCTATCCTATAATATCGATTATTTTGGCGCTGGTGTTGGAAACTTTGTTGATGATAAGTTAGAAACTTTACAGGATTATATGTTTCAGATTGCGACTGAAAATGTTCAAAAAGAGTTTTATTTCACTGACAAAATTTTAGACTGTGCTATAACCGGCACCGTACCGATTTACTGGGGTCCAAAAAATATCGGAAACTTTTTCAACCCAAAGGGTATACTTCAATTTGACCACCCAGAAGAATTAAAAAAAATACTTAAAAACTTAGACAAACAAGATTATTATGATATGCTCCCGTATGTAAAAGAAAACTATGAGGCAGCAAAATATTACATGATCCAAGACGACTTTTTTTACGATATTATAAAGAGAGGATTGAAAGACAATGGTTAAAGTATTAGAGTATGATACAGAAAGATATACATTTGCCAAAGAAGTAAGAAAGATATTCAATGTAACAGATTTAACTAAACTGCACAAGCATCGTAACGAAATGTACCCTGATTATGAGCTTGGGTTTCACAATGAAGTTAAAACTGATTATCATAAAGAATTTTATTCTGTTCTAAATGATGATTCTAAAAATCTTGAGCTTAAAAAAGCGTATGAACGTTTTATAAAAGAAATAGTATCTCCTTATTTTAAAGAGTCTTTTTGTTATCAGGCCTTCCCATCATTTAGAGTTCATTTACCACACAAGAAGGCTGTTCATGAGTGGCATTTTGATAGCGATAAAAACCACATGCACCCTGAGTGGGAAATTAATTTTCAGATAGCTTTAACAAATTCAAGAGATACTCAGGCGATGTGGATAGAAAGTGTTCCTGGACTTAGGGACTTCTTTCCACTAAGTCTTAAACAGAATCAATTTGTTATTTTTAATGGTAACAAGTGTATGCATGGCAATAAACCAAATGAAACAGACGATACTAGAGTAAGTATGGACTTTAGAGTTCTCCCATTCAGTAAGTACAACCCAGAAAAATCTAAATCTTCGGCGGAAAAAGGCACTCAGTTTGTTGTTGGTAGTTATTACAGATTATTTGAAAAGTGAGGTGTGAATGTTTGAGCCAATAAGTAGCGTTATTCCATTACTAGAAGATCAGGGCTACAAAGTCAACGACCCATGGGATATTGTTGACATTTTTGAAAAGAAGCTAGCTAAATTTGCTGGCAGTAAGTATGCGGTATCTGTTGATAATTGCACAGACGGAATGTTTCTTTGTTTAAAATATCTAGATTTTCAAGGGGAAATTACTATTCCTAGTAAGACATGGTTATCTGTTCCTGGGATGATAAAACATGCAGGATGTACTGTTAAATTTGAAGACTTTGAGTGGTCTGGTATATATCAGTTAAAACCAACACCAGTCTATGATGGTGCAACTAGGTTTACAAAAGGTATGTATGTACCAGGAGCTTATCAGTGTGTTTCTTTTCATCACAGAAAGATATTGAAAATTGGAAAAGGGGGTATGATCTTTACTGACAATAAAGATGCTTACGAATGGTTTAAGATAGCTCGATATGAAGGTAGAAATCTCAAGGTGCCTTACGAACAAGACGATCACAAGGTGCTGGGATGGAACATGTACATGACTCCTGAGCAGGCAGCAAGAGGAATTATTTTATTTGAAGATATTAGTTTAGAAAATAAAGATACTGGTGGCAACTGGGCTTATAAAGATCTTTCTGAGTACGAGATTTTCACAAAATAGAATAATTTCTGTATAATTACGTTATAGGAAAAGTCTGGGAGTAAAAATTGAAAAACGTCTACTTGTTTGAAATAAACGATATTATAGCAAATCAGATGAAACTTCCCTATAGTACGGGTCTTATTTGGTCTTATTGTATATTGGACGAGGTGATAACAAATAATTACAACCTTGATGGCTGGTTTTATTACCGACAAGATATGGATGAAATTGTAGATAAAATTGAAAACCCTTCGGTCATAGGTTTCAGTTGTTTTGTGTGGAATTGGAAATTTAACAGAGACATTTCAAAAAAGATTAAAGAGAAGTGGCCAGATTGTAAGATAGTTTTTGGAGGTTGGTATCCTCCGATCCAAGACCGTAGTCAAGGATTTTTCCAAGACAATCCTTATGTTGATATTATTGTTCACGGTGAGGGCGAGTTTACCTTCAAGGACATACTTTTAGAAAATTTAAAACCAAAAGAGGAACAAGATTGGACTTCGGTAGCTGGTTGCTCCGTTCCTCTCGAAGACTTAACAACCTTCGTTACCCCTAGCAGAGATCGAATCCCGGACATAAATGGTATGCCAACCCCTTATCTAAATGGGTTGTTTGACGAAATAGCAAAAGATTGTCCCTATGTTTTAGAGGCTACTTTAGAGACAACAAGAGGGTGCCCTTACCAGTGTACTTTTTGTGAAATTGGAACAAAATATTATCAAAGAGTTAAGTGGCAAGATTTAGAAAAGGTCTATAAAGAAATTGACTGGATGTCTGATAATAAGGTTGCCTTTGTTTATAATGCTGATTCAAACTTTGGCTTACTTCCAAACCACCTAGAGGTAACAAAGTATTTTGTCAAAAAGAAAGAAGAAACAGGATTCCCAGACAAGCACAGATGCGACTGGGCTAAAAATAAAGCAGATAAAGTTTTAGAACTTGCTAAACTTTTTACTGATTCTGGAATGGACAAGGGAATTACGGTTGCGTTACAGTCCAGAAATCCTGAAACTCTCAAGGCTGTGAAGAGAAGAAACCTGGACGATGGTAAACTTGGCGAGTTTCTTAAGATGTATAACGAGGCAAAAGTCCCCGCCTATGTTGAACTGATTTTAGGACTTCCAGAAGAAACTCTTGAAACATTTATTCAGGGGATATCTGACGTTATTGAATTAGACCAACACAATTACATTGGTATTTATGCTATGACAGCTTTACCTAATACACCCTTTGGGAAGCAGTCTTATATAGATGAATATGAACTTGAAATAATTAGTACTTTTCAAGCTTTTAATCATTATGATATATCAGGTGATAATGAACTTGAAAGAGAAAAGATGGTTGTTGGTCATAAAAAACTAACATTTGAAGATTACAAAAACATGCATTATTTTAGATGGGTTGTCATGTCCGGACATTATCTAGGGCTAACACAATTTATCAGTAGGTTTTTAAGGTCTGAGCATAATGTTTCTTATAAAGACTTTTATGAAAATCTCCTTAAATACTGTTATGATAATCCACATAGTTTTCTAGGAAACGAATTAAGGCAAACAATAGTTAATTTAGAGGGTTCTTTGGGGGCTACTCAACCATGGGGAAGAATCATTGATGAAGTTAGAGAAAACTTTGGCTGGGATTTTGAAGAGGCCACAGCGATAAATGTTTGCTTACATAAAGAAAAGTATTATCTAGAAATACTAGACTTTATGAATAGGTATCTCAAAGTAGAGATGCAACAAGATGTTATGGATGAATTAATGATTTATCAAAAAGTTGGTGTTCTTGATCCAACCTTAACTTATCCAATGAGAAAATCTTTCAAATATAACATTCATGACGTTATTACTAAAAAATCAAAACTTAGAAAATATAAAAACGAAATTGAATTCAACGCCAAAAACTATAACGGTGATCTGTATGAGTGGGGAAAAGAGACACTATGGTGGGGTCGTCGTGTTGGTGCGTGTAAAACAAAAAGAACAAAGGTAACGAAAAAATATAAAACAACCGATGCTCTCAATCCGCTAAGTGGGTTCAAGAGGTAATGAATGGCAGGATTTAAATGGACATGGGAAACAGCACCACAATCCCCAGGCGCTGGCATTGTTGTAGTTCAGAATTTTGATAAGGAATATAAAGTTCTAGGTTTGTGGGCTCGTGGTGGCTATGATATTCCAAAAGGACATGTTGAAAGTGGCGAGGGATTTCTTGAGACCGCCATAAGGGAAACAGAAGAAGAATCAAGTATCACCGACTTAGATTTTAAATGGGGAAAAAGACCGATTATAGTAGATCAGCTTAAGGTATATCTAGCTGAAACAAGTCAACCTGGAAAAGTGGTGGCTAATGAACATTCGGGGATATTAGAACATGAATACTTGAAATGGATGGAATGGGAAGAGATGTATGAAAAAACTTATGATTACTTGAAGCCCGCTATTTTATGGGCCAAAGAAAGCGTGGAAAAAGATGAAAGCAAATAAATTAAAGCTAGCAGATATTATCGATAAACACAAAGGGACTGCTGCTGTTATTTGTGGTCACGGTCCTAGTCTTAATGAGGATAAAGAGCGAATAGAGGAGTTGCAGAATAATAATGAGATCATAAGATTTTCTGTAAACAATTGGTATGATTATTTTAAAATTGCGCCTGATTATTGGGTGATTTCTAATTCGCAGTTTTCTTTCCCTGTAATGCACGAAATAATGAATAAGTACAAGTCACCAGTTCTTTATTCGACTGACGGTGATTTTTCAAGTGATGAATATATTCAATCTATCTTGCAATGTGATTACTTACCATATGATCAAAGACATTTCAAAGGCCACAATTGTGTTAAAATACTTAAGTCTTTTAAAGACTATCAAGTGAAAAATAAAAACTTTGATTATAAAGAGTATGGCAACAATAGTGCCATGTGGCATCCACCTCGTATCGGTTATCCTGATGGCTGGGCAGGTTTTGACCTGCATGGCAGGTGTTGTAAAATGATTGATAGGACACAACTAACAATACAAGAAGAGCTACAAAAACAAACAGGACTTGATAGACATTATAGCACTGGGGACACAGTTGCGCTACATGCGATCGCTTTTGCTATTCTTATGGGATGTAGTCCAATATATTTGTCTGGTGTTGATTTAAGTTATAGGTTGGGATATGCAAGAAAAGATATCGCACTTCACCAAGATCATTTTACCCTTTGGGAAGACAATCACAAAAATCTCATATCTGACTTGACAATTTTGCTTGACAGTGCTAACAATAAAGATATAAAAATTATGAACTTAAACAAGCAAACTTGGTTTGATTTATTTCCAATTTCTGAATTACCTTAAATTTTTACTAAACATTTTTTCGATCAAGATATACAATCACTATTAGAGGGTCGTGAATACCTATGAAAAAGTGTGTGGTTATCTTAGCAAGAGGTGGTAGCAAAAGCATACCAAGGAAAAACCTAGTTAAGATAAACGGTCAAGCTCTATTGTCATATCCTATAAAAGCAGCCTTTGCCGCTGGTATTGATGATGTTTGGGTATCTTCTGAGGACGAAGAAATTAAATCTTTAGCAAAAACTTTAGGTGCCAAAGTACATAACCGACCTTATTGGTTGGCTGGGGATCTCACAACGGATTTTGAATGTTTTCAGGATTTCTTATCTGATCATAATCAATATGATTATGTTATTCACTTGAGAGCGACGTCTCCACAAATAAATGCTAAAATAATCCAAGAAGCAGTAACCAAGTTTGAAAATAATTACGAGATTGTTGATTCCCTTAGGTCTGTCACAAGGATGGAAAAATCTCCGTTCAAGTCTTGGTTTATGGAAAAGCAAGGATTTTTGACGCCGGTTATACCTGATAATGATTTACATTCCTCGCCGAGACAGGTATTAAGAACTAGCTTTTATCAAAATGCTTGCATTGATATAATTAAAGCCGATACAATTACTAAAAAAAGTAGTATCATAGGTGAGCGGTGTATTCCATATCTTATGGAAGATGACTATAATATAGACATTGACACCGAACAAGATTTAACTCAAGCAAAGAATATATTTAAGGATCAATAATGTTTTTTATTTTAGAAATGGCTAACAATCATCAGGGTAGTGTGCAACATGCAAAAGCTATTATTGATGATTTCGTAGAAGTTAAAAACAAATACGATTTAAACGTAGGTTTAAAAGTTCAGTTTCGTAACCTTGACACCTTTATTCATCCTGATTTCAAGAACTCTGGACTGAAATATGTTAAAAGGTTTAATGAGACTAGACTAGAGGTAGAGGATTTTCGACAAATTTTAGAATATGCAAAATCAAAAGGTATGAAAACTGTCGCAACGCCTTTTGATAATGAATCTTTAAGATTGTTCGAGGAACTTGATGTTGATATACTAAAGATAGCTAGTTGTTCTGCTGATGATTGGCCACTCTTAAGGCAGGTTGCAAAAATACAAAGAAAAATTGTTATGTCAACCGCCGGCACAGAAATACCGGTACTACAAAAAGCATACAACTTATTCAAGGCTAACAATAGAGATTTTGCTTTCATGCACTGTGTGGGGGATTATCCGACACCAACTTCTAGTGCAGACTTGTCTAGAATTCTAACGCTTAGGGATACTTTTCCTGATATAGAAATAGGTTTTTCTACTCACGAATCACCAGATGAGGTATCGTTAGCTTCACATGCTCGTGCCATGGGTTGTACGATATTTGAAAAACATGTTGGTAAAAAGACAGACACAGTAAATCTTAATGCTTATTCATGCACTAGAGAACAGTATGAAAATATGATAGTTGATTTGATGCGTTACCAGTCTGCTTTTGAGGGTAAATCTAACACGCAGAAACAATCTTTGAGAAACCTCAAAAGGGGAGTGTATATTAGGGAAGATTTGCCCAAAGGTCACACCCTCTCAGAAGAAGATCTTTTTTATGCAATGCCTTGCCAAGAGGATCAACTGGATGTATCAAAAATTGATATGGTTTTGGGCTCTGCTCTTGAAGTGGCAAAAAGCAGAAATGAAAAACTCTGTCTAGAAAACATTATAAATAAAACTGATGATGAGACACATAAAATCTGTGACTCTGTTAGAGAAGTTTTAGAACACGCAAAAATACCAGTTACCCCAAAAGATAAGTGTGAAATTTCTTGTCATTACGGATTGGAAAATTTTGAAAGATATGGTGCCTTTATCATTGATAAGGTTAATAGAGAATATTGTAAAAAGCTAATTGTAATGTTACCAGGACAAAAACACCCAGAGCATTATCACATAAGAAAAGAAGAAACCTTTGAGTTAATACACGGTGACTGTTCTATTGCCGTAAAAGGAAAAACTGTTGACTTAAAGCTTGGAGAGCCATTTCTTATTGTCAGAAATGTACCACACGCTTTCCAGACTTTGAATGGTTGTGTTATCGAAGAAGTTTCTACAACTCATCATCGTGGTGATTCAATATACACTGACCCATCAATTCTTCGAAAAGAAGTAAAAGACAGAAAAGTAACATGCAATATTTATAGGAAAAAAATATGACAAACCACTTTAAAAATATTACACAGTGCCGCATTTGTGGATCACAGGACTTGACTGAGGTTATCTCTATTGAGGAACAACATTTGTCTCCGACATTTGTTCGAACGAATAAAGATAATCATTTAGCAGGTTTACTTGTTAGGCAGACTTTAGTTCTTTGTGACAAAAGTAAAAATAGTAAAAATTGTGGACTTTTACAACTCAAAGAAACTGTGAAGCCAGATTTATTATACAAGCAATACTTTTATCGCTCCGCCGTAAGTGATACGATGCGCAAGGACCTTAGAGAGGTTGTTGACGATGTTACATCTAGAGTAGACTTGAATGGTGGAGATGTTGTTCTTGATATTGGTGCAAATGATTGCACCATGTTGTCTTACTTTGACTCTTCTTTGGCGAGAGTAGGAGTTGAGCCAGCAGAAAATATTGAATGGGATCATGTCGATGAATCAATAACAATTGTTAATGATTACTTTTCTTGGCAGGCCGTGGAATCAACACTGGCAGGAAGAAAAGTAAAGGCATTTACAAGTTGCGCCATGTTTTATGATCTTGATGATCCAAATAGCTTTGTAGCTGCAATCAAAAAATGTCTGGACAAAGATGGTGTCTGGTGTATTCAGTTGAGTTACTTGCCTTTAATGCTTGAGAATATTAATTTTTATGATATTTGTAACGAACACTTGGAATATTATTCGCTGCAAGTTCTTGAAACACTGATGAATAGAAATGGATTAAAAATTGTAGACGCTAGCTTAAACAACGTCAATGGTGGGTCTGCTCGTGTTTTCATTAAGCACATTGAACACCCTGATGCTCAAAGTGATGATCTTGTAAAACTTCTGAAGAAAGAGGACGAACTAAATCTCTATGAGCCAAAGACTTACGTTGAGTTTTATGACAAAATAAAAGATCTTAGAGATAGAATTAAAAACTCCATGCTTTCGGAAATTGAAAGAGGCGAGCTTGTCCTAGGTCTCGGAGCATCAACTAAAGGTAACATGCTACTTCAGCTTTTTGGTATCGATAATAAAATGCTTCCTTACATTAGCGAACGCAACCCAGATAAAGTTGGATTACGAACGCTGGGCACAGACATAGAATTAATATCTGAGGAACACGCTCGGTCTCTTAATCCTAGTTGTATGCTTGTATTACCTTGGTACTTTAAAGACGAAATTGTCGAAAGGGAACAGCCTTATATTCAGGCAGGCGGCAAGCTGATGTTTCCGATGCCGTATCCTCATATTGTGACAAAAGATGGGGAGATAAAAATCTAATGAAAGTTGTAGTAACTGGTGGTTCTGGATTTGTAGGTAAAAGGCTGCAATTAATCAAGCCAGATTGGACATATCTTTCTTCGAAAGATTATAACCTAATGGACTCAGGTGACTGTGATAGGATGTACAAAGAATTAAAGCCCGACGCTGTGGTTCATTTAGCGGGTCAAGTAGGAGGCATAAAAGCCAATGACGACCGACCAGCAGACTTCTACTATATGAACATAACTATGAACACAAACATCGTTCAAAAGGCTTACGAGAATGGTGTTAAAAGAGTGCTAGCTTCTTTGAGTACATGTACATTCCCAGATGTTGTAAAAAAATACCCACTAACCGAAGAAGATATATTTGATGGACCTCCTGCGGCTACCAACATATCATATGGGTATGCTAAGAGGAGCCTGTTAATACAAATTTTAGCGTACAGGAGACAGTACGGTTTAAATTATAGTTCCTTTTGTCCATCTAATTTGTATGGTCCGGGAGATAATTTCAACCTTAACACATCTCACTTTGTGCCGGCCATGATAAGAAAGTTTTCCGAGGCGAGTGATGGCGACACAGTTGAAGTTTGGGGAACCGGAAAACCACTCCGGCAACAATTGTACGTTGATGATTTGGCAAATATAATTCCCATTCTTTTAGACAAACATCACACTGAAGTCCCTTTGATTGTAGCACCTTATGAGAACTTGTCTATATCAGAAATGGTATCGATGATCAAGGAGAAATCAGGAAAGAATTGTGAAGTTTTTTATAACAACAACCTTGATGGTCAGTTTAGGAAAGATGGATCTAATGAGAAGTTAATTGATTTGATTGGTGAATATAATTTTATAAACTTTAAAGACGGAGTGGAGCAGACGTATGACTGGTACGCAAACAAAGTCCTACAATAAGACAGCTTTTGTTACTGGCGTAACAGGACAAGACGGATCATATCTTGTAGAACTTTTATTAGATAAAGGGTACAGAGTGATTGGGGCAAAAAGAAGAACCTCTACTATCTGTACTGACAGGATCGATCGTTTATTTGATAGGCCAAATTTTATTCTTGAATTTTATGACCTTAACGACACTTCTAGAACATGGGAACTAATAAATAAATACAAGCCAGACGAGATCTATAATCTAGCAGCGATGTCGCATGTTAGAGTATCTTTTGAAATACCTGAACACACGGTAGATGGAATAGCTATGGGAACCTTGCGGCTTTTAAATGCCTGTAAGGAACTTGTACCAAATGCAAAATTTTACCAAGCATCATCTTCAGAAATGTATGGCGATAATCCAAATTATCCTTTCAATGAGGATTCTAGCTTAATGCCAGCATCTCCGTATGCTTGTGCTAAAGTATTTGCTCACAATCTCTGTAGAAATTATCGACTAGCATATGGTATGCATGTTTCAAGTGGAATACTTTTTAATCATGAGTCTCCACGCCGAGGCGAAACGTTTGTTACAAGGAAGATAACTTTAGCAGCAGCCAGAATCAAACAGGGGTTACAAGACAAACTTTTCTTAGGTAACCTAGAGGCAAAAAGAGACTGGGGTTTCGCTGGCGACTATACCGAGGCCATGTGGCTCATGCTACAACAAGATGAGCCAGATGATTATGTTATCGCCACAGGCGAAACTCATACAGTTAGAGAATTTTTGGAAGAAGTTTTCTCACATGCTGGTCTTGATGTCGATAAACATCTGTATATTGACCCAAGACTTTTCAGACCCCATGAAGTTCCTTATCTTCTCGGTAATCCCGAAAAAGCAAAAAAGAAATTAAACTGGGAACCAAAAATAACATTTAAAGAATTAGCAAAACAAATGTACGAGGAAGACTATAAACTCGTCGCAAAAAATAAAGGAGAAATAAAATGAAATTATCACAGCAAGCAATTGGAGCACTATTGATGACACTTCAGAAGTGCCTTGCAGAAGAGAAAGATATTACTGAGCTTTTGTCTGATTGGGATTTAGAAATTAATGAAGCGGGCGATGTTACTGTAACAAACCCACCCAGTTTTAAAACTCAGGTATTTGAAACAGAGTAATGCCAAAGTACACCTATGTTTGCAATAAGTGCAATCAACAATTTGATGTAATTCATTCTTATAAAGATGAAATAACAAAGTGTGAGATTTGTGGTGAAATCGGCACTGTTTCAAAATTTCTTGGAAACCCAATAAATGTGAGAAATAAAGTTACACAAAAAAAACCAGAAATTGGAAGCGTTGTCATAGAGACAATAGAAGAAGCTAAGAAAGAGATAGAAAATGAAAAAGCTAAAAAAAGGAAAGAGGTAAGAAAATGACTCTTTATTATATTTTGGCCTTTTCTGTTATCTGTAATATTTTCTTTGTTTGGTATGTTAGGCAGCTTTTGATTCGCTTTAATTATTTTTCTACAAACTTTGAAGCCCTTTCGGATATGATACAGGTATATCACGATCACCTAGAAAAGGTTTATGGTCTTGAAACGTTTTATGGAGACACAACTCTACAAGGGCTCCTAAATCATACGAAAGATTTTTCAGAGTTCATAACAGGAATGAAGGTAAATTTTGAAATCGACCAAGAAGAGGAATAAAAACCATTACTTTACAAAAGATACGGAGAGAGCAATAATTGCTTATTGCAGCACTGATGATCTATCTGTAAGGTCTAAACTTTACATAGAACAAATCCAGCCAGCGTTTAATGAGCTTGTTGACAAGATCGTATATACTTATAAATTTACTTCCCTTGAAAACATTGATGTATTAAAAGACGACTGTAAAATTTGGCTAACAACAATATTGTCTAAGTTTGATCCTACACAAGGCACTAAGGCTTTCTCATATTTTTCTGTTGTAACGAAAAACTGGTTTACCCACAAGGCTAAAAAACAAACTCAAAAAAACAAAAGAGAGATAAATTATGATCTCATGATAAAAGAGGTAGAGATCGCCGATGTTAACAGGTCGGATTTTTTATCTGAGGCAGAGGAAAGAGAATTTTGGGCTTTTTTACTGAATGAAGTAGAAAGTTGGCAAAGACTAAAGATGAAAGGAAACGATCAAAAAGTTTTAGATGCCGTACTAACTTTAATGAAAAACATAGAAGACATAGAAATTTTTAATAAAAAAGCGGTTTATCTTTATATGAGAGAGATAACAGGGCTAAACACCAAACAGATAGTTGGTTGTCTAAATAAAATGCGAGCCAGGTTTAGAGTTTTTAAGGAAAAATGGGACAGGGGAGAAATTAAGTGACGTTCTATTTATATTCGAGGGCAAAATATGAGAAAAGATCTAGATTCTTTAATAGAACAAGCACTTGCTAATATAAACAATGATCGTCAAGAAACTGAAATACTTCTTGACGAACTTAAAGAGTATATGAGCGTTTCGAAAGATCGATATTCAGATTCTGGAAATATAGCAGCTAAATTTGTTGAAACTTTGCAAAGAAGTAATGAGCAACTTGTCAAGCTAGCTACACTAGTTTATAAAAAAGAAAGTCAATCAAATTCAAATGCATTATCTGATGAGGATAAAGACAGTCTATTTGACATTATAAACGAGGAAAAGTAAATGTCAGTCCCTAAAACAAATAGAGGTTTGAACCCCAACCCAGCTACAACTCCACGCAGAAAAGAAGCTCCTCTACGAAGAGGTTTTGATCTAGATTCTAATAATGGTGTGTCTGAGTTCAAAAAAATTATCAGACAACAGTATACCACGGACATAACCGCAGACAAAAATGATTATGTGTGTAAGGCTATTACTAAGCCGGTAACAAGGGGAGAGGGCGCATTGGCAACTGTTTCCGTAAGAGGCCGAGCAAGAAACATACATGACTATCTGCCAATAATAGAGGGACCACCTAATGAGGATACCGCTTTTGGTAGACTTCAAATATGTAAGGCTTTCCTACACCCAGAGTTTAGCTCAACTCAAGCTAACTTGTTTTCATCTTTGGAGCCAGGATCTGAGTTTCTTGGTGACCTTCAATATCCAAAGTCGCCATTAGAATTTTTTAATGGCACCATAAAATCAAACTATACTAGAGGAGTTGATATAGCCGGTCTAACACCCAGTTCAGCCTTTAAGGTTTGTAGTGATTTTATACAACCGTCATCTGTAACTCCGGCAACAGGGAAAGCAGATGCTGGATCACAAAACCCTGGATCGAATGCAAGAACTGCTGGAGCGATCTCGCCGGCACAACTGAAACAAAAGTGTAATACGATTTACTCAGTAGCAGATTTTGAACTTGCCGGTGATCTGCGAGCCGGTGGCACACTTCTTTCTTCTGCGGCAACAACTGAACTGGGCGAATTTATTGCCTCTCACGAAGGTTTTATTCCGCAAATAAGAGAAGATTGGGATTACAACACAAGAACCAAGGAGCGCCTTGATAGCGCCGGATATGGTTCTGTTGTCGATGACTCGCCACGATCGGGCGGATCTGCCCGCCGAGCAAAGCTTGAGTCTATCTTGCAGGAGACTAGACCAAGATCAACCTGGGGAACTGTCGGCAGTTTAGACAGAGACGGAAAACTTAAACCTGTGCCAAAAACAGCCTGGGTTAAATACGGTACTACGAACTATTCAAAAATTGTACCTGGAGATTATACAAGCATTTCACCGATTGAAGCACAAAGATTAATGCTTGAGCATGATGTAGTGCCAACAGTTAAGAGATTCATAGGCAATCTGAAAAAAGATGTAGAGGTTACTGATGACATGATAATCGCCGTTACTTCTGCATCATATCAGTGCGGGCCTAGAGCACTTTTAAGAATTGCTAAAGTCATGAATCGAAAAGGAAGTCCGCAAGAAATATATTCAGCGTTTTTAGATCTAACCCCAGCATTTAGAAAAAGAAGGATGCAAGAGGCAGAGTTTTTCTTTGGAAACAAAAACTTTAAATATACAGATAAAGATAAGTTGAGGAAATAGTAAACATGCCAATAGTTCCTGTAGATATGAAGTTTGGTGTTGATAAGAAGTTGTTGGAGCAGTCCTCTAACTTCACTGACTTCTTTAAATTAAACGGCGGTATGTTTAACGAGAAAATTATAGAGCCGGTCCCAAACCCATCAAGGTCAGGTCCAGAAGTCGTTGAGCCTGAATACAGACCGTCAAACTGTATGATTGTTTATGGTAGGGATAGACCAAGGGGCGTTACGAGTGGATATGGTGGACGAGGAAACACTCATGCAGGCTGTATAGATATTATTGCCGGCATGTCTGGTCGTCTAGCTAGAGCAAAAAATCCGAACACTAATGAAGCAGTTTTTACGAACAAGAGTCCAGAGCTTGATGCGGCTAGAATTTATATAAGCCAAAAAGCCGATATTGATGACTATTTTAGTTTGCATGATGGCAAAGTAGGAGTATCAAGGGCCAAATCGGCAATAGCAATAAAAGCTGATGATGTCAGAGTTGTTGCTCGTGAGGGTATAAAGTTAGTGACGGGAACTGATGTTTTTAACTCACAGGGTATTAGAATATCAGTTATCTCCGGCATAGATCTGATAGCAGGAAATAAAGGGTCAGAATTACAGCCCTTGGTCTTAGGGAACAGTCTTGTTAATGCGATGAAAGACCAAAACAAATTAATTACTGACTTAAATGGTATTGTGTTTAGTTTGATTAATGCTTATTTGTCTTTGGTGGCAGCTTTAGCCGCTCATGTTCATGTTAGTGCTCCTCTTGTTGGCGGACCATCATCGCCATCGCCAGACTTGGCAGCAGCTTGTATATCTCAATTAAACAATGTTGCTCTTTTGATGGGAGATTTAAATGCTCACCAGACTAATGTTGTTTTACATAATACAAATTTTTATACTCCGATCGGGGAAGGCTTTATAAACAGTCCTTATAATAGCACAAACTAAAATGAATACTAATAGATTAAATGACATAGTAAATCCATACCCTGAAAGATACGCAGACAATACTGGGTTTGACGGATCTGGCGGGAGATCTGGCATAACTTATGACTATGACAACGAGAGAAATAAATGGGTTATTGAGGGGATACATGATTCTTTTATAAATTACGGGGCATTTCCAGAAATTGGAACAGTGATAAATTCTGGTGGACCCATAACTGATAATGATAATAGTATAACCTTAGAAGATGCCATGGCTTATACTGCTATTTACCCACAAAATGCAACAGTTATCAAGCTAGAACAGCCAAAAAATTTATCTGAAGCTATAACACAGTTTGATTTTTCTCCTTTGTCTAGAGCCTCAATGATAACTGAGTTGCAACAAGTATATCAATTTGTTACACAATCGCCCTCTGCTAATTCTCTGTTAACTGTTTCCGAACTAGCTTTGTATAAAGAGGATAGCGAAGAATTAAATTATCTTAGACTCCCAGCTATAAAATACCAGTCATCTCAAAATAGAACTATAAAAATAAGAAAATCTTTTGGTCTAAATCCTACCGAAGCAACCTTGGGAAAAAATATAGAGGAAGCAGACGATATAGAAAACAAAATTCAAACAAAACAGAGAGATGGGTTAGATTTTGTTGATTGGACTAAGAACCTCCGCCCATCTCAGAGTCCCTCGGTTGTTTATTATAACGCTAGGGATGGATTTATTTACTACCTCTCTAGAACAAGATCAAGATCTGCTAATAGCTACGATGCTAAATTTTCTAATGACGGTAACTACCTTGGTAGAAAAAGGACATTTCTTAAGAAAGCTACATCAAAAATGCTAGCCTTTATGGAAATAGATTATGTCCCCCAAGAGGACAGAAGAGAATTTGTAAGCAGGTTAGAGTTTTTAACTAAATATGGTGACCGGGACCGGCCCCCTGCGCCTGATGGAGTATCTGTCTGGCTCCTTGGGGCAAGAGTTCAATTAGCCGATATACAAAGCTTGAAAGATATTGCAACCACCACAACACCACCGCCAGAAGTTCAAATAAACGAAGGAAACCAGAAGGGCAAGGGTGGTAAACAAGCTAAGACTAAGAATAAAAACCGCAACAATCAGGTAAACACAGTACCATATGAATCTTATTTATCACCCTACCAAATAAGCAAAAAACTAATATCAAATAACTCGGTGAATAGAGGTGTGGTATATCAAATTAAAAACATGTTACCAGCCCTGGTTCAAACAGAAAAGGTAATCAGCAATTACTCTGACGCAATTTCAAACGCTAGAGTAACGCCAAGTATGATATCAGGGTTCAATATAAGGAATCAACTGGAGAATTTTAGATTAACAAATCAATCAGTTCAAAAATTTATTTCTCTGAACGCCTTGCCTAATGAAACCTATGACATGATAGAATTTAGAATGTCTCCTGAGTTTGAAATAAGATATGCCTTCTATAATGGTTCACTTATTTTGGATGGTCTCGGGTTATCCAAGAAGAATCTCATAAAAGATAATAGTTCTGAAAATGCGTTCAAAGAATTGACAAACACTTCAGTGGGATATTTTTATTATTCAACTGAGCTATCAACATTTGAGGGTAGAAAAGATATACCACCGTGGACTACTTTCTTAACTCAATATACATATCCTAATTTAAACGCCAATAGTTTCTTTAAGAGTAAAATAGCAAATACTACCAACCAAGGAAGTTCTACTAGTTTAAAAGATATATCAAAACTGATGGATGACGGTGATCGGAAAAAAAGCTCTTCACAAAAAATGGCTAAAGCGTCTGGAGACACTAAACTTTTTCCGTCTGAAAAAGACTTAAGGACAATTAGGGCAAAGAAAGATTTTATCTCTAGTAAAGAACTTCACAATGCCGTAAGAAGTGCTGTTGGTTCTTGTGATACAGGATTATCGTCAGCTTTGTCGGAGGCATTTCAAATATATGATCTTGTTAGCAATAGAGCAGATAAAAAAGCTCTGATAGCAGGTATCCTTGTTAAGTCAAAAGATGCGATATTATTCCTTCAAAAAAAGTATGCCTTTGAGGTATTAGAAAATCCGGAGAAGATTTTATCTGGAGAATCAGTATTTGAATTTGGTAAATTGAGAATATCTGCTGATAATGTAGAATCTTATATAAACAGACCTGATTTTTTACTTCAAGAAATTGAAAGGGAAATCTACAGGCAGGTAAGCTGCATATTCGATCTTATTGGTGATGGCGTTAATGAGTTAATTCTAGATCCTCTTATTGATGAACCCGGACCACTCAAAACGCTTGTTCGTGACGTTGTTAGCGAAACCAACAGATCTTCAAAGGCTTATACGGTTGATTTTTTAAGGTACAAGATAACAACCAGAGACAGTCAAAAAGGCTGGCGCTTGGCTGTTGAAAAAATTATTGAGAGCTTTCTGAAACAAATGATACTAGACATCTTTAAGGATGTTGTTACAGCCTTGCTGGGATGTGGGCCAGAGCAGAGTGAGGATAAAGAAACTGAAAATAAAAATAAACTATTAGAATCTTACGGAGAGTTGAGGTTAAATCTTTTAATTGAGAACGCCGAAAGCCAAGTTAAGTTGCTTGAAATATGCGAAAACCTAGACATAAAAAATACCACTCTTACGGGAGATAACCTAGATCAAGTGACAATAAGTCCAGTGACAGAGGAGCAACTATACCAGCTTCATGAGGATATTTCTGATACCTGCACTAAATCAGAGGTGGAGGGATTGCTGGAGGGTAATGCACCCAGGGATCTTGTTGTTGATCTTGTTGATATGACAAATGACAACATTGATATTGGTGAATATAACAATTTTTTAACTGCCGAACAAAAAGAAATACTCATTCAATCATCTGTCGAAAATAACTTTGATTATGCTGATCCTAGCAGTGTTATTTTCACCAGACTAGCAAAAAATGCAGGTATTAGATTTACTGAGGATAGAAAAGCTCTAGGAATTACAGAGACAGCAAAAATAAGACTTAAAATGTCAGCAGAGTCTTTTAGATCTGGTGATATTCGTTATGCTACTTTAGATTTTGATGAGAATAAATTAAGAGAGTACTTTAAAGAATTGGGGAAAGCTTTAGGTCCTGATTCATTACCAAGTTCACCTTTGGTACCAGAGGATGCATTTTGTGATCCAAAGCTGTTGGCAGCCAGGGGATTAGAAGGTGTGGGAGTATCCTTAGAACAATTAAATCTAGAAGTCCAGCAAGGAACCCAAGCAGAATTGACAAAACTTTTAGACTTGTGTGAACTTTTTAATGGAGCTTTTGATGGATTCGATCTTAAATTCTTTAACAAATGGGAAGAGGGATTACCGATTGCTGAAGGATACAGGGCTATATTAGAGAAAATAGCGTTCTTATCTAGACTTTTTCAGGCGTTTATATCCGATGCATTAAGTATGTCAGCCGAGGCTGCTGATGCACCACTTGAAAGACAAAGAACAAGTGTAAGAGACACTCAATTGTGGTCAACTATAACCACAAATTTTGGGACTCAAAGAATAATACCAAAAGTTAGGATGGTCCCTAACCCCACGGATCGAGAAAAAGATGACGTGTTCCAGTGGTATATATCTGCTGGTGTTGATCAAACATTTGTTGTTAACTTTCAAATTAGAGGTAACACTGTCTTTCTGGCAGGACAACGACCGAGTGATAGCCCTGAAGATGAAGAAGAATTTATGACTGAATCATTAGGGTCTTTTGAACTCAATAGAAATAATGGAATGGGTATCAACAAGGGAACACTGCACAATTACATTAAAGAAGATGGCTTGCTTTTCAGAGCATATAGTGCTGCTTTAGACAATTATAATAATGAGATAGCTACCTCTATTAATGCTTTGGTAGAGAACACTGTAATTAGGTCACGAACTATAGAGGGCGGGTTTCCGCTAGCGATTGCTAACCCAAACAAAATTGCTGAAATTGTAACTTCATTTTATATCACTAATTCGGACAGACTCAGACCACTAACCCAGGCCATATCCGAACCACTATTTGCAACTAATGGTGATCCCTGTGTTTTGACACAGCAGGAGAGAATAGCGATCGCTTGTTTAAACTCGATACAGACGAGAATAAGTAATTTTATATTGAATTCTGGTGTTTTGTTCCCGGCTCTTGGTTGGGGTATGGGTGTTCCCGATATTATTGATATGATTTCTGGGTATTTGGCGAAAAAATTTGAGTATGAAATGACAGACAAAAAAATGTTTGACATATATCTTAAATCGATGGATGATGTTGACAAAGCTTTTTCTAAAGGACCCGCTAATGCAGCAGGTGTTTTGTTTGATATATCTACAACAAACGATCTAAGAGAAAAGTTTAAATTAGCAATTAAATTTTCTGTTCAGTCAATGTTCTTTAATATTTCTAAGCAGTCTTTCGAAAACCCAGGAAGAAATCCTTACGAGAATCAGGCTACTGATAACCGAGGAACAACTCTTTTAAATTATTTACGAACAGGTGAGGTTTTACCCGAGGGTCGAGATCAAGTTGCTAATTATAACCCATCAAATTCTTTAGCAGGCTTTACAGACGGAGAATTTAATAGACCTGCCGTCGCTCCCACTGTAGCAGCATTGCAACAAGCAGGTGGTTTTGATGGTTCCGCTGAACTAACCTGGACTCAACAATATGGTTATTATTATATGCCAATATCTCTATTGAACGCATTGACTATGATATATTATGATTATGCTGTCAAGCCGCAACAGAGATTACCAAACTTTAAATTTTTTGCAGAAAAAAGAGTAGCTAATGCTGACGATACACTGTTGACTGCTATAAATCCAGAAAACGTTTCGGCGTTTAGTGAAAGGTTTAGTGGATACCCGCTAACAGTCGCTGGCGAAACATACTACTCAGATGAAGAAGTCATGAAGGCGATTAAACTTTATGAAAGACAATTTGGAACGTATGAAAGATATCTTAATGTTCTTAAAACGCCTTTATATTCCGGAGGCGATGGTTCATATGACTTCTTATCATATAAACATGGGGAGGTTAGTTATACCATACTTGGTAATACTCCACAAGAAAACGAGTTTAGAACTTTGCAACTCGGCGCTCTAGAATTTAATAGTCCTACTTTTACAGACAACTCAGAAAATGATGGAAGAGACTTTTTTAACCCCTTGTATTCAATGTATGTTCCAATATTTAAGAGACTACCAGCAGAGGAACAAGATTTTTGGATCAAAGAGGCCTTAAAATATAACTACAGTGATGCATCGTTAGTAAGTTATATTCCTTTGGGAGATGAGATGGGCACCGCTGAACAAAGAGCCAACCCCAACACACAAAAGGCTTTCGCTTTTTATGAGAGAAAAAGAGTTTTAGAAATAGCTACACCACCAAACGGCGACTACACTTTTATGAGACTGTATAAGAGAGCTTATTCCACTTTTTTAAATCACAATCCGTATGCACCTGTTGGAGAAAGAACAAGTGACGGCAAAGCGAAAATAAAAGCGTGGGTCTCTAAAGAAAGAACTGAGGCTCTGGCAAGAAACACATCATCCAATGATGAACTTTCGGGCGTCATTAATTCATATGGCAGTCAGGAAAGAAATAATTTTGATATGATAAACTATCCACAACCAGGGCAATGGGGTATTAGGAGAGGTAAGCTTGTATTAGACCCAGATTATTTGCGCCGTGGTGGCGGACCCGCACCGTACAACGCCCAGGGCTATCAACTTATTAGTTTGGAGGATGATATTCTATCGTATTGGAAATATCTGATTGCAAACTCAGCGGGCGCTGCGTCATCTAGACAAAATGATCTCATTAAGGTTGCCATAAATCATGTTTATTATATATTGAGTTCGTTAACGCAGAGGCATATTGCTAATATTAACCCAGATGATGATAGTTCATCAATTAACATATTAAAAAGGCATTTAGGTTTGAGCTAAATTGTACCTAGAAGAATACTTATAGGAGGAGAGTTAATATGTCAAATAAAATGCAAGGTTTGTCTGTGGCTCTGCCGCTTCAATTAGACGCAACTGACGGACCTTATAGATTGAATAAAAATTTAGGACAGGTTATAAAACAAAATTTCAAAAACATGATACTAACATCTCCCGGCGAAAGAATAATGATTCCAGACTTTGGTGTTGGATTAAAAAGGATTCTATTTGAAAACTTTTCGAGCAGAACTAAAGAAAGAATTGTAACTCAAATTCAAAAACAAATTGACGTCTACATGCCCTTCATAGTTTTAGAAAGAGTAAGTTTTTTGACTAACGAAGATAATAACATGGTGGCTTTAAATGAATTAAGAATTACAATTCAATATAACGCTCCATCAATAAACTTTAGCGATACGTTACAATTTACTGAGGAAATCACTACTTAATTTTATAGTGATCTGAGGATTTTTAATGAAAAAAATAAGACCAATTTCTTATACTAGCAGAGACTTTGATTCAATCAAGGAAGATCTGGTAAATTACGCTAAGAGATATTACCCAAACACGTTTCAAGATTTTAACGAGGCCTCGTTTGGTGCAATGATGCTAGACTTAGTGGCGTATGTTGGAGATCAACTTTCATTTTATGTTGATTATCAAGCTAATGAAAGTTTCATAGATTCTGCGATTGAGTACAAGAATATTGTAAAATTAGCTAAGCAAATGGGTTTTAAGATGCCAGGTGCTGCCGCATCAGTAGGTAACTGTGCTTTCTATGCAATAATACCTGCTTTGTCCTCAAACGGCAATCCGGACTTTTCTTACAGTCCAATATTGAGAAGAGGATCCATACTATCAGCCACAAATGGTTTAACATTTACACTAAATGAAAGTGTAGATTTTTCAAGACCAGAAAATGAAATAACTGTAGCAAAAGTAAATACTTCAACCGGGGTTCCTACCCATTACGCTATAAAATCATTTGGTCAGGTCATATCTGGACAGTTATATCAAACTGACATTACAGTTGATCAGTATCAGAGATTTCTCAGGTTACCACTAGAAGCAACAAGTGTTATTGAAATACTCAGTGTTGTCGATAGTCAGGGAAATGAATACTACGAAGTGGACCATTTGACACAGGATGTTGTATTAAATGAAGAACCAAACTTTTCAGACGACAAGGATGTTGTTCCAAACATAATGAAAGTAAAGCCTGTACCTAGAAGGTTTGTAACTGAATTTGATTCGTCAGGGAATTGTTTTTTACAATTTGGTTTTGGTTCTGGTGAAAATTTAACGACTGATTTGGTGGCCGACCCAGCAAATGTTGTCCTTGATATTCATGGAAAAAACCATATTACGGACGGCAGCTTTGACCCTTCAAATTTAATTAAGACCGACAAGTTTGGTGTTGTTCCGACTAACACCACCTTGACTGTTCGGTACCGATCTAATAATGTTAGAGAGATAAATGTCGCTGCTGGCGCTGTCACAAAAGTTATATTCCCAGATGTGGTATTTAAGAACAGGGATACTTTAACAGAAGCAACAGCAACTGAAGTGATCTCAACAATAGAGGTAGAAAACGAGGAGCCAATCCTTGGTGATTCAAATATTATAACAGCCGAAGAGATTAAGCAAAGAGCAATGTCTAGCTTCTCTTCACAAAATAGAGCCGTCACTCGTACAGATTACATTTCGTTGTGCTACAGAATGCCTGCAAAATTTGGAAAAATAAAAAGAGCCAATATCTTACAAGATTCTTCAGCACTAAAGAGAAACTTAAATCTTTACGTTTTATCAGAAAACGAAAACGGAAATTTTATAGAAGCAAATTCAACCATTAAGAAAAATTTGAAAGTTTGGTTAAACAGACATAGAATGCTTAATGATACAATTGATATTTTAAATGCTAAAATAATAAACTACGGTGTTAACTTTGAGATCATAACTGATCTTGGTGTTAATAAGTTTGAAGTTCTTAGTAGATGTACGGAAAAATTAATTGATAGACTTTCCGTAAGCCACTCAATTGGTGAATCAATTCAAATAACTAATATTTTCAAAATTTTAAATGAAGTTCCTGGTGTTACAGATACTGTTAATGTTTTCCTAGAAAATAAGGCAGGTGGTATTTATAGTGGTTTCTTTTACGACGTAAATGCAAACATTTCTGACGATGGTAGATTTCTAAAAATACCTGATGACGCTGTTGCGGAAATTTTGATACCTCAAACAGATATTGTGGGAGTTATTAGATAATGGGTATAAAAAGATATTTTGCAACACAAGACAATACAATTTCTAATGCCTTTAAGGCTGATCTAAAAAATCGAGGAACAGGATCCAATATGGGAGCCTCAGATATACTAGAGGCATTTGTTATACATGGACAGACATCAGCATCTATTGACTCTAATAGTGCAGAACAGTCAAGAATTTTACTTCAATTTGACATGAATCAGGTATTAGATGATATTGCCAACGGTGTGATCCCGTCATCTAGTGTTGATTTTCGTCTCAAGATGTACAACGCACCCCACACAGACACAACTCCTCTTAGCTATAGTTTAAATGTGATAATGCTTACTCAGTCCTGGGAAGAAGGACGGGGATTAGACATGGACAGTTACACAGACCTAGGGGTGTGCAATTGGGTAAGTTCTAGTAAAGGAACTTTCTGGGGCTCAAATCCTGCAAATCCAGCGACCGCTATCACTGGTGGATATTTTGAGACAGGTGAGAACGCATCTGCGAGTTATTTCTTTTCAGGCGGCCTGGAAGATTTAGATGTCAATGTTAATTTTGCTGTGGATCGCTGGCGCTCGTCGGGCTCAACTTATAACAACGGATTTATTTTGAAACACACTGACGAGGTTATAGCTGGAGCAAAAGGAACCTTTTTTACCAAGAAGTTTTTTGGTAGAAACAGTGAGTTTTATTTTAAAAGACCTGTTCTTGAGGCTCGTTGGGATTCATCAAGAAAAGATAATAGAGGTAATTTTATTGTTAGTAGTAGTCTTGCTGATGGTACAGATAATTTAAATACTCTTTTTCTCTATAATAACGTTCGAGGACAGCTAAAAAATATACCGGGACTCAAAGACAATCAATTATTGGTAAAAGTTTACAGTGGTAGTGCCACCTCTCCCGGAACACAAAGCGTTTTAATAATTGACTCAGACAACAATGCGGAACATCATTTAACAGGTGGAATCCTTATTGAAAATGGTGTAGAGGTATCAGGTGTTTATACTTGTTCTTTTGCAACAACATCCTCTAATGATTATTTGTACGATGTCTGGCATACTGCATCGGCTGTTGGTAATATAACAGAATTTTTTACTGGGTCATATGAGCCAACAACATTGAGGGCTTTAGAGCTTGTGTATTCAGATGAGTATATAACTGATATAACAAATCTTAAGAGTTCTTATATAAAGGGGCAACAACCAAGACTAAGAGTATTCCCAAGAAAGAAAAACTGGAATCCAAATATTTATACGGTTGCAACTGCGGAAGTTGTGCCTGAAATAATTGAAGATGCGTACTATAGGTTGCATAGGGAAGTTGACAATTTAGAAGTTGTTCCGTTTGGAACAGGAAGTTCAGTCAAGGACTATACTAGAATGTCGTATGATGTTAGTGGTAGCTACTTCCAAGTTGACACCAATTATTTAGAACCGGGCTATACATATAAAATTCAATTTGTATACTATTTACAAGGAGAGTATAGACAACAGCCCGAAGTTTTCAAATTTAGGGTCGAAGAACCTGCGCCATGAGTGTTAAAAAGCTTTTTGAAAAAAGTAACAAAGGAAAGCCAATTAGTAAGTACTTGAAGAAGTCTTCATCTACTTCTATTGATCCTAAAATAGAATCGTTAGGTCACTTAAGTGAAAGCGTCGAAAAGCAAAAATATTTTCTACCGCCGGTAGACTATTCCCGACCTGAAAACTTTGCAAGGTACGGGTCTGCTGAAAAATATTATAGTGCAGCTTTCGATCATATTGTTAATAACTATCCTTATGATGGGTCTGGTTTAGAAAAAACAAAATTTTATAATGATTTATCGCCTTTAGAAAAATATACTCTGCAACATGTTTATCCTAAGGAGACTGGATTTGTTGCCTTTGGGTCAACTTATGGTGATGTTTCTGGAATTACTGACAATACCACAGGGTATTACTCCTCGTCAATAGATTTCATCCAAGCAAAAGGTGGACCACACTCAGGAACTCTATACTCCTCTGGCAGCAACAAAACAACAAATATAACTTTTGGTGGACCGTCCGGATCTACAGTTGAATTCTTACTCAAGAAAAACGACCTTATCCCAGCCAGTAATGCCCAATCAAATAACCAAGTAATCTTTGATTTGGTTAACGGTGATGGGTCTTCACATGACGGGGGCTCTATTGGTGGCGGCGTTACTGGATCTACAGGCTACGCCCGCATGAGAATAGAACTCCGCCACCCCGATCAGGATAGATTTTTTGTTACACTAGTTTCTGGAACCACTGGGTTTATGACACAATCAGTCCCCACAACAGGCGGCCTAGAGATTGCAAGTGGTTCTTTTCATCACTATGCCTTTGTTTTTAATACGTCTGGATCAGATCCTACTATAGATTTTTACATGGATGGTGTTTGTCATCAGACACATATTACTGCTAGCAGTTACGCCGGTAGAGACCCGGCACAAGCTGATGATCCTTCTGTCGGCGGTGTGAAGTCAGGCTCTATATCTCAGGTCACGGGAACAATGATTGCAAACATTGGCGCTCTTAGAGCCCCGGTTAGCGGCGCATCTGATGATATGATGCCCGCCGAAGGCTGGGGTAAGTTATCCGCCTCGATAGATGAGTTTAGATTTTGGAAAACAGCTAGAACAGGTAAAGAAATAGGAAGAAATTGGTTTACAGATGTTGATGGTGGTGCTGACGTAGATGATCCTGACTTTAATTTAGGTGTCTATTATCGATTCAACGAGGGAACAACGGGAACTAGTAGTATAGACAAGGTTTATTTAGATTATGCCGGCAGGCTGTCTAACGCTTCTCATGTTGGCTACAGCGCAACGAATTCTAGACAAACAGGGTCAGGGATTAATTTATTGGGACTAACAGATGTATTTGAGGATGCGTCGCCTGTTGTTAGGGTAGGGAATTTAAACTTCCAAAATATCAAGACAAATCTTGAAGAGTCTGGATCTCAGTACGATTATGGAAATACCTCTAACATGATGAACACGCTTCCGTCATGGATATCTGAAGAGGATGAAAACACTGGTGGTGAACTTAGAAACCTAAATCAAGTTCTAGGCGGCTATTTTGACACCTTGTATGTACAAGTGTCACAACTTAATCAGATAAAGGATTTAAGATATTTAAGTGGCACTCTAACTGGAAGCTCAAATGAATTTCCATACAATGATAGAATTTTAGAAAATTTTGGACTTGAGGTCCCAGAGTTGTTTGCAAATGCAACTGTTCTGGAGAGATATTTTAACCGCTCGGAAGATAAAAACTTTGAGCAAACAATTGAGAATATTAAGAACACGATTTATAAAAACATCTATAACAACTTGTCCTACATATACAAGTCTAAAGGAAATGAAAAGGCGATAAGAAATCTCATTAGATGTTATGGTATTGATGATGATGTAATATCTCTTAATACTTATGCTAACGAATATTCTTATACCTTACAGGAAAATTACAAACAAGTATCAAGCAAGAAAAAATATGCAGATTTTTCCGGCTTAACAGATGCAACTAGTTCAGCCGCTACTTGTTATCAGTTTTATGATTCAAGCAATCCAGCCTCCCATGGTGCAATATCAGGATCAGATGGGATTCTAGCATCTTTGGGTATTACTGCCCAAGCAGAGTTTATATTCCCTAATAGGCAAAGATTCGATGAGTCCAATGTAACCTCTGTAAGTCAGTCATTTTATCTTAGTTCTTCTTTGTTTGGTTGGCATACACCTGCTAGTGCCACTCATGTAGCTGACACTGGAATGCACGCTCAAACCTGGGCAGACATAAATCCGGAGACTGCTGGTGTATCTGACAAAGGATTTCAGGTTTATGCGGTTAAAACACAGTCAGCATATGCTGAGATAACCGATGATCCAAAAAAAGGAAAAGACGTTCGGTTTATTGTAAAAGATAGATTTGATAATACTTTGATTACAAGCTCTGTGTTTCAAAATGTTTATGATAATCAAAAGTGGAACCTGTCTTTAACTTTGGCACCTGAAAAATATCCTTTATCTGGAGGCGTTGCTGGTGTAGTGGGGCCTGGATCTGCCCGATACAGCTTATCTCTTTATGGAGTCAATTATGACTCTGGAATAAAGAGAGGGTCTTTCCTTGAAATTGCCAGCTTGCCTCATATCACAGGATCTGAATCCTTGGCACTTGATAAAAAGTTCTTTATTGGAGCACATCGAACTAACTTTACAGGATCTGTGCTGACAAATACTGATGTCAGGGCTAGTAGCCTTAGGGTTTGGTCAACAATTTTATCAACGGGAACAATAGACTTACACGCTAGAGAGGTTGATAGTCACGGCACCATACATCCGTTCCGCCAGGCGTATGAATTTGCCTCCTCCTCGGAAAGTTCATATCCTGATTTGTTCATACCTGAAATAGAGACTTTGGCTCTAAATTGGGATTTTTCAAATGTCACGGGAAGCGACACCTCTGGTAGGTTTATTGTTGCTGACATGTCCTCGGGATCATCAGGTTCGGCTGTTGGTGTAACCCCAGCAGTGGGTGGATATGAGGCAACTTATCAGGGACCTTTATTAAGTAATATAAATCTTAGACAACACACAGGACGAGGAGAGTTTTTCTCGGATACTTATGATCCTGTCACAAAACAATATATTGAATCAAGTAGGAAAAATCTGCCAGAATATGTCGCTAGTAGTGATATGATTGAGATTCAAGACGCTGATGTCCAAATATTTCAGCCAACAATGAGACCGTCTAATTTTTATTATTCTTTGGAAAAGAGCATGTATCAGAGTATCTCTAGAAAGATGCTTGATTTGTTTGCGTCAATGGACGATTTTAATAATCTGATAGGTGAGCCTGTCAATACTTATAGACCAAATTATAAATCCATGGAAAAGATGCGGGAGATATTCTTCCGAAAAGTTGGCAATACACCAGACTTGGAAAAATATGTTAAGTACTTTAAGTGGATAGACTCTTCTATAGGACAATTGGTGCAACAACTATTCCCAGCTTCAGCAAAACACTCTGAAGAACTCAGAACAATTATAGAGAGTCATGTCTTAGAGCGGAACAAACACAAATATAGTTATCTAGGTAATAGGCAAGAGATGCTGTCTCTTGTAGACGATGGTATAGAATCACTTGTAGGCGGTGATTTAGGTTACTCTCAGAACAGTTCAAGTGCTCAAACAATACGAGAAAATCGTAGACAAGGACTTGACAAAACAGTCAGCTTATCTAGTTTTAGTCTTACTAATCAAAAAGCACCACAATTTAAGTTCTTGACTCCACCGTTGAGTGGTCTTCAAAAGGACAACACAGGGTTCTGGAAATATACTGCCGATGTTCCAACACTGTTATCCTCGTCCGTCACTGACTTAAACTCAGCCAAGACTAGCATAAGAAACGCAGCTAGAAGCGAAGATCTTAGAACTAGGGCTGTCAATATATCTGCTTTTTACGAACAAGAAAAGATAGACAACAGAAGTCTCGTACAAAGAGGTTCTAGTCCAGCTAAGAAAAATAACATTTTTGATGTTAATACGGATAATTATGAGGTTTTGCCGGACAATGAAGATGTAAGAAAAGTTGTTCCAAATCAAAAAAGAAAGATACCGTTTAGAGCAAATGCTTTTATAGACGGGGACAAGTCTGGAGACTTGATAGCTCCATTTAGTGCCTACGATTTAAGTGGGTCTGAGGTCATCGCTGGTTATGTTACTGTATTACAAGCGGCTTCGAGTTCTTTGAATCTTGATGTTACTAATTTTCATGAGGACATACCGGGTAACTATAATGATGGTATGCCGTTACAAGGGCCATTCACTAGTCAACATGTGGGTGGACTTTTGGGTAGAAATGTACCTGCCTTAAAAGAAAATATTCTTGCACAAAACATAAACAGAAGAGAAGTGTTTTCTACAACTGTTACAAGTCAGAGCAGTTCTGTGGCACGGATTGTCCTTGATGCTGGAATATCTGATCCTGCAACTGAACTTAACGGATTAACAGTAACTTTAACTCTCGGAGGAGTTGATTACTCAGCCACTTATAATGGTGCGGTAGATGGTGCTGATACGTCAAAAACTGTTATTGGCGTAGCTGATGCCTTTGATGCCGACGACGCAACAACAAATTTAGTAACAAGCTTAAATCTGGCCGCAACGGCTGATGGTTTACCTCTGGCAGCTTCCATTAGCCTTGCTGGGGCAAACGTACTTACCGTATTTGGAAGTAATGTTGGACCCAGAGATAATGGCACATCTTTCGCTGGCACGGCGTTTGCTGGAGGATCACCCAAAGCAACTACTTCTGTTTTCGCCAGTGGTAGCTTGTTCGGCATAAATTTAGCAACACATAAAATAGGTACTACACCAAAGGGTCATTATACCCGCAACAACCTAGCAAAGTCACCAGTCAATATTGCTAATGTAAGATCTGCAACAGGCAGCTTAACAGCAGCAGGCAGTTCAAGCAGGGGTATACAAATACTAGGCAACTTTGATAAAAACTATGAAGTAATACATGGCTTTGGACGAGAAAATGCAAACATGGATTTTGTGTTTAACAATCGCTTTTATACAGCAAGCAATCCAACTGCATTTTTAACAACTCCTGCTCGACGTTTAGCTGGACTTACTGGCTCTGCTGATTATACAGCGCCACGACAAAAAGAAACAAGAAGAACAAACAAGAGCATAATAGCGAGCAGGTTTGCCGCACCCGGTAGCAAAGAGGATTCAAAACAGCAATTTAGAGATATTGCTACAGATCAGTTTTCTCCTAATAATGCATTGCCATTTAGAAACCTTCTCATAAGGAATATTTTTAATTCTCAGTCCATGACCTTTACTGGGTGGGGCGGATTTAAAAATTCAGATGTTGTAGGTATACTCCCTGATCCAAAAATAACAGATGCCGTATCACCAATGGACAATAATCAGGGTCCTGTTGCTTTGACACAATTGAATGAGGGTTCAGGTTCTTTTGCAGCCATACACAAAACTCAAAGGAACCAAACTTCTAGGTTTGAAATTCTTGAAAATTATCCTGTTGGATCATCTTCTGACGCACCTTATAATCCTGATGGTGGTGAATACAGAACATTTCAGACAGCCTCCGTCAGAGACAACGATTTTGTACAGAGACCAATACCTGCTGCCGACAGAATAAAGTGGTTTACCTTTTTAACAGGCGCTAATTTTACAAGAGACATAAACCGTGCCGGGGCTGGCTTAAAAGATCAAGAGATCGAGTGGACCTTATCAGGTTCTAGATTCCCAGAATCAATAATTGTGATCAAAACTGATTATGCCAACACTGGCTCTGTTGAGTTGAACGGTTATATGCTTGGGGCATACTCTCTCAATAATAGTAAGAGATATGATGCAGTATCGAAAATTAATCCACAGAGGCCTCTCTCTGTGATTTATAATTACGATCCTTTTTATTCCAGAATACAGCCACCAGCACCCTGGACCCAAACAAGAGTTGGTCAAACCACACTAGGGTCTTTTCACAGAAGGCAAAATTTATATGAGTTAGTGCCTAAAAAATCACCGCTCCTTGAGCCAAAAGGCATAAGAGACCCGGAAAAAATGTTTGAGGTGTTTTCTACAACAACTCGCACTGATATTGATAGGGGATACTTTGAGAACGCAGCACTTCAATATAATCCAACACAACTTGTTGAAAGAAGTATAGACTTTAGGCATTATAAAAAGTTTAAAGAACCGCCTGTAACATCAAGATATAAGCCTTTAATTCATACAATTGAAACTCCATCCGGAACACCAGAGAATATTAATGGTGACCCCGTTACAGTAGATGTTAGATACTCTTACGGTAATGTATTGCAAGGATTTGCAAATAGAGATCTTAATCAGGAAATACAAGGGTCTAGAAATTATTCTTTGGGTAAAATAAAACGTCCATATGAGGTATTCTTAGACTACAGAAGGGACGGGGTTGACGAATCTATTTCTGGCTTGGGTGATATAAAGTCATTTGTGTACGAGGAAACTATTTTTCCAAAAGAGGTATACACTTATCTGTCGGGAACTAGAGCTAGATTATCTTTTACAAATAGAACTTTTTGGAGAGATGATCAAGTTACGGGATCACAAGATATTTCAGCGGTTGTGGCGGATATGGGCGGTGCCACAGAAGGGGTCGGCACCGCTTTTAACAATATCATAATGGAGAGGAACAACAGACAGTTCCCAAGGATGAAAGATAATTTCACAACTTCTCAGGGAACTCTTTTAATAAAAACCATGCAGGTTCCAAATTCTAAAAATGTAGCGGACTACGAGGAGACGAGCGACGGCAGTATATTAGGTTCCGGTTCAGTATGGCCACTAGACTCTTTCATGTACTCAGATTACATGCTTACAGATTTAACTGGTGGCGCTACTGATCAAAAGTTTGCAACTAATATGGCTAGCACTTTGCCGGCTGGTGAATTGATGATGGTTCATTACGGTAGAGCTTTTCTCAACGCTGCACCTCTCCATACAGCGTCGTCTACGACGAGTGATGTGTGGACTACCTCAAGTGTAAATTCTGCCCAATATGTTTATGTTGCTCCTTGTCTTATATCCGGAACATACGGGAGTGCCAACACTAGAGATCTTAGGGTTACCGCATCATATCCTGGCTGTCCATCTCTTGCTCTGCCTCCGTGGACCGCAGGTACAAGAAGAAGATTTGTTGATGGAATAAACAAAGGACAACTTGCTCCCGAGGGTCATCCTTTCTATGACGACTATGATACATGGAAAAAAGAAATAAGAGTGATAGCTAAAGATTATGCCATCGTACCAGAGTTTAGAATTAGCGAAAACTTAGAGGAATACAAGGTACAAGGATCTGTTACCTCATTTATTTCTTCATCAATTGAGTTAACTGGCGCATCCGATACTGTGTTTGATTCTACTGATAGTGATTTCTTGGAGAGGTATTCTACATCCGATGTCATGGAATATTTGAATCCATTTATGCAGGCAGGGAGCGATGATTTAGAAATTAATAAATATCCCCGCCAATTATCTTTAAAATCTGATGCTGTGTTGAAACTCTTGCCATATGATGGGTTTTATCCAGTTTTAAGAACAGTACAAATAGCTCAATTATTCTCTCAGTCTTACGGTCCACATGCAATTTATGGTGGAGTATCTGCAAGCCACCCAGGAAGATGGCGAACACTGACTCGTCCTTTCTTTGCACCTGGAATTTTATACAACTCCATTAAGGGTGGTGTTGCAGTTAGTCATCCTGTCAGAAGAAAATTAGGTGCAGACAACGTTAGTGGACAACCAATTTTGCAGGACATCAATTACTTGACAGCATCTGCCATTGTCCTTGGCGGCACTACCTGCTTTATGGACACTTATATGGAACCCCTTCGAGGCTGTTTGAGCGGCACTAATATCGCTACTCTTGAGCAATTCCCCGGCGGCAGAAGAAGACGCCGCCAAGGGGGAGAAAGTAATTACAACTTTAGTCTTGATGTGGTATCCGAATTGTTTTGGGCTGATTCAGTACCCTTTGAGGGATTATTAAATCCTTTACAGCATATTGGTGAGGGCAAAGAGGCTCTATTGACACATGATATTAATACTTACATACGACATTTTGTCTCGGCATCGATCGGGCCCGATGCTGCTTCAGATGATAATCTTTACAGATTAGCAATGTCTAATTTCCTTGCCTCTACGCCTGAATTCTTTTTGAAGAAAAAGAAAGAGGGTGGCTTTATGACAAAGATAGTGGCTGAATTGCCAGCTAAGAATGACCCGTCTTCCCCTAAAGGCAACGCTGCTGTTTCGGATACAGAACCAAGAACTGTTTTTGTTGATAAGAAAAAAGCATACTTGATGGAGGTTGTCCTAAGGAAGACTGATAGCTTTAACCTATACAACAACCCTGCTGCCTTTGGTATTCCAACTGCGACAGGTTCATCGCACTGGGACGGCACATCGGGCAATACTCGTCCAACAACAGGATCGTCTAACCCCTCTGACGGTTATGGAACTGTTCCTCCTGGTAGAGACTGGCCACGACATAGAGGTGAGTTTGCACCATTCACACCACCATACTACTACGGACCAAGTGTTGCCAGGTTTACTTACTTTCCGGACGAATCAAAAAATGTAACATTGGATGAAATTCTTAATGGAACTGAGTTGTACGTTGAATATGTTAACGAAGATGGTTTTCATTACGAGGTAAGTAGTGGATCTTTTGCACTGCCCAACGGAGCGATAGTAGAATCATCAGGGTCCACTGAAATCGTTGATTATGGCTTCAATCGAGCATGGTTAAATAGAATGGATTTAGACGAAACGATCGTGATCGATAATAGTTATCCTTCAGACTTTGGAAAAGAGTTTTCGCCGGCAAATAAAAACCGCTGGGTTATTATGCCTAAGTGGGAATGCCCGGTCCTAGATTTTCCCAGGTATGACCAGACATCGAGTTTGAGCGGCCCAGCACATACAGGTAGGTATAATTTCTCATCGTCCGTTGCAATGGGTGCTTTCTCAACAAGTTCTGCCACTAAGGGAATGTGGCACCAATATGGTGTTATGCCAGATGACGGTCAGGGTTTGTATATGTATATTTCTGATGTTGATAGTCAAGCGGTTGAAATCAGAATGACAAATGATGATCCGAACCGAGAACGTTCGTCTTCGAATGCCTATAAACTATTAAAAGTATTAAAACTTCCATCATTTGTCAAACGCTCTAAACGAGAAATAGATTCTTTGGCTAAATTAGTTGGCTTTAAGGACGAAGATATTATGCCACCTGGGCAGTTTTTGCCGGATAAAGCAAAACGAATTGGTGAACTTGCAGAGGATGGGGAAAAAATACTATCGGAGGCAATTTTAGCTATTCCGTATTACTATGATACAAATTCTCAGAAGGTGTCATTTGTAAACCTTCAGGCTGACGCCGACAAGCTAGGACCCAAAGTTAAAGAATTTAGAAGAGTCTTTTCCAACTATTCTTTCCCGCCAGCTTTAAGAAAAGCGTTGCGAGGTTTGCTACCGCCAGATTATCCTAGCGTTCCTAATTTTATAAACCCTTTTGGTGGCGATGAGTTGGATGAGGTTCTCACCGATACAGACCTAGCAAAAGTTCCAGTTGTCTACTTGCTGGAACATAAAGTGTCTTTGTCAAGGCAAGACCTGTCCGATATATGGCAAGGTATCATGCCCGATGTTGGTGGGAAAGCGCAATTATCTGTTTCTTCAATCGATCACTATATGCCTGGTAAATCAACTGAAAAAGGTTCAAGACCTGTTTTTGACGAAGTGTTACAAAAACAAATTGACTTAGGTATAGAAAGAGATGGATTCCCACGAGTTGATTTACTGGATACAACTGCATTCCCTGATAGGAATGGGTTTACTCCTGATATAAGATGGTTAGTTTTCAAAGTCAAAAAACGTGGCAAAACAAATTATACTTCAATGATTCTTAGTGAAATAAATGGCGGCGATGATAAAACATCCTTTGCTTCAATATATGGTTATCTAGCAGATGGTCTTCCTGATGCTCAGAAGGAAGAACTGCTTAAGAGAAAAGATGAGTTTACAAAACAACTTTATCATTCTGATAATTTGGGCGAGGGCAGAAACACTTTTAACTGGCCTTACGATTATTTTTCGCTAATAGAAATGACTAAGTTGACTGCTAAAGTTGGATTTAGACCAGACTTGCCTTACGCAGAAGTTGGCGAAGAGGCACAAGAATCAATTAGAAGGAAGGCTGCCTCAAAAATAGCAAAGTCTTTAAAACTTGATCCAAACATGATAGGTAGGCAGAAAAATGTTGGGACCCCTTCTTCTGCACCACCCGCAGCAGTAACTGTGGATGTGGACGCATTAGCTGCGGCAGCTACGACTCAAGCTACAGCAGTGGCTGTACAAAACACAGCCCAACAAATGACTAATTTTACTACGGCAACAGCGATCGAGAGACCACCCGCACGCCCCCAATTTACGCAAGGATTGGGTAGAAGTCTAACTGTTAACACACGAGCTTTACAATCTGGTTTTAATAATAATAGCGGCGGCGGATTTTCTGGCGGCGGTGGCGGCGGATTTTCTGGCGGCGGCGGCGGCGGATTCTCTGGCGGTGGAGGCTATTAATAAAAGGTAATAATTTTATTGTAGAGTATTTATTGTATGGTATTATTTTTAGATAAAAAAGAGCAGGTCATTGAATTTGAATTAACCAATCACGGGAAACATTTATTTTCTGTAGGAAAGTTGGATCCTAAATTTTATTCTTTCTATGATGATGACATTCTTTATGATTCAAATTACCAAACAGGTACAATTGGTGGAGCAGTTACATCTCCTGTTTTTGGCGAGCCACAAAATGCGATAGTTGACAGAATAAAAGACACACAAAGAATAGGATTAACCACTGATTTTGTTGGGTTTCTAACCAACAATCAAATAGGAGAGGTTTCATTTGGAACGTTATCCAATGAATTTAACCAGTCGGAACAAGGGGAACAACCTAATGGACCACGGACCTCTGATGGAGAAGAACAAACCCGTGGTGTTCCAATTTATATGGAAAAATTTCAAAAACCCATAGGTTCAAACGATCCTTTTAAAGATTTTGCACCAGCTTGGTCCGTGAGATCAATTTCAGGTAGCAAACAATTTAGTGAAAATTACAATTATTCTATAGGTGGCACGCCAAAACTAACTGCCAATCTAGATTTACAATATGGAACAAGAACTGAGCAAGCTTTTGATCCTGAGCAAGGAATTAATGTAGACAGGCCTGCTTATCAGCTTATTAAGAACGAAAGATTACTTTTAGATATTGAGGAATTAAATTCTGTTTTTAAGGAACAGGGTAATTTTGATATAGAAGTATATAAAATAACATCAGGCGGAGATGAAAAGATTGAGAAGCTACATTTTATAAACGATTTGTCTCCGGCGGCTGGAGATCTAAGAATACAAACAGATTTTTATTCTTTCGCTGGTCAAATATATGGTACCGAAGGTGAGATAGAAGAATATTTTGCAACTCTTGATAACTCGTATGTTGATTATTATTTATCGATAAGGGTTGATGACGAGATAGATGAACCACTGCCGACTGGTAGTCCTTTGTACGGCAACAGAAGAACAACTATACCTGAGGATCCGTGTTAATGAGAGATAATAATGGTTGATAATAGATTACCAGCGCCAGGATTTATTAATCCACCAACAACATCTTTTGCGGGTGTTACAGGATATGTGTCTGCTGATTCTCCAACTGCCATATTTAAATCCTCGGTACTTTTCAACAAAAATTCAAGTAGTCCAGTTTTAAAATCAAACTTAGAGTTTTACAATATATCTTCAAACTTGAGCAGTCCAGAAAATAACTGGTATTTGAATGAAGATATCTTGCCCGATTTAAGAGTTAGGACCATAATATCTTTTAACCCTCAGGCAACAAAAATACTAGATTTCCTCTCTCAGAGATTTAACGAATACCAGGCAGGTAAAATGAGCTTTAGAGGCAACGACAAAGCCTCTATATTATATGAGTCATTAATGGGTGCTGTTGATAATTCTTTTGTATCTAATAATGAAGACGATGAACTTTTCTCTCTTGAATTGTTTGATTCTATTATGGGTTCAGGCGGGCCTTATGACACTATAAATGTCACCAGAACCATAAAAAATGGACCAAACCCTATTTTAAACTATAGTCAGGTGGATGACAGTGTAATGGATGGAGTTATGATACATGACGTCCCGCTGAAAAACTTCTTGCTTCACGATGACAACAATGAGGTTATTAAAAAGAAGTTAAACTCTCTACCCTGGCAAGTCGGCAGACTGACAAACCAAGATAATTATACCGCAGAGATAGTATCCTCTAAAGGGTTTGAGATCGATTTAGCAAGCTTGGGCATTGAGACTTTTTTAGACCAAGCATTCTCTGTTTATTGTTATTGCTATTCGGACTACCAATCTTTCGTGGAGAGATATGATTCTAACATATCCGCTAACCCCCCTATAGACACATCAGCATTACGAAACGGAATGGGTTTTGTAGATATAAAAACTTTTAGTGGCACTAGGACCAAATACATACCACAAGTTGGTGATATTGTAGCTGGACCAACTATTAGTGCAACAACGGAAAACCCAGATGCCAGAATGTTTTCTGATATTCGACAAGATCAAAACATAACACCCGACAACCTAAGAGACAAATTGCAAGATACTTTTTACCGAACAATGGTCGGTGCCATTGGCGGAGAAAGAACAATATCTCAAACAATAAAGAACCAAAACCATTTCTCAGATTTATGGATATGTAAGGATCAAGAGGAAAATACTAGATATTCTTATGCTTTTGATTTGGCCTCCTATTTGTCAGAAAATAGCCCGTTTCCGTTTTTGTACATTAGTAATGGCACAAGCTCTGAATTACTTCGTGGCGGTGATTTTATAGAGTTTGGAGAAATATCAAAAGTTATTTCTAAAACAATGAAAAAAAGAAGAGTTGAAAAAAATTCATTTGTAGCAATAAATGATTTGTCAGTGCAAACGAGCAAAACGTATTATGATGACAGGTTAGGTTTTGAAAAAAACATAGGCGAGGCAATGGAGGTTCGGAACATATTTTTAAGTGAGGGTATTACAGACTACATTAAAATATACGAGGGTGTGTATTTTAACAGAACCGAGAAAAAAACACAAGCAGATATAGATTGTCAGTACGGCGTAAATGTGACAGTTCATGACTCCTCACTACTATATCTCACTAGGGTGCAAACAGCTATGATGTCCCTTGAAAAAGCTGTTCGCAATGTGTATGATTCTATTGTTTATTCACCTCCTGGTGCAGGCATCTATAGTCAAAAAACTCAAATGCTTGAAACCTCGCTTTCTAGTATTGCTGTGGGCGAAACTAACGCCGAAGAAGTTGTGACAGGCGCTATTGAATTTTATGTATCAATACTTGATAATTTTGGCGTTATTAGATCTGATGCACTGAACATTGCTAGAACAAATATGGAAACAAGAATTTTAGCCGGCGATACAGATGGTATAAAAAATGTTGCTGATCTTATTTTGACTTTTTCTAACGAACTGAACTCTTTGTTGAGATCTTACTACCCGAATAATACGGGTGTCGATGGTAGTGTTAAAGAATCAAAAATTGAAACGTCACGTTCAAGTAAAAATATTTTGTTAAGAACAGAACATTACTTTAAAGAAACTAGTGATTACGGTAAGCATTATGGATCTGGGTATTCTTATCTGACCTCAAACGTGCCAAACTCTATAAATTCATTGCAGGGTTTGTCTAGAATATCAAAACAAGCACACTTATCAAGGGCTTCGACAGAATTTTCAAAATACTTTAATATTGCCGGATCCAACAATCCTAACGCTTTAACTGAGGGATTTGCAGATTCTTCTATTAGTTATTATTCACCGTTAAAAATTAGTGTGTACGGTAAACAACCAGTTGATCAAACATCTTACAAGATTGATGAAGAAAATGCCCTTGACTTTGATTTTAATCGATATGCTGAACTGTTCGTTGATCTTTTAAAGCTTAACAAAAAACAAACACCGTTCCAGTTTTTGCAAAACAATTCTGTAAATGATACCTTTGAGACATCGCTAGGGAAACAAACACAAGATCTTTTTACCATGTTATCTTGTGAGGTGGTACCTAGTATTGATTTACAATTTGCGGAACTTGACCCGGCTAACATCAGGGACGATGTTTTAACAGTCATTGATAGAGGTGCCAAAAAAGAGTCAAGCACAGATGTGGGAACAACAGTACTCGGAGGAGGAGATGACGCCAGCACTGCATCCGGCGGAGTTACCTCAGCTAAAGAAACAATATCTGCTCTAGAAAAAAGCCTAATAGATAGTGATTTTGAAAACCTCAAGAAAGATGATGAAAGAAATAATGTTTCTGCGCAACAAAAAAAGATGCCAACAAAAATAATGTTTAATATTCTAGGTGAACTGTTTGTAAATAGTGGTATGAATGAGACAAACTCTTTAGACTATAACTCAATTGAGTTTAATTCTTTGAGCAATTTAGCTAGCATTTTAGGCGTGAGTTCTCAAAACATTCAAGATATTTTAGAGGGCAGCGTCGCATCATCTTTACCTAACCAATTAAAATCCATGATTGTTGTGGCCACAATGAATGAAGGATTATCTTTTGGAAATGGGTTTGACGCTGTTCGTCCCAAATTAAAAGATAAAGTTGAAATTTCAGGTAACAATTATATATCCGCCGTCTTTAACGAGGGCGAGTACCCACCCTATGAGAGAACCGGTGACCCCATGAAAGCGTACGCTAAAATGTTAGCTTTCTGGATGAACTATAAACAGCTTGCTTGTGTAGAGTATTTGGCAGGGTTCTCTTCAGTAAATTCAAACTCAGTGTCTAAATACTACATTCAAAAAAATGAAGATGACAGTTATTACTACAAAGCAAAGAGACCGGTTTGGAGAAAGTTTACACGAGCTTTTTATGAAAGTAACATAGATAAGAAGTTTTTGTGTAGGCTTCGACCCATAGGTGATTTGGATTTATCCCCAACAGATAATTTTGTAGATAAATTTAGCGCCAATTCGTTTGTTGACAAATCAGATGTTTTTGATTTGCCTATTTACAACAGGTATTTTCTGTTGAACGGTGAGACTGGAGACTAGTATGCCTTTTAATTGGAACTTTGGCAACGATGATTTAAATAATCGCCAAGATAGAAATAACGAGAACAGACCGGCGGAGCCAAAAGGTGACCCTGCGGACCCGCCCAGAGACAAGTCCGGCGTAGACGTAACTCTTGCTGCTCTTGTGCAACAAATTCGCACAGGTGAAGGTGGTATACCACCATTTCTAGATTTATACCTAAATTATTTACGTCTAGCGGTTGATGGCGCTTTTGGTCCTGGGGATGCTGTCAAAGCGCAAAAAAATCTCAGGTTTTTTGAGGATTTCTCAACATTTCTTACCAGAAATCCAGATCAAGAAATACCGGAGGATGGTATCGAGCGGCTAAGAATGTTTATAGAAGAAGCCTACAATTTTAGAGATTCCGAAGAATTTGAACGAGAAAGACAAACTACCCGAAACGGACCTGACGGAGGACTTGAGATTGTAGCAGAAGAGGATACAAGGGCTGGCAAACTTAGAAGACTTATGCAAGCCGGAGTTGCTCTTATACCCCCTAATGATACCGATGAAGACATTGATAGGGCTTTGAATAGAGTCCGCCGACGAAGGATTGAGGCAAGAGAAAGACGCAGACAAAGAGAGCGTGAAAGCAGACTCTTCCCGGAGCAACAAGAGGGACCCCAGGGTCGAACAAGAACGATCATGGCCAAACGACCTATTGGTGATGCTACACTAGATCCTATAACAAGATATTATCATTTAAATTTTCAAGCGGGTAGTGCATTTACAAAACCCTCTGATGATGCCTTATATCGTGTTGTAGTAGGCGACATGCAGCAGCGAGCATATGCCAAATTATCTATGAACCAAGTATTCGAACCATCGACAAATCAAGTATCCCAAATAGCTAGATACAGGGGAACTGACCTATCAATAGCCAATGACAGGGTTAACTGGTCTTTGGGCGGCTATGCATTCGAACAAATGCCTATGGGATATCAAAATGCACCACAGCAAATTAATAAGTGGAACTTTTCTTTTACTGCTGGCGACAATGGTGTGGTTCCTCGCAATGCGGACGAAAACCCACCAAGTGAGCAGGAGCTTGCAGGTGTCCCAAGAAACTTATTTACCTCTAATGAGGGAGGTGAATTTGGACAAGTAGAACAATTTAATTTTCCTGCTAGGATGAATGATTTGGCACTAGCTGCTTTCCCAGACCCAGTTGAGTATTTTGGTGCTCAGGCTGCAACACGTTTGATAAATGCCTCTTTTAGAATACCGGCTGAGGGACAGCCATATCCTCAAGCCGACTTGTTGAAGATGCAAAAAATGCTAGGAATTGGTGGCTGGCAACTCAATGTTAATTCTTTTTTGCGTGCATATGCGGAAGACGAAAGATTTAACATAAATCCCTACAATTCTGACGGATATGTTTTCTATAGAGCTATTAGAGATTACTTTAACATAACTGAGGGCAGTGTAAAAGACCGGTTGCTTTTTATGGCAGGACTTTCTTCGTCAAGTGCCAGAGAGGTTATCGAAAATACATTTGTGTCTTACAGCTTCTATAATTTTAAAGCTTATACAGGTGTAGCTAGAGACTTATACGGACATAAGATGGCTGAAGCCGGAGGTAGCTTTGACGGCTCAATATTTGGCTACATAGACCCAGAGTATAATTATTTTGACGCCAAGTACGAAACAGCAACTGCTGGATCCAGCATACCACATGCTTTGTTGCCTAACTTTTATACTTACATAATAGCTTCAAATACAACATTGCCCGAGACTCCAGATAATGGCTCGGTTGATTTCTTAGGTGGAGATAGAGCATCAACTATTCGATCGCAAGCAATACAGCAAATAACTCTTGGAGAATTTTCTGAACAATTATTGCCAAGTCTTGGCGATGAAAATGTTTCCTCTTATCTTGATAGTTATGCAGAGGCCATTGGTTCTGGACTTGTTACATCCCTTGGGTCACAATTAACTAGACTGTATAGAAATCTTGGCGTTCCTGCGGGGGAAATAGACATATTCAACCGTTTAAATTCTAGATCAAAAACTTTTCCCATGTGCATGAAGATAGGCGTACCAACTGGACCAATTGGACCCATCGGGGCACTGATAGAACAAACAGGAACCAGTACCTCGATAATGAATATACTAGTTGAGACATCAACTGTTTCTGAAGAATTTCAATTTAAGTGTAACGCCTATCAGGCACCGGTAAATCCAGAAGATCCTTTTGACGTGGAGTCACCAGAAAACGGAGTTCAGTTAGCTAACTTAGCAATTAGAAGAAACTCTGTTGTTTATGACTTTGACACATGGATAGAGGGTATACAAACAACGAGCGAGAACATTGCTAGCATACAAACTGGTGGCAATAGCTATAGAGCCGGCGGAGAGAGAATGCCAAATGAAGTTGTTACTTTATCTGGACAGCACTTTGTTGATAATCTTAAACTTGCAGTTAAGTCAAAAGCAGATGAAGTTACCGTAACGTATGTAAATTTACTAAGCTCAGTCTATGAATCAACTGAATCCCACAGTGAAACTTTTATGTATAAGTTAAAAAAATTCACTACAAACTTAGACGGTGCCGCTAAAACTTTAGTTAATGAATTTTATTTTCCTAACACGCAATTGTCTGAAATTATAGAGTATGTTGATACACAAGTCAAATACGAACAGACATATCAATACGAACTAGTTGGGTATGAGTTAGTTTTTGGTTCAGAATTTAAATTTCGGACAAATGCATATGAATCTTCAGGGGGAGGCTGGCCAGCGAACGTCCCCAGGGCTTTGTATTTTGATTTCTATGTAGAGACCTTGCCAAATATTAAAGTAATTGAATACCCGATATTCACAAAAGAGTGGAATGAAGAAAATATATTAAATGATAATTTTGGTGGTGGTGTTTCATATCCGCTAGCTAGGGTAGTCGATAATCCACCAGTTCAACCGAACGCTTTCATATATCCGTATAAAGACAATTACAGGCAAGTTCTGATGAATTTTCAACCGATGAATGATAACCGTGTTGAAAAATATATTGCCATGACAGATGCAGAAAAAGAACAATTTGAAAACATATCAAAAACGCAAAAAAGATTAACAAACTTTGACCTAGAAAAAGGTAGTGTTCGATTTAAAAATGAGGGATTAGAGGAAATACACAGTGTCCAAGTTTTCAGGAGTGAAACAATAGAACCTCATTTTGATGAAGATCAATCACTTTATGATAACTTTAAAGGTAAACTTTATGCGACAATATTACAAGAGGGTGGACTAGATTTAGTTGATACGCTGGTACCAAATCAAAAATATTATTATATGTTTAGAAGTGTCGATAGACACAATCAAGTTTCTAATCCATCTGAAATATATGAGGTTATGTTATCTTATTCCGAAGGTGTTTATATACCGAAGATAAAATTGTACAACCCTGAGAAAACATTGGTACAAAACACAAAGCCATCTAAAAAAATGGCTAGATTTATAGAGATAAAAGCTGCTGATATTCAGAGCTTAACTTTTGATGAGCGTAACGATACTGGTGACTTAGTAAGATCTCGCAAGGGACTTGTTAGTGAAGAGGATGATAAAGTGACAGAAAGCAAATTCTTAGTCAGATTGGTGTCTAGGGATACTGGTAGGAAAATAAATATAGTTGTTGATTTTAGGGAAAGATAAAACATTGTTAGATACTCAAAATCTTGTTTTATTCAAAAATAGATACAAATTATCATTTGCAGACTAATTAAGATATGTTATGTCTGTAGGATTACAGCGGAGATAAAAAATGGCATTTTTAGATAACAGTGGCGATATAATTTTAGATGCAGTGTTAACCGACACAGGAAGAAAAAGACTTGCGGCTGGTGATGGTAGTTTTAGAATTGCAAAATTTGCTTTAGCCGACGATGAAATCGACTACAATCTCTATAATTTAACTCACCCCAGTGGTTCAGCCTTTTATGACCTTAACATTTTGCAAAGCCCCGTCTTGGAGGCTTTTACTAATAATACGTCTTTGTTGAAATCTAAACTGATATCCTTTGCCAGGGGTGATCTTCTTTATCTTCCTGTGATTAAGCTTAACAATAAAAAATTCCCAACAATTGATTTAGCATCGGGAATCAGTGATACTGATATTCCTGGTGGCGGTTATGTTTTAACTGCTGACCACGCTACATCGAATGTTAACAACTCATCGTATACGGCTAATTCCTTATTAACACAAGCTGATGCTGATGGGGTTATCCGGGGCCGAGCACCTTTTGCAAACGTGTCCAGACCCATCATCATGGATCAAGGCTTGGATACTCCCGATCTATCTGCTGGAAAACTTGCAAATGGTGACCCTTTAAAAGAAACACAATATTTAGTAGAAGTAGATTATCGTTTTGTTCGAGTTTCTACTCCTGCTGCTCCGGGCACACAAGCTAGTCCGTCATTCATAGACGACGATGACATTGCAACTTATTACTTCTCTTTGAATTCAAACTCAGAATATTTTGCATCTCCTGATGGTAGCGCACCCAAGGATATACCAGCTTATCAGTTGGACAACAATAACGAAGAAAATGCTGATAAATTAAGTGTAATTGGCAATGCATCAACAACAGGTAGATATGGTAGTAGGTTCGCAGTTCAATTATTGGCAAGCGATGACGTTGCAACCAGTAATACTTTGTTCTCAAAGTTGGGCGGCACAACTGGCGCTAACTATTTAGGTAGTGGGGCACAATTTAGGTTTATTGACACAGTAATAAGAATCACAGGATTTACAACTGGGTATCGTGTTGATGTGCCACTAAGACTAATTAAAAAGATATAAGGTAAGGTATAAAGTATGGCTACGTCTTTTAAATCGCTTTTAAACCAAGACATTCAAAACACAAGAACAAAACTCCACGAGTCAATCCCTTTGACTGGGACAGTTATTTCAGGAACATATACGGACCTGAATATCAAAAACTATGCCCACGGAATGTTTCAGTCCGTTTACGACTATCCTTTTCTTAGCTCTTCAGCTAATCATATAATGGACATTACATTGGGATATGCCTCGGCTTCGAACTTTTCCTCATCGGCAGCAACACAAAATACACAAAAAATACAAATATACAACCAAATGGCACAAGTTCTTGTAGGCCATGATGCAACTGGTAGTATTAGAAACTTTGATGAGGATGGCAACTTATCCTCTGGTGCAAAGTTGAAAGAGTGTTTCTTTGTTAATTTTGCTAGGCTGATAACAAAAGACGAGATACAAAAGGGCACATTCTCAATGACCTTGGGTGTTGATACCACGGGTAATGCAGGATCTAATAATACCAGACAGCTTGTATTAACGGACGCTAGTGGTACCAATGGATTTAAATCTAATTCTCCTGCTGGTGAGTATGGTATACTTTTTGTAACCGCATCACAAACTGGGGTGTTAGCAGCCTCGATGCCTAACGGCGGCGGAGTTGCTTGCGGGCTGCTGTATTATCAGGCAGGTATAGCAGTTTTGACCTCATCTTTGTTTATCTCAGAATTTAGTGGCGGGCTCCTTAACCATGGTCTGTTTGCAGGAAGTAATTTACCTCCTGTCAACAAGGGCTATATTAATATGATTAGTGGAAACACAGCAGCGACAGCATTCACTATGCAGGATGTTCTTGCCACAGCCTCTATATCTGGAGCCGCTGACGCTCTAAGAAATAGAATTCAAAATCTTTCGTTCAACAATACGACAGAATTAAACTCTACAATTTATATGTGTCGTGCGAACGCCAACGACTTTAATTACTCTAGTAACCCAACTTATGTATCGGCTAGTAAAATACGAGTTAAAGACGTTCGGGGCGACCAGCCAATTTCTTATATAACAACAGTCGGACTTTATTCTCCTGATAATGAGCTTTTGGCGGTGGCAAAATTAAGTGAACCACTTAAGAAAACACCAGCAAACGAGTTTACTTTAAGAGTTCGGCTAGATTATTAATGGCGGTTTGTGATGGCTTACCTTCACGAATTCTCTAGAGATTCTGTATTTCGGAATAGTATAAAGACCGAACCTCAGTTCACTGTGTCGATGTACAGTGGATCAATGTTTGTAAATAGGTCAAGGTTTACGGGTTTTAATTCTTCGTCTGCTGAAATTTTTATTGGAAGCACCCAACACCCAACCAACCCACAGGTGCCTACAGGCTCGATTAGTTTGTTCGAATTGAACGTCGGCATAGCTAGATCAGCTAGTCATGGACAAGGAGAGGCTGCTCTAATAAGGCCTTTCGTTGTTAAAGATGGTACAAACTTTTCGTTTAAGAATATATCACGAGGTGTTTATAATGAAGCACAACCAGGGACTTTTCTTTATGGCAAGTACCCTTTAACTTCAAGCGTGGTGAGAGAATTTATACCGTCTGTTGGAGCTACCCCAAACGCAGACAATCTTCGTGGGACTCGATTGACAAAGCCTTTTATTACAAACGCTAATTCTTACACTGGTGGTGGGGGACTTTTATTCTTTGAAACAAGAAAAAGAATCGTCGCACTAAGAAACACATTAGATTTTTACAAAAGATTTTCTAACACTTTTGGCTATACAGGGAGCTATGAAACAGCATCAGTAAATCTTATTAGCATACCTTCGATCTTTTATGGATCTAAAATTAAAAAAGGTTCGATTAGTTTAAAGTTCTTTGTCACTGGGACACTAGTTGATGAGGCACAAGATGTTAGACAAAACGGGGAACTTATCTCCATAACAACAACATCACCAGTTAGTGGACAGGTTGTTGGAAATGTGTTGTACAATGAGGGCTTTATTCTACTTACAGGGTCAACAGACATAGGATCAGCCGATGCTAATTTTGGTGGTGATACTTATGAATTTGACGGAACTCATAAACTGCCTAAGTGGATTTACTTTGGAGCGTTTTCTTCGGGTACTATGTCCAATCTTGCACCAAGTGCGAGTCTATATGAGATGTCTTTCAGGGGCACAAACGAAGTTCCTGTAATGACAATGTTTGCAGAAGCAGAGGCTGGTGATCTGAACTCCTCTCAAAATCCTACATGGGTCTCATCGTCAATGAAAGGCTGGACTGATAAAGCCAACAAGAAAGTAAAATATGACAGAGGGACATTTAGAGAGCCAGAATTTTTAGAGATTAAAAATACATCACAAAATGATTTCTGTCTTTCTGAAGAGGATTTTGAAAAACAAGTCTTTATTAGTAAGGTGGGGGTTTTTGATAAAGATAAAAATCTTATTGGTGTAGCAAAACTAGCAAATCCTGTTTTGAAAAAAGAGTCCGATGATTTTACATTTAAATTAAAGATGGACTTCTGATAGAATAAGTAATGATTTTAGGATTAGATATTTCAACCACCATGGTTGGAGTTGCAATTATAGACCCAGACTCTAGGACTCTTGTTTATTGTGAGGGCTGGGATATATCGAAGTGCGATACTTTGTTTGACAAAGCGGAACTTGTTGGTGCCAATCTTTATACTTTAAGATCAGAATTTGATGTAGAAAATGTTTTTGTAGAAACAGCGTTGAAAAAATTCTTACCTGGAAAATCTAGAGCAGACACGATAATAAAGTTAGCAAAGTTTAATGGCATAGCATCTTGGATATGTTTTGAATGTTTTGGTTTTTCTCCGACTTATATTAATGTTAATACTGCTCGGACTCTTTATGGCCTTTCTTTTCCACGGGGCACTAAAGGTCCACAAAGAAAAAAGATGGTTATTGAGGCAGTCATCGAAAAAGAGAAAACATCATTTAAATACGAGATGGCTCGTGGTAACAAAAACTATAAGAAAGGCACTGATGATAAGGCGGACGCCGTTGTCATAGCTCGTGCTGGGGAATTCTTATTAAGAAATAAAGACAATAAAGGATTCCTAACGGAAAAAATTGTTTTAGTTGATTAGCGAACTATTTAAGACATGGAATTAAACACCGATATCCTTAGATTCATGATAAAAGAAGAGATACAACGATCTCTCTTGTTGGAAATGAGACCCGAAGAGGAAGAGGCTGCTGGTACTATAGTCGGAATACTTTCTAGATTAGCAGCCGAAGATATGGACACCGATAGCGTCATGAACGCTGCGCAGCAACAATTTAAGGCTGCATCTGCTGCGACTGGTGCAGGCAATAGAAGAGACATAAACGAAATGGGCTATGATAAAATGCAGTCAATAGATATGGGTGTTAAACATCATGACGATCACGAGGGGAACATGGCAAAGCGCCAAATGTTTAAAACAGCCCAATACGCTGCCGAAATCTTTGACAATATTCAAGACGGCGATGAGTTTCCAGCCTGGATTCAGAGCAAAATGACAAAGGTAGCAGACTATATCGGAGCCGTCAAGCACTATCTTGAATATGATCATGTGATGGGGGAGAAACTTGACAAGGACGCCACCGCTGGTGATTATGTTAAGGACTTTCGAGATTCTGACGCCCCACAATTTAAAGGCAAGTCAAAAAAGAAAAAGCAAGAGATGGCTGTAGCAGCCTATCTTGATGCAAAAGATAACAAGTAAAAATTACTTGACCTAATAAAAACATATGGTATTATAGTGTTGAAGGGAGGTGCTCCTATGAAGTACCAAGTCTTTAGCGATATGGATGGTGTCCTCGTCAATTTTGAGGATGGCGTTCTAAGATTTATGAACCAACGTCTTCGGGAACTAAAAGATCAGCCAGATCATCCTGATCACAAACTTGCCCGTTCGGCAGCCAAAGAGATTGGCGGTTGGGATGTTGAGATTGATAAGTGGCACATTGCCCGCTCCGATCAAGAAGGAAGCCTAAAGAGAAATTACCGTACGAGAGACTTCATGTATCGACTCGTAGAGAACGACGTTGACCTTTGGGCCAACCTCGGCTGGGAACGTGGTGGCAAAGAACTTTGGGATTATATTAAAGATATTCCAGGTCTTGAGATTTTGTCGGCTCCCATGGCTGAGGGATCAAAGGTCGGCAAGCGGATGTGGGTTGAGCGAGAACTGGGTGTCCCAGTTGAAAAAGTCAATCTTTCGGATAGCAAGAAGCCTTATGGAGTCTGGAAAGGAAAACAAGGACTTCTGATTGACGACCGTGATAAGTATGTCAACGAGTTCCGAGAAGGTGGTGGTATCGCTATTAAACATAATCCAGATGATGTGGATAATACGATTAGGCAACTCAAAGAACTAGGGTACTAATTGCTCAACGATCCCAACTCGGCGAAGAAGAAAAGAATCCTTGATGAAGTCCTTGGCAGGCCATCCCGCCAGGGCAAGGAATATCTTTATACTTCCCGATGTTGCGGTCATCACAAAAAGAAACTATCAGTCAACTTTGACAAGAATGTTGCTAAGTGTTGGACTTGTGACTGGCGCACTAAAAATTTACGACGCCTAGTCAGGCGTTGGGGTGATATAAGTCACATCCATAGATGGAAGGACTTTGACGCCGATATTGAGTTGGGCGACCTAGACAACCTGTTTGCCAAGGAGGAAGAAACTAGCCAACGAATCGACCTTCCAAATGAGTTTCAAACACTTACGGGACGAACACACCCTGCTTCCGCAAGAGTCCCCCTAAACTATTTACGCAAGCGTGCCGTTGTAGGGAAAGACATTCTGTTTTGGAAGATAGGCTACTGCGCTTCCGGCGAATACAAAAACAGACTGATTCTCCCATCATTTGACGAAGAAGGTTATTGTAACTTTTTTACTTCCCGCACATATGACCCGAACATCTGGCCTCCGTATATGAACGGACCCGGCAACAAAGACATCATATTTAATGAACTGCTGATTGACTGGGAACGAGAGGTCACTTTGGTTGAGGGTGTTTTTGATGCAATCGTTGCTGGCGAGAACAGTATCCCGCTGCTCGGCTCAACCCTGCGAGAAGACAGCCGACTTTTCAGGAAGATTGTAAAAAACGACACTCCTGTCCTGTTGGGGCTGGATGCTGACGCACACAAAAAAGCCATGAGACTTGTGAAAGCTTTACTGGCTTATGATGTAGAGGTTCGGTTTATGGACACCTCTGGGTATAAAGATATTGGCGAGATGCCACAAGAAGTTTATGAACAGCGCAAAGAAGATGCGCCTTTTATTGATTCTGATGCCTATTTATTCAAGATTGCTTTAATGGCATGAGGAATCAGAATGAAGATTACACTATCACAACTTCGGGGAATGGTTGAAGAAGCCCTTCTTGAGAAGAAGAAAAAGAGTGGCGGTAAAAAAGATGCCTGTTATCATAAGGTGAAAGCCCGTTATGATGTGTGGCCTTCTGCATATGCTTCTGGTGCCTTGGTTAAGTGTCGTAAAGTTGGTGCTGCCAACTGGGGTAACAAAAGCAAAAAGGAGGGTCTAGAACAAGACCCGCTTCGTGACATGATCCGTGAAGCTATAGCAGAGTTGGCTGAAAAAAAAACTAACCCTCGCATTCCAAGAAAAAAAGGACAGAAGTCTAAGTCAAAAAAACACAGTGACCTCTATACCGATGAAGACCCCAAGGGCACCATACACGGATTAAAGTTTGCTACAGAAGCAGACGCTAAAAAAAGCGTGTCTAAAATTAAAAGCTCTAGCAGGTCACACGCCCATAAAGTTCAGGCTGCTGTCGCCATGGAGCAACGTGCAAAAGCTGCTGGCAAAGCATCAGCCGCTGCTGTATACAGAAAATATATTAACTCTGTAAAAAAAGAAGAAGCTATCGAAGAAGCTGACAGCGAAGGATTGCGCAAGTGGTTTGGTCGCAAAGGTGAAAAGGGAAGCAAGAGCGGGTGGGTAGATTGTAATACTTGCCGCAAAGATAAAAAGACGGGCAGAAAGAAGTGTAGTGCCTGCGGTCGTGAAAGCGGCGAAAAACGAGCTAAATATCCAAAGTGCCGACCCACGCCCTCAGCGTGTGGCAAGCGAGGCAGCTACGGCAAAAAATCAAAGGCAGGTAAAAAAGGATGAAAATTAAAAAATCAATTTTAATTGAGGCGGTTAGGAAAGTTATTAAGGAGCAAGATTTTGATGCTTCAAAGTTTCCATACCCCACACCAGACAAGTCAGGAAAATACGCAAAATTTGTAGCACAAGCTGGAAAACCAGAATTAGACAAAGGTCCACCCAACGACGATCAGGTGTCTTATGACAAAAGATCTGATTTTAGCGCCGATGATTTAAAACCCTCCCAGAAGGAAATTAAATTAGGTCAAGCTCTTGGTATGGCTATTTCTATGATAGGTAAGCTACCTGGCCCCTTTAAAGACGGACCCGGCGGAGACCTTGGTGCAGTTATTTCTAATGATGGTTATATTATGGACGGTCATCATCGTTGGGCTGCCTCCATTTTTGCAGTCGGACCAGAGGTTGAACTAGGAGGTTTTCAGATTGACATGCCTGGTGAAGACCTTGTTCAGGTTCTGGCACTGATGGGTGATGCTTTTCACCCTGGCGAGAGAAAGAAGCCATCACCACATAATATCATGACTGCTACTATTGATGACGTCAATAATATGATCAATAAATTTGTTCAAGAGGGTGTTGGCGATTTTGTAGATGCAGAAACCGTTAAGAGAGTCCTGGATGAGGCTTACGGTGGAGTAGAGCAAGCCAAAGCGCATTTTGTCACACAACTTAAAAATGTTCAAAAACCACCTCCAGAGTGGGCAGAGTCCAGAGATAAGATGCCGGTTCTTGAACCAGACGCTGGTGAACCTGAGAAGGTTGCAAAAGCAATGAAAACTGGTAATGTCGATGTTTTTTATCCCTACGCTGACCAGGACGCTGAAGAAGAAGAGGAAGAGGAAGAGGAAGAGGCAGCAAATCGTAAGGACATCAATATCAGTAAAATAAAAATTACGAGAGAAAGTATTACAAGAATTGTTAAGGAATCCCTCAAGGTTAAACAACAAGAACAATACTATCACATTGCGGATGCTATGTATGATGATGGCACACTTGCAGAAGATATCGAATTTTGGGATGATGTTATTGAAGAGGCAGAGTACCAAGGACGCAAGGTTACTCTTAATAAACCTATGCGTGGCGACGTAAAGAAATCTAAAGTTTATGTTAAAGACCCTAAGACTGGAAACGTGAAGAAGGTAAACTTTGGGGATCCTAACATGAAAATTAAAAAGTCAAACCCAGAAAGACGAAAGTCTTTTCGTGCCCGTCATAACTGTAAAAACCCAGGACCCAAAACGAAAGCACGCTACTGGTCCTGTAAGGCTTGGTAATGAAGAAACTAATGACAGAGTGGAGAAATTTTCTCCAAGAAGAAATGAAAGTTGTTATTGGAGCAGTCAAGGATTATGTTTGCCCACCAGCAACTCAAGATTTAAAACTAAATACCAAAAACCGTGATGCTTCCATCCATGCAGACCATATTAAATATGGACCTTTGAATGTTGACGAGCCTGGTGATTATTGGGAAAAGATAGCAAAGTATTGGGATACCTCTGTTGATGCAGCAAAGAAATCTTTGTGCGCAAATTGCACGGCTTTCGATATTTCCCCTCGAATGAAAGAGTGTATGCCCGGTGTAACCTCTGATGAAGACGGAGAACTTGGCTATTGTTGGATGCACCACTTCAAATGCCATTCAGCCCGTGCTTGTTACACTTGGGCCAAAGGTGGACCAATTGATGAAGATAGTGTATCTCACGAATGGCAATCTCGAAGTCCATTTTCGGAAAAATAAAATGAAATTGATCATGGAACAGTGGCGAGGCTTTCTCCAAGAGGGAAGGTACGAAGCAGCCACAACAGAACTGACCCGCAAGGTAATACCTCACGTCAAATATATTATTGACGAGGTTATTCCCAGTGAGGGTGTTCAAAACTCACGCAAGGATTTGATTCTCGTAATCGGCAAGAAATATCAAGCAGGTAAAACTCTCCCAAAAGAACTTGAAGATATGATGTATATGGCTGAGTTTACTTTCCATATTGATAAAAAACTAGCGGAAGAAACAGGCGATAAGTTTATGATAGGCGGGATGCATATGAGCGTCCCTGGTGAGGGTAAGGAAGACGACTACATAAAAATCAATAGTTATTTTGACATTGGCTTCAACGAGCAAGACCTTAATGAATATCTTGGTGAACTCAAAGCTGTCACCATCCACGAAATCCAGCACGGCGGACAAACTGATGATGTGCTAGCCACCGCTTTCCCGCCCAGAGAACCCCTGAAAATCCCGCAGACCAGATGGGACTACAATAAAATAGATGGTATTCGTGGATATTATGCTTCGGACTCCGAAACAGACACCTACACCAAAGAAGTCTATAAAAGAGCAAAGTATTACAAGGTGCCCTACACAGAAGCGTTGGATATGCGTATCAAGCAATTCTTTGATATGTTCCGCCGCCGCCGAGACAAGATAAACGCCGAAGACGAGAAAGAAACTCCCGGCGAATATAGAGTAAAATACACAGAAGAAGAACTGAAAGACTTCTTTTACAACGAACTGCGTGATAAATATATTGCGTTTGCTAAAACAAAATACCCAGAGGCTGTGGGCATATGAAAAAACTACTAACAGAGTGGCGACAATTTCTAAAAGAATCACAAGAGTTTGTGGAAGAGAAATCGCCTTTGTCTTATGACCGTGCCAGCAACATTCAGAGACTAGCCCTGCGAGACCCCAGCATAGAACCACCTTACCGTGGGGACTTCGGTTTTGCCGACCAGTATAGTTATCGTAATCCCCGCACGGGACGGATGACTAAGAAGAGACACTTGGAAGCCCCAGGGTCAGGCGATGATATTATTGGGTTCTTGGATTATCACAGCCAAGGCGAAACCTCCGACGGTAAGCCCTTTCTTTATATTGATTACATGAAGACCCGCCGGGAACACAAGGGACAAGGTGTTGCTACGAAATTGCTAGAAGAGTTTATCAGCCGCTTCGCACCCGAGCCTGGTTCAGTTATTCACTTCGGCAAAGTACAAAACCCAGATATGTGGAGCCTCTACGAGAAAATCAAAGAGAAATACCCAGAGCACCAGATTATGGGAGCAAAGAACTTCCGATG